TTAGAAAAAAACAGGTGGCCAATTGAATGGTGTACCGCCAAAGCGGCTACACTGAGGCCCTCAGTACGCCCAGGGATTTTTGGAACAATGGGAGTGGTGATATACTTATAAAATTCTGGATAAACTATTAGGTAGCCCTTGAACCTTCCTCCACGGGCGTCTAACTTTGCTGCAATAATAGTTTCTCCAAAGTATCGTTGGGCTTTTGCTTCGGCCGTATCCCCAGGCATAACATAATTAAGTCCAATAACATCAACAACATCTCCAATATTTTCTAGAGAAGCTACGATTATCGCGGCGGAATACTTAGGTACCTGTGACGACATAGAAACGGCTGTAGATGATAAGGATAGGGCAGGGTCCCAGTCGTCTAGCCTTTTAGGGTCAAATACTCCATCCGGGTTGTAGATAGGAAGAGTAGATGGTAATATGCCGGCCTTATCTGCCTCAGATAATGTCAGGCTAGCTAATTCATCAATAGTTGGAGAATATTGGCCGGCACGATAGACCCCTCCACCAGGAACGGCATCTCCAGGATTTACCGGGGAAAGTGGATTTCCCACTCGTACACGAATGCTATCCATTAGCGGATTCCCCGAAGTTACTCATCACTTCAAACAGGGTTTTTTCTGCATTTGGTAACTGTAAGTTTATCTTGGCTATTTTATCCCTAAAAAACGCCGCTAGTGATTTAGCATCATCATCAGGATGAGAACGTAATTCACTAAATCCTCCAAGTGGATAAGCCATACCTCTTGTGCTCTCTATTAAAGCTTGTAATGAAATATGGTAAGGATAGGGAACATAGCCCTCATCACGTTGCAGTACATAGGTAATATCTCCGTCGGAGACATAAATCTCCTTTAATTGAAACTCATTATCCTCGTTGTACATCGCCCTGGTAGAAATATATACCATTTATTTCCCCTTTTCAAGTATCAGTGTCCTTGCAATTTCAAAATAGTCCCTAATAGCCGCAAATTCGATATCGTAGTCGCTGTCGTCTACGGTAACTTCTTGCATAGCCGAGAGGTATGACTTTGGTAAGTTTTTCCATAACAAGGGAAGATGCTCAATAAATCTCGTGCTATTAAGGTCAAAGCTAGTAAAATAACTAAAGAACTCGTTGTCCTGCTTGGGTGCACTAACTTCATCTAATTTCTTAATATCTTCGATATCTACCGTAAAATTGTCATTAGACGCATAACTAAAGAATTTGCCTGATATTGAATCAAATCCGATAGACGCCAACGAGAACTTATTATTACCTAATAATATAGTTTCGGTAATGACTATAGCAGAAAAGGCTTCTTTTGCTCTCTTATAAAAACCTTCGCTAATGGTCCTTTCTCTATATCCAACATCCAGTCTATGCAGTGCGTCCACCATATCGCTATAAGTCATATACGAGGTATCCGAGGACCAGAAATCCCTCATTATAGCGAATGTTTGTCGTAATTCTTTAATTTCCGTAAGTTTTTCCGGTTGAACAAATCTGAGGCGCTTGAAGAGTTTTACCTTTAATTTAGAGGCAATTACTGAAAGAAGAGTTTCATTGACTATATACTTAGGATTCAATTTAGCTGATACGGCGGTCAACATGACTTCATGGCCATCCCGTTCTAGTATCGTTCGTTTACCTATAGGGAAAGTAATCTGGCTATGCAGTCTAAATCCATCCTCATGAAGGTCCTTCATTGTCACACCTTCAGTTGATGTATGGTATTTATTTACCTTGTGGAGTAGTTTGCGGAGATTATTATAGTTTATTAGATAGCCCGAAAACTCCAAGTTATTAGTATGTGCCAACAGTAGGTCTAAATGCCCCATCCCCGCTAAATCATCGGCATTATATCCTTGTTTAGAGGCAAGTACCTGGACTTTTGAAGCTATATCATCATCAAGAAATAAATGAGCGTTGGAAGGGTCAAAAACCATGGATGCGGCATCTTTAGATAGGCCAGCTTTACCAGTTAGGTCAATAACACGTCCAAAATCGCTATTTAATAACCAATACTTGTTGTCTTCATATTGAATACGCCATCCTTTTAGTATTAACTGTTCAGCCATGGTTACAAGTTGCTTTTCCGGCTTTCCTTCGACGTTCTTATCCTGTAAAAACTCAAATATTCCTAAATGTTTTTCATCACCAAATATTGTGGTGATAAGAGAATCTTCATAATCGTGCGCACGAGACAAGGTAATATACCCACTCGTCACATACGGGTATAGGAAATCGTCAAGATTTTCTTTATACGCTGAGAGAAATTCTACCGTAACCGTCTCTGGGAGGTTTACGAGTCGTCGTTCATCCCCTAGGTGGAGTAGTTGTACAGCCTTCTTTCTACCCCTCTTGTTAACAGCACTTGCCGATTTCTTTATGGTTGGTTGAAAAGCTTTACTAAAATCAATTTTCAACATAACTACTTTCATTATACCAGTTTTTGGTGGTTAAAGGAAAGGGCCACGAAAGTCGCAGCCCTATGGTCGTCATATGTGAGCTATTATGGAAGTTTATTTCCAAAAGCTCCTGTTCTTTTTGTTGGCGCACGGGACTTTACAATATAGGCATAGCGTCGTCCAAGAGTTTTCTTGTCTTCAAAACTAGTCGGAACTACATGCCAAACTTCACGTAAGTCTGACGCTAGTCTAGCTTCCCAAGCTCGGGCCTCCCCTAGAGACTTAAACACAGTATTCATAAGGCTCTTTTGGGACTGTGCCTCTTCATGACTTAGAAATTCTGAGTTAAGGTCATCAGGAGTCATCGTCTTTTTAGCGTCAACTTCAGCATCTCTAACTTCTTTAGCATGTTGCGTAGCATGGTCGTCTACTTTTTCTGGAGCCGCTGTACCTTGAGCAGCGGAAGGACTCATGATTGCCTTTAGTACAGCACTTTTTGTACTGGTACTGCCTTTTGAGCCGACACTGATTTCTTGTCCTTCTATATCCTTCCCTGGTTGTCCACGTACCTCTTTACCGGCATTATGGTCGTGGGCGTGTACCTGGGTATGAACTTCTTCCTGGGAAAGTGGCTCGGGCATCGCCATTTTGTCTTCCGTATTTGCGGGCGGAACATGGCCTCCGGAATTAACCTGCTGGTCATGCCTTACTTCTTCGTCAGAAATGGGCTGATTAGGGCGTAGTTTATGACCAGTTTCAAATTCTTCTGGTGGTAACGCAGCATGAGCCAAACGCTCTGAATCCTCCAAGGATTTAAGGATATTAGCAAAATTGTCAAATACTTCAACGGCAATGCTACTAATGAGTTCTGGTCGTAGTTCAACTTCACCGTCATTAGCAGACTTAGTAGCATCGGAGATAGCATCTTGAATAAACTTGTCTAGGATGCTGTTCCACTTAGTAGTAAAACTAATGGACCCATAATCAGTAACTTCCATGAATCCTTTGTCTATCATTGCTCGTATAACTGAGATGACATCACCCTTCTTGATTGTCTCAATAACAGGGGTCAAGTCTTCTTCAATTACGACATGGTGAGGGACTGCTATTTGACCGGTAGGCTCTTCCCAAGCAACTTCTCCATAAGCTTTTAAGGTATCATTATCAACAACAACGGCCTCAGGATAGTAGCTCTTCATTATCTTAACCCAGTCATTAGCTCCGCCAACAGTACGAAGGCTCTTCAATACTGTCGCTTTCTTGGCATGCTTTTTCCCAGCTTCGGCCATTTCTTGAAAGCGCTTTTTACCATACTTTTTACGACCAGCAGCGGCAGCTACTCCCGCAGGGTCCTTAGCACCGGACTCCTTGGCTTCTTCTTCTACCTTCTTAAATCTAGCCCCAGAACCTAACTTTGCCTTCTTTGTAACATAGACTCCATCAGATTTAACCGTATATTGCGTACCATCGACGCCTTCAATGGTCTGTTCTTGTCCTTTTTGTACATCTAACTTTTCCACAATAACTCCTTGTTTGATTGATGCTTGACAAATAGCATACGCTGAATCCTTTGAATGTCCTTTTTTCATTACGTCTTCGACGCACCTATCCAATTTAGTTTTTCCTGGCATCCTCTAAGAACCTCCGAAACCGGTATAGTTCTGCGTTATTTGGTTTATATTCTACCACATTCATCCGGGAAATACGAGCTAAAGATTCATCTGTAATATGTTTTAGTTCTTCTTTCCCAATATATATAACTCGGTGTTGTCTCCTAAGGAGACGAATCTGTAATTTATCTTTCTGGGTTAATATCCCTTTTACCTCTAAAAACGACTTAAACCTCGGTAAATAGAAATCTGGTAGATAGCTTAAGGACGCATTAAAGAAAAAACGTTTAGGTTCGTACTGGAAACATATATCATTATAAAATAACAACTTAGCTACGTAAACTTCCCACTTAGAACGATACCGTATTCTACGATATATGGTGGGTAATCCACGCTTAAAAGAAGCCATATTTATCAGTGTATCAAATATCTATTGAATACTGCAAATTAGTAAGTTTTTTTGCCAGTTGCGTACTGAGCGCCCCAATCGTACGGCCCTTTTGGTACATTTTGACGGATTGTTTGGTATTCGGTCAGAGCTAGATAAGACGCAGAAAACAGTGCTGTATCTTGAACATTTCTCCCAGAGCCCGGAACTGTGCTAACGATGCGGGTACCATCAATCTGTACCCGTGGTACTGTTTTAGGAAATGGGGCCGAGAGGCCAAGTAGAGAAACACGATAATTAAACAACCAATTATCACTTAATGTATGTCCTGTTACAGAGCCGAAAGTTATGGAAATGGAGTTTGATAAAGTTTGAGACGCTCCGGTAATTGCTACACCAGTTGTCCAAGTTACTCCATTATCATCTGACCAAGAGAAGGTGTCTGTAGCTCCTACACTATCAATACTAATAGCGTACCGTGTAGTAGCTAACGTTGAATCAAAAGTACCGATAATATCAACGGCTATATCATTCAAACCTGACCCGGTGAACAAACTATCTACCGAATTATCGTAGGCTTTAGGGTCAAAATAAATCTGTGGGATATTAAGGGTAGAGATTCCGCTACCAGGGTCCTTATTATATGGGTCAAAATCGTGGTCTTCTTTACCCGCAATTTGTTGTGCTGTTTCTGGGGAGATAAGATTGCCAGAAGCATCAATATATTCTCCAGCACTCATATATAGCCAGAAGCTAATAGCTGACTGTAGCTTTACGGCATTATCTGGAGAATACGCTGGGGCAGCCCCAGTTTCATAATATGCATTCCAGGCATCGGGATACTTAGCAACTATAGAGTTATAAGAATCGGAGCTACTTAAATCAAATTGAACGATTTCACGATAAGGCTCGGTTCTAGCATCAATCGGAACCTTATCAATAAGTGCTCTACCAACGTCCGGAGCGTTTGTTGGGGAATCTGCGATGCTGGAACGAAGTATATCAACTGTAACATTAGCGGAAGTAGGTGTTCCTACAGCTACAATACGATAATAGTCTGTTGATACATCAATTTCTTTAATAGAGGCATCAGGTATACTTACATAATAATCACTATCAGAGGAAGTATATACATTGATAGGAACCCCTATATTATTGGTAATTGTTAATCCTCTAGCGAGATAGGTCAAGTTACGTGTTACAGACGCATCTAATGTTAGTGCAAGAGTGTCTACCAACGTAATCGTTTCTAATAAAGGATTTTTTGAGGTATCATACATTCTTAGCCACCTTTTAATATTATACTAAACTTTTATGATTATTGCACAACTCCTTAATATACTGCGTCAAGACTGAGTATCACGGTAGTAGTAAGGGGTATTCATCCCCATTATAAACAAATATTAACGCAGCCGCGTTATTTTCATCAACCCCCAGATAAAAACTTCCATTTGGGTCTGGGGATGTTGTAAAGCTATTTGGGAAGCCAAACGAATAAGAGCAGGTATTACCTAAACCATCCTTAAACCAAAATAGAGCGGATGTAAGTCCAGCAGGTGGGTGTAAGTACACTTCCCCTGTTACCAGAGCGGTGGGAGGAGTACCGATTGCAGCAGTAGGAAATACATGTGTTGTACCAGCAGTATCAACTACCGAGATACTCCTTCCCGCACTGTTAATCCATATTTCGCCAGGTGTAGCCATAGTTACTCCTTATTTAATAGGTAATATCAATGTAGTAAAGGTAGTAGTCCCGTTAAAGTTACTAGTACCAGTAACTTGGACACCATTTCCAAATGTTCCAGTACCTGAGAGGTATTCATTTCCTCCTGCGTATATTCCCCATACTAGACGCCAGCCATCGTCAACTACTTCAATATCAAGTAATCTAGTATTAGCAGTAACTTGTGCCTTATTTGTACCAAATATAATTCTATTAGCTGTATTATTAGTTAAGTCAAATCCGGACCAGGAAGTCCCAGTCATTTTAAAATCAAATGCTCCTGCACCACGCAACTTGTAACCGGAAGCAAGTGTTGTTGAAATATCGGAAACTGTAAGTGACCCCGTAAGTGTAGTAGTACCAGTCACAGCTAGACTGCTTCCGACAGAAAGAGTTCCAGTAGTCGCGACATTACCAATATCTGATACCGAGAATAAGACCGTCGATGTTGTGCCATTATCCACTTGTAAGGCGTTTCCTTTAGTGTTATCTCTGGACCATAAAATTCTAGGTTTAGTGGTACTATTAAAAGTGATTGCCGAGAACCAGGTGTCATCCACAGCCACCGATAAGAAGCCGTCCAATGTACCAGTATAGGTTAGAAGGCTAGCAAAGGTAGTCGCCGCTGTAAATGTTTTGGCTCCGGTCACAGTCTGTGCAGAGGAAATATCCACGGCACCTATGTCTGTTACTACTTGTGCTGGTGTCCTTTGTTGTAGAGTTGTAGTAGTAGCAGCATTAATATAATTTCCAACCGTGTACGCCACTAATCCCGTACCACCATAAGGAACTGTAATGGTAGGTAAATCCGTGACTAGTAAACTTTCAAATGCAGCGGTAGTTGCGCCCGTGGCACGTAGTACCTGTCCAGTGGTTAGTCCGCTTACTCTGTGTTCTGCCCCTATCCCTGAGGTTGTAGCTAAAACATGGGCACTTGGATTGAATGAGGAGGGAACACCTGTCAAATTAGACCATGCTAGATAGTAGGTTCCATGCTGGCTATCCACCATATCAGCGTTTAACCCGGTTTGTAGATTATTATCACTAATAGCAATTGGGCCACCACCAATTCCATTATACCTAAGGTTGGTGTATCCTCCCGTCATATATATTCTGGATAATTCGGTACCGATATCATCGGTAAAAACTATATCTCCGGGGTCCGTAGGATTAATGGCGGCGGCCTTCAAGAACAGATTGGTATTGTCAATGACATTGACACCGTCTGAAGTCAGTTCTCCACCGATATCTAAATTTCTGTAAATTACTGTATCACCAAAATCTGTGACTTGCAGCAGCGATAGCGACGAGGTTTTATCATAAATCTCAAAAGAGGATGATGTTGAATTGTCTCGTCTCCACGAGATAGCAGATGCTGTTGGGCTGCTAAAGCTTATTTCTTCATATGATGTGTCACTCACATCAACGGTTAAAAATATTGGCGTTGAGGTATTAGAATATGTTAATGGATTGGTAAAAGTTATAGTCCCATTAAACACGCTGCTGGCCGTAAAAACAGAAGTTCCAGTTACTGATAAAGACCCTCCTATAGAAGCATTGCTTTCAACTGATAAACTAGTTGACGTAGGTATTACAATAGCGCCCGTAGCTGAGCTTAATACTAGGTTTCCTTGTTCCGCCGCTACCCACAAATCTGAAGAAGATGAAACGCTATCACCAATATACCCGGTTCTAATAGCCCCTGTTGCATCATACATTCCTACCCACGCAGTAGTACCAGAACCTAATATTTTTGTTGGACCAGTTGTTACAATAGTGTCAATAACCCCAGCTACTGATAAAGTGCCGGATACTGTTTCATTTCCAGTAATATTTAAGTCATTAGTAAATGTGGATATACCGGTTACAGATAATGCCCCAGCTACCCATGTATCTCCACTGTCCCTAACATGAAATAATTCTTTAGCAGCGGTATTGTTCATCACCTCAAACGCATTACCAGCTGGGTTATAGCGAGCCCATGAAATGAGAGGAGCGGTAGGACTATGGAATTGAATTTGTCCATAAGAAGTATCACTTATATCTGCTACTAAAAAGGTTGTAATAGCAGTATTAGTAAAAGATAGGGAATTAGAAAGATACGTAGAACCCGCTACTGATAGTGTACTGTTTAATGTTGTAGCACCAGTAATAGTTGCAGTACCCGATATGGATAGCGGTACTTCAATAATTACATTAGATTGTGTAATGTCTATAGTGCTAACGTTTTGTGCATATAGGGCTATATGACCATTAGTTAACCAATTTATTCCGCTGGCATTATCTCCAGTAGCTAAAGTAATTAGAGGAGCCCCTCCAAGTCCACTACCGCCCTTAAAATATGCTTTTCCGATTGCCTCTAAGTTACCTCCAGGAGATATGTCCACCAAGTCTGTTGTTGCTCCAGTAGGGTCAATACTTAATATTGACAACGTTTGTATTACTCCGGTACCTCCGGGTTGTACTGCTATTACACCCTCACGTCCGCCGGCGCTCCTGTTCCACCCAAAGTATATTCCAGCAGTGGTAGGCAAATTGAAAATGTCACCAGGGTCAAGATTGGTACTTGTCCCGAATAATCCTGTAACTGTACCCCCAGTTAGCGGAAGGGCTCCAATATCTGATAGCGTCTCCGCAGGTGTTCTTTTTGACAATAATCCTGTACTGTCTGTTGTAATAAAGTCCCCGGCTACATCTGCTATGGTACGTACCCTAGTCGTACCATTTACGTCTAGTGTAGTGGTTGGGGAATTGGTCCCTATACCCACATTGCCGGAAATTTCTGCCAATAAAACGGTACCATCTGCGTCCACAGAGAGGGACGGTACTCCTGACACATCATTAACAGAAAAAATAGTACCTGTCATATCGTCTGTAATAGAGAATAATGGGCCAGTAGTACCACTAAATGAAAGGGTGGGCGACGCCAAGGAGAGTAAATCAACGGTAATTACGTTACCAGATGAATTTGTATAATCTACTTTAGGAGTAGTTATCCCCAATTTTACTTTAAAATTACTTGCTGCCATTATGGTTCACTCTCCCCGCATGGCTAAATTGCAAATCTCGTTCTCAAACCATTAAAATTCTGTGTTACTTCCTGTAGTGTTAAAGTCCTATTATATACATTACAAACAGCGCACTCCATTACCATAAGATAAGCATTTGCTGACCCTCCACCTAAAGTAAACGTTCCACCACTAAAGGTTCTCTTTGTTGCATCCTCAGTGGCTAATATTTGTGAAAGCTGTTGTTGAACTCCATTTATATATATTCTATTATTGATATATGATACATCTGTGTGCATCTCAAACACATAATGTGCCCAAGTACCTACTAGTCCCAGAGAAGTTACTATAGCTGATGGTACACCATATACATCAGCATTATATGTATTAAATCCGATGTTATTATTTTCGGTATAAATATCGTATGTAGGCCATCCACAGAGCATCCGACTGCCAAAACCAGAGGCTAGCTTTATCCACATTTCAATGGTAGCTACTGTGGAAATGGAAGGTATGGTTAAGGAGATATAATTAGTAGAACCATCAAAAATCAAGCTTCCTCCGTCATAAACAAAGCCTCCTGCGGGAGTCCCTATAGTACTGCTTGACGATAAGTCGAGTATGGTATCCGGTCGATACACAGATGTAAATGTAGAGGCTGTTGAACTCCTCTCTACCTGATAACCATCTACCCAAAGAGTTACCCTTTGCGCGATACTGACTCCAGTAAGTAATGCTAAAGAAGTAGCTCCGCTATCTGAATAGAATTCTAAAGTATCACCAGGTGCAACAATTACAGCATCCGTAAAGGTAGAAGACGCGGTGATACCTATTGGTAAGGTATGGGTAAATTTAGTAACCCCATTTACCTTGATGTATAAAGTGACTGCGTCCACACTAGTGGTAGCTGCATCCGATGGGGCAAACGTATAAGTTGTACTAGTTGTTGAATTAAATGGTGGAGTATAAGAATACAATAATTCATCGGTTGAACTAGCTGTCCCGGTAAAAGACCCAGTAATATTATTTATAGTTACAGCACTATTGAGACGAGTCTGGATAGAAGTTGCCGATGCTTGCGTAAATGTATGGGAGAAACTTATTCTTTGCCAAGTAGTGGTTGTGGGAAATGTGAAGTTCGCTAGTGCGTAGTAAGTTCCAGTCGCATCAGACTCAAATATCATTATACCCATCGAAGCATCATCGTTTGATTTAACGTAACAACTTACTGTCCAGGTCTCGCCGGATTTAGCCGGAGCTAAATTCCAAATCGCATTGTTATATGTCCTAGTATATGAATCTATACCAGCTACGGACATTTTTAATGGAGTCGTACCAACTGGAGATGTTAGCGTAGCATCCCTTGATAGCCCCATAGACGAACCGTTATTAGCAGTCCATGAGTAAATATCGGTAGGGGATGGGTGATAATTTTGACTATATGATTTTTTATTGAGGAAATCATAGGATGCTACTAAACCGGTTCTTGTTACATTGGGACCTAAAAAGGTAGACATAATTATACCGCCGTAATGTTTAAGGATAGGGTACGAGAAGTTGAAGAGTATGCTGTTATAGAAATTATAAAATCCGTACCACTTACACTTGCTGAAATAACGTCATTCACTAGCTCACTGGTAGAAGGGGAAGATAGAACAGCATATTCGGTAATATATCCATTTGTTCCATCTTGTAATGCTAATAGTTCCCTTGTACAATATTGCCCGGTAATGGTTGAAATCATAAATATTTTTATAGCTTGAAAATTAGCTATAGGAACACTATAAAGCGCAGTCAATGATGTAGAGGCAACCGTGACCTGTACACTGTCTAGTTTTGAAGTTTTTAAGGATAGGGTATTATCTAAGGTAGTAGCACCAGTTACAGATAGTGCACCGGAAAGAGTAGCATCACCAGTAAGGGTGCTAGTACCAGTAACTGTTAAATTTCCTGTAGATGCTATTCCTGTGGAAGTAATTTGGTCAGTGGTTTGAAATCCATATATGTTTACAATGGAAATTATTTTTCCACCTGTGGTAGGAGGTGAGAGAGTAGCTGTAGCATCTAATACTGAGCCAGGTCCGTATGAATACACATTAATCGGAGATGGGACACCTGCCGAGCTAATATAGATATCTAGTGCTGTACCTATGGGGTCTGTACCAATGCGAATTTGTGTAATTGGACCATTATTATAGTTAATACTTCTAACTACATTTATTTGTCCGAGGGCTGGGTCAGTAGCGGCAGCATATCTACGAATTGTATAAAAAAATTCTAATGACTGTACCTTATTATCATAGGCACCTTCAATCCTAACTTGGCCCCCTTGGTATGCCGCGGCGCTCGTGGCTATTCGGTACCATCCTATAGCAGTAGGGGTAAATGAAAGTAATTTTTCTACAAATCTACCGGTTGTTGACACATCTCCTGTACTTGTAGTAGTGCCGCCAATTGATAGGTTTCCTCCAACTGTAGCCCCCCCAGAAAACGTAGAAGATGTGCCAGTGACATCCAGAGTACCACTAATTGTAGTATTACCACTAATTGTAGTATCACCAATAGTCTGCAATGTTCCATAGACGGTGGCATCCCCAGCATCATTTATGGTAAATATGGTTCCAGGAGTATTTTCATTATATACCTTAAATGCAGCTTGTTGTGAAGCATCCCGTACCCATGAAATACTGGGTGCAGTGGTACCAACAAACCGCATTTCTTGGTAAGCAGTGTCGTCTACATCTATTGATAAAAATAGTCTGTTAGCAGTGTTAGTATATGACAATGGGTTAGCAAAACTTGAAAAGCCGGCAACCGACAAAGCTTTTTGAACTGCGAAAGAGGCAGTCGTGATATCTGCTACCGCTTGATTATTAGCATAAAGTTCAATATGCCCATCCGCTACCCAATTTATTCCTGTGTCTGTATCCCCGATAGCTAGGGTAATAGCGGGGCCACCGCCGAAAGAGCTTCCACCTTCAATATAGGCCTTTCCTATAGAAGTGAAACTACCAGCTACAGATAAAGTGTTGCCAAGGATGGTCGCCCCGGTTGCTGCAAGAGTTCCAGATAATGTTGTATTTCCAGAGACGGTAAGACTTCCTGAGATGGTTCCACCGGATAAAGGAAGTCCACCGATATCAGTTAAGGCCTCTGTAGGGGTCCTTTTGGTTAATAATCCGGTTGTACTAACTGTAACAAAGTCACCTGTTGCGTCATTTATTGTATTTAATGATAGTTCTGCTCCCGTAGTAATATTTTTATAGGCATCCCATGAATAAGGATATTCGTGTTCCTTGCCGTATCCTATTCCGTTTCCTCGGGCTGTAAGAAACTGTATGGTAGAGATACCGATGGTAGTAGTGGAGGTATTTACTAAAGTAAGTCTTAGGTACTTGTCAGTTAAATAATTAGCTAGCCTAAAGAAATAGGAAAAATTATTATAAAAGGAAGAGCTACTATGTGAAGTAATCCACGTAACACCGTCTGAGGATGTTTCAATTAAGACCTGAGCGGAATTACCTGGATTATAGACAAAGTCAATTACTAGCCAGGTTCCCTCAATATACTGGTTAAGTGTCCAAGTCCATCTAGCCCCTATTTGAGTGCTTGTAGCTACGTTATACCATTGATTTTGATTACCTGAGAACAATTCTTTTTGAAGCGGCGCTGAAGTCCAAGTTATATTATCTAAAGATGTTTCATATATAGGGGTACTCCATCGTAGAACGTCATAATATATATTACTAAATGGAGATGAAGAAATAACATTATTATATCCCTCAGGAAAGAAAACCATGTTAGTAGGGACTTTATAAGTAAGCAGCCCCACTTGAGCAGCAGTTAATTCCCCAGTCATCGTTCCGCCGCTTAATTGAAGAAAAGAAGAAGCGTGAGCACCGTCAACTAAATCTGCGTTTAATCCCGAACCTGGACCATCATTTCCAGCTGTCCAAACTGAATAGCCCCCCACTTTTACATCCGTGGCGGCATACAAAACCGCCCAGGAAAGCGAGGAGCTTCCTAAATCCCTGGTATTATTAGTTTCGGGAGTTATCCCCCCGTCTACCTGCAAAGAATCTAATAGTTTCATTATCCAACGATGGTAACACTATACTGACCTGTTGCCGGCGCTGTGGTAAAGGTAATTGTAGCGCTACTTACCGTGGTAGCGGCAGTGTCAGCAATAACTTGAGAATAAGGGGAAGCTGCTTCTCTAACCATAATCACGATGTCTTGAGTATTCAGATTATGATTAAGTACGTATGCTGTAGTAGTACCATCACCAAGAGCAGCACTAAATTTAGTGGTAGCTCCAAGGTTTGCTCTAGCCCCCGAAGCTGTAGTTGCTCCGGTACCACCATAGGCCACTCCGATAGCATTTGCATTCCAGGTACCGCTAGCAACAGTACCTAAGGTAGTAATAGAAGTTTGACCTGCGTAGGTAGCTGCAATTTGTACGGTGCTGGCATTAACTGTAATTCCTGTGCCAGCCCCAACGGCAAATGTAGTACCTGTAAGGGTAAGACCGGCGCCCGCTGCGTAAGAACCAGCACCAGAGAACTGTGCAAAAGTTAGAGATGTAGTTCCTAGCGTAATCGGGTCTGGTGTAGTCAAAATCCAGCTTGTAGCCGACTGTGTGGTACCATTTTCAACAAATGTAAACATGCCTGATGTCACTTCGGAACTGACATTGGCATCAGTCGCCCGTACCATCGAGGTTGTAGAAGTATCAAATGTATAGATTCCATTATCAGCTACAGTAGTTTGATTTTTAACCAAGACTCTGTCACCAAGTGTTAAGGTAAACCCGTCAATGGCTGTACCCGGGGCAGTTAAAGTTATGTTAGCTGTTGTAGCGACTTTTACTGACTCTTTAACAACCAAACCTTGTGCTACTGAATCAACATAATTCTTTGTCGCTGCGTCCTGTGCATTTGTAGGGTCGGCGATATTGATAATTTTGTTAGCGTTCATGCTGATGCTTGCTAACGGGGCCGCAAAATCACTTAATGGGTAAGCTACTACAACCGTATGAAGGTCAGAGATTGTACTGGAAAGCTGTGTACCTGTCATATTAGCTCTAGATAGATAATATGTAGGGGCTTGTCCTCCCAAATTTGAAGCATTTGTAGCACTTGAAGCATTACCTGCTAAGGTGGCTGTAATAGTCCCAGCCGAAAAATTACCGCTCGTATCTCTTAAAATCAAAGTGCTCGCTGTATTAACACTTGTAGCCGCATCAAGTTTAGCTTTATCTGTGGCGCTCATAGAGCCCGCAACCGTACCTGAGGCAGCAGATATGGATAGTGTAGCAACACCACTAGTTACACTTGCCACAATTGGAGCAGTCCCAATCACATTACTAACCCATGTGTCAGCTACGGTAACCCATGCAGTACCATTCCAGACCCTAGCCTCGCTCAGGGCAGTATCATAATAAACACGACCGGCGGCAGGACTAGTTGGGGCGGTAGCTAAGTTATCAACGATAAAGTTCTTAATCTCGTTATTATTTAGGTCTATGGGAGTTAGAAATTTCATTTATTCTCCTCGTCACCTGCTTAGTGGTGCAAGTCGTCTTAATAATTATTATACAGTATCCTGATGGATAAGGCGTTTAGTTAAGATAGGCAACTCCACTAAAAGGGGCACTAAAATTTAACTGTATACTATTACTAGTTATATATTCAATATTTCCATAGACCACAGTTCCAGCTGAGTCTACCACCATAATAGAAGGGTGTTTATTTAGATTATGGGAGATGTTCCATTGCCCGGCCGGGGTAACTTGTGTATAAGTATACTTTACATCTTGTCGTATTGAATCAATAAGGGTGTGAACAAACTCGGTCGTAGCAATTCTAGTAGTTCTATCCCCACTTACGGGTGTAGTCGCTGTTGGAGTTCCTGTTAATTGAGCATTATTAAATACAGCGGCAGACAGGGTATTCGCTAAATCAAGTAATGTTTTTGTAACCGGAGTATCATAGGTAGAAGTTCCCTTTAAATCCTTAATAACTGACCTCAAAAAGTTTAAATCCTCTTCAAGGTCAGTCACATTTGCGTACCCTAATAAGCTTAGGGTATCATCAATATTTTTACTCTTCGCTACCTGATATTGTTGAAGAATTGTCTTCGCCATTTTGTGTTTCCTGCTGCTTTACGTAGGCTATTAGGTCATTGTTATGCTCCCGTTTAGCCTGGAGTTTAAGTAATTCTTCTTTTAGAATCTCTAACCGTCCTCTAATTTCTGCCTCTTTGGTTTCTAATGACTGGTTATGTTGGGTTAATACCTGTTGGATGTCCATGGTGTCCTTTCCTATATCTTGTACTGAATTAATACCAAATCGTTTAATTGCGGCGCTATACTAAACTCAATAGTGTTAGCATTAAGCAGAATATAGTCACCACCTGCTCCCGGGCTTTGAAGTACACCGTTTAGTGCTACTAGGTAGATATCTCCCGGAGTAGTGAAGATTCTCGTAGCACCATCGGCAGTGAACGCTTTCCAGGTGAAAGTTCCAGCGTAGTTGCTAGGAACAATAACTGGTGTGGTATTGATATTGTTGTTCAATCCCCCTAATAAAGGAGTACGTTGGGCAGGATAGATGTAATCTACAAGATTTTCAAAGTTCATAGCCGCTACAGACTCAGGTACAATCTTGTTATAAAACGTAGTAGTGTCCTGTACGAACTTGAAGGTATACCAATTGTCTCTACTAGCATCTTTTGTACTAGGTACTAGATGTAGTGCGAAAGAACCATAAGAATCAGTATATACCCGATGAACTAAATTGCCTATGGTTGCAGAGGAAAACACCATTTGAGTATTAAGGTATGCCTCGACCAAAGCTCCCTCATAGAGTTCCCCTTGTCCATCCCTAATAACTCCTTGTACTAATGTAGTAGTAATAGGCATTGTCTATCCCTTACGGAACATAGCTCAGGAGAGCCTGTGAGGTTAGCTCAACGGACGCCACACTAGGTACGTATCCCTTTACACTAAATCCTATAATAGGAATATTGATAGTCACATCTAGTCCTGTCACCAGAGGAAGTTCAAAATATCCAGTTTCGTCGGTTAAGGTACTTGCAGCCTCTCCAATAATACCAGATTTGGAAACGAAGTAGCCAGCCCGATTAAGGTCGGCCTTAACTGGTTGATTAGAGATGGGGGCACCTGATACGTCTAATAATGTTCCGTAAATGATACAACGTGAGGGTGAGTTAATAACTTCGGTACCACCAAATATATGTCGTTCCCATGTTACTATTCCATTATCAGTATAAGTAAAGAGTAGGTCTTGTACAATATCCGGTAAAGTAGCCAACGTTAAAGACACTAAAGTAGTATCAAACAGTGCAACAAAAGGATAGGTATAATATGATGCATTGGCAGCGTTATACGCTTCAAATAACGATGTAGAGTTATTGAAATAATACCCGTCACTGATACGTCGGATAGTGAGTGTTAGAGTAGAAACTTGTTCTTTAACAATTACTACCTTTTCATTTATTTTATGATAAAACTCCGCAATCATCGTGCTCCTATTATACGTTAGTTAGGTAGAACTAGTCAAGGAGGGTTTTAAGTGTATCAACAGAACTACTTAGTAGGTCTGCCTCTTTTAGACTATTTTTATTAGCTGAAATTATTAGCCTTTCTTTATCATTCGTAGAAAGCCCCGCTAAAAAGTTTATTGTCGCGTAAATGGTACTAGTAGCCGGGTCCACAAAAATACTTTTTAAATAACTAATACCATCCTCAGGGGAGTCAAACTTCCCATCCAACTGTGCATTGAACAAAACGGTCAATAATTGCCCAAAGTGTGGTCCTCCACGAGCATACTCAGGAGGTAACTCTCCACTTTCAGCCAGCCTCATGAGGTCATTACCATTTATTATAGGAGTTGGTACGGACTCTTGCACACGTAATTGGTGCGCCATCATAATTAGTTCCTGTGCCTTATCTGGCATCCCTTTTGGTAATGGTGGCCTCCCCGAGCTGTCAGCGTCCATCACCAGGCTAAGCAATTCTATGGTAGCCGGCTCCAGTCTGAGCGCAAGACGTTTAATGCTGCGATGGCCGATTTGATTCAGATGAGCCATGTGTTCTTTTACCAACGGTACTACTTGTGCAATAATATCCTTGGGGGCTCCTATAGAAGTTAAAAATGCTATAGTTGGCTCTACCCCTGCTTCCGGGTGACCCGGGGCAATCCATCTCCCGTTTACGTCTGCTACAGTAGCCGGCTTACCTAGGTCGTGGCAAAGGGATGCAAAGATTAAAACAGTTCTATCTTTTTCTGATAACTTTTCTCTATCGGCTATTTCTACAGCCGCGTCGGTAACATAGTTGGTATGAGTCCAGACATCCCCCTCAGGGTGCCAAATAGGGTCTTGTGGTATTCCCTTAAGAGTATTTAGTTGGGGAAACAACTCTAACCACCCGGTGTCGTCTAATACTTTTAGTCCTGCACTTGGTTTAATTGATTTTGTAGCCCATTTGAACCATTCACCCCAAATCCTTTCTTTTGATACTGTATTGAACTCACGACGTAAATCCTTCGCTAGCTGTGCGGTGTCGTGGTCCATTACTAAGTCAAATCTACCAGCTAGTTGAAATCCCCGTAAGACCCTTAAGGGGTCGTCTGCAAAGTTTTCAGAGGTATGTTTAAGAATTCTCTCTTTAAGATGTTTTGCACCATTAAAGAAGTCAAACAATTCACCATCCGGGCTCATAGCTAGTGCATTGATAGTAAAATCCCTACGAGACGAGGCTTCTTTAGGCGTCATAGTTGAATCTGGCTCTACTAAAAAGCCTCTATGACCTTTCCCCTGTTTACTCTCACGCCGAGGAAACGCAAAATCATAGTCCTGGGCATCGGTGGTTAGTTTAAGAACACCAAAGCTCGCCCCGACTACATCAACTTTGCCAAAGTTAGATAATACGTGAGTTAAATCCCTCTCGTTAAGACCATAAACCTCCACATCAATATCTTTACTTTCCGTCCCATATAGTTTATCTCGTACCACACCACCGACGAATAACAATGTCCCTCCAGCGTCTTTAATGGCTTGTATGATGTTACGCAGTTCCTGGGTTACTTCTATTTTCCCAGAGCCCACCTTATGAAGGTCCCAATTCTGTATCTCCCCGTTGAGAACTTCTTCAAATGTATATGCTCCCCCCGATTGGTCTCCAGCATGGTGGATAATTTGACTATCTGAGGTTTGTATAACTAATTCGTAACCGGGCGGAACTCTAAACCCTTTTAACGTAAAGCTAGATATCGTCATCATAGGTACGTCCAATCAATGACTGTAGTATACTAGGCATAGGGTTTGGTGTCAACGCCTGTAGATAGGACTTAATCCTTAACTTTGCCGTCAACTCTTTCATTGTTGTCATTATGGCGTCGTCTAGGCTTCTTGATGTTATATTTTCCATGTTTTCCTTCCAGGTCTTGTCGTTCTAGCGCCTGGGCGAACCCACCAGCAGCGGAAATAGCTCTGGCAATATCAATTTTCAAATAAACTTTATCCTGTTTCGTAATAATATTGCTATTTCCCTCTAACAGGTATGCTGGAATATGAGTAGTATCAATTGGATTAACCATGATATTAGCTGGTATACCCTTTATCGCTACACCATTATACTCCTTTTCTAAAATATATGCTACTGCTTTGGGGGAAAATGCCTCATATGCCGATATAATGGGAGAATGGTCTAAATATTGATAGGTCTCATCATTTTCAATGCCACCTAAAAAAGCGGATGCGAGGAATTGGAATAAAAATAGAGATTCCCCAAAGGAATCAGACCTAAATAGATGAATAAACGCCCAATCAGCCTTTTTTTCTAAGTCTGGCACGTCAATCCTGACAGTGTCGTACGTCTCAAATCCCCAATTAGGATAATCACTGCCCGCTGCGACGATATTATCGTAGGTATGGAGTGCATTTATAAAATCGAAGGAATGGTCATAATTTAAGGACTTCAATTCAGTTAAGAACGGTATAAAGTCATAAGAAGGAAGTTGAAATGCCTGATATATCTCATCAAAGAGCCTGACACCGATAAAAGTATCATTTAAACTCAATTTCATGGTGTCTAAAGCTTTACTTTTAATATAATCTACAGCGGTAAGGTTAATATTCATGCTCGGCTACCTTCCGTACGAAATCCGCCGGTAAATATACTTCCTAATACTGGATTGGTGGACTGGTTCACCGTTGACACATCAATATCCCCCTCCTGCGTATGATTTATATTTCTCATCTCCCTTAAAATAACTTTTGGCAAGGAACCCCCACGTTGTGCCTTGGCAAAGGCCATGGTTTCTCCTAATTGCCGGAAAAAAGTGGATACTCCGGCTTGATGTGCATAAGCTAAGCCCTGCTCCATCTTAACTTCATACGGAACTACTTCTATGGTACCGTAATCAGCAGAGATTCTGGTATGTGAATAATCTACAGCATCTCCAGTTTGTGAGTCTGGATTACCAAAGACGTGAGTAGCTCCAGCCCTATCTTTCCAAGAGAACCCGGCTATTCCATAAAGGCCCGTCCTCGTAGTAGTAACCTGGTCGTCAAAATATGACCCTTCGGAGGGAGAAATACGTCTAAACGACCCTTCCATTGGAGGAGTTGTCTCTAGATGTGATAACAGTGGCCCTATTTGCCCCAAAAACTCAAAACGTTGGCCAAATCTAGCCCCGGAAGGACGCGGCAGCGTGAAGCTCTCCGCCCCGTTTTGTAACATTGTCGTATAATGACTGATTACCGCGTCTTTAACATCGCTATTAACGGAACTCAACGCGTTGCCCAAGGATGTCTTAAATGTGGAAACTACTTCATCAATTTGTGGTTTTGCTTCATCTAGAGTTTGGTTGGTTATGTTTGCTAGCCGCGCAATTATATTGTTGTTCCCACTGCCTAACACTTTATCAGCGTATCCCCGAACTGTATCAGAACTATTTTTCTCACTAGTCATGTATGGTACTGATGAGATGTCTGCGTCAGCCACCTCTTCTTTTGTAAACAGTTTAGGAGGAACTCCACGACCGTTATCAACAACATAATTAGGGAGTTGTCCTAGCGTACGGACAAAAGAGTTCCGCAATTGTTGTGTATAACTCATCTTTCCGCCACTTAAAGAGTGGGTTAATAATACATCGGATAACACCTGTTTATCATTCAGCGACTCAAGGTCATTACCATCGTATCCGGCTGCAATAAGAAGGTCGCGGGCCTGGGTATTCTCCCAGCGTAAGTTACCCGTTTCCATCTGGTATGGAACACCAGTAAATACAGATGGTAACAACATGCTCAGGACTCTTTCTCGATATTGCCCGCTTTCCAAAGTACCTAAAAAGGCATTGGGACGTATATCATCCAAGAAATTACTGCTAAAATCACTAAAAATCTCATAGTTTTTGTCTTCGGGCGAACTGAATGCGCTCATTAGGTGAGAAGACAGGTTAGTTATAGCATATGAAACAAACGCTCGGCTGGCTGAAGAAGAAAGAGCGGAGGCATGTTTTTCAAGCAGTTGGTTGCCGCTGAGCCCCTCACGCAAGGTGGCCGCTACCTCAGTAAGATTACCTTCGTCATAGCCCAGTATCCTGCCTTCTGCAACGAGGGATTTGAGTCCTTTTCGTAATCCACTATCAATAGTTGATGACATAGAACGGCTACCAGGAGGTAATGACGACGTAAGTGCTGTTGCTAGCACGTCATAGACAGCGTCCTTATCTTGGTCCATAGCAAGTTCTATATTAAGACCGTCCATCATAGTAGCAAATCGTTGATTACCACCGTGAGGGGCTAAAAAGTGCCTGATGTCTGATAGTAATCCAGTGTTTTTAGTAGGCATCTTCTTAACCAAATCTTTATATATGCTTCGCAACCCGGGGACACTCGCGCGTCTGGGGACCATAGCATAGTTTTCAAAAAGGGATTCTACGTCACCTTCAGATAAATTGGAGGATTTAGCACTTGGTCGTTCTCCAAATTTCGGGTCAATATACTTATCAACTTGAAAGATAAAGTGTTTGTCCAAAAAAGCCTGTACTTCTCGTTTTCCGTATCCCCCGGCTTTGAAAAGCTGAAATAATCCATCCAGAAAGTATTTACCCTTTTTCGCATCATTAGTAGCGTGTGAAACTACTTGTGCTCGACGAAACTCTTCTGTAACATTATTTACCGTTGTTGAATAGTTCTTTTCTGATTGTAATACTTTTGTGAGTTGTTCCTTATGCTGTTCCACCATTTTATGAAAGTCGTCAAGTGTAGTTGTAGCTGCTTCCTTCTCTGCAAAATCAGCATTTTTCTCGGTATATTGCTTGAGGTAAGTGGCAGCCGCTAATGACAAATCAAAAGAATCGGTAAATGACTTATTACCCAACGTTCTACCGAGTGCAAAGGTTAACCCTTCCATAAATATAGGAAGTTGGTCTTTAGGAACATCCTTAAGAAACGGGAGCGCCTTATCAAACTCTGACCTAGCCTGAGTTTTGATGTCACCGTCTAGAACTTTTTTTAGCCCGCCGATATCCTGCTCTGGGACTCCTAAACTGATAAGAGCAGCATAAAGTGCCCTCCCATCAACAGTATGCGGACTTTCCCTCTTCTTGCTAAACTTAACATTAAACATGACTTCATTACGAGCATCATTATACTCTAAATATATAGTTGAGGGATTCGGGCTGCTATCTAGAACTTTAGATATAGTAGATATCTCTGCCTGACTAAGGGTAGAAGATACCTTTTTTACAGATGTTTCACGTGCATAACTTTCCATAGTTGTAACTAATTGGCTGATTTGGTCATTAAATTGTTCTGCTTCACCTGGTTTTAGATATTGTTGAGCATCTTTACCGTAACTTTGTATTACCTGAGACGCTAGTTCATAGTCACCGGCCCCCACCGCGTGGTTAAACTCTATTTGTACCGCCCCCATTAGTGCCTGTATTGCGTCACTGCTAACTTCTACCCGGGTTTCTGGTGCTGGCTCCTCACCAAGGCTCTCCTCTATCCTCCACCCTTTAGCTTTACCAGTGTCATTAACATAATTTTCAAATGATTCCCAGTCTAAATGATTAGCACCAATGATAGACTGACCACCTACATAGACATGTCCACCCGGGCTTGTTACTTTATACCCGGCCGCGACTCTAGCTCCTTTAAGGGTGTAAAGTAATAAGTTAGCATCAGAAGACAATCCTAACCTACGAAGATAGTTATTTGCAGACAAGGGGTCCAGTTCCCCCGTAACATATCCTTGAGGTACAGTCATTCCCTTAAAACTGGTTAGGTTATAGTTCAAGAATTTCCCCCGTCTGGTCTATCTGTGCATCAGTCAAAGAAGTGGGCTTAAACTTATAAAAGGATTCGTACAAAGCAGAATGTAGTGCTGGGTCTAGACTCTTATAAATAGCCATTTCTACACTTTCAAGTACCCGGTCTTCCCCGCCAACTTGGAAGATGCTCTGTAATTTATCTTCATCTAACTTATCCACTACAGCCTCAGCCATAGTGTGGATAAGTGGAGACTCCCCGTCCTCGGTTACTGTAATAGTACCGTCTTTGTCATAGGAAGAGAACTTAAACGGGTCTTTATCATCCTCCTCCGAACTTTTCTTAATAGTTATGCCAAGAGCCGGGTGGGAGCTAACGAAATATTCGTATGACTCCATCGGACTACGAACCCACTTTCCTCCTGGGTAATTATTTATGTCATGTAACTCAACGAGGTCTGGAAAGTCTGCCTCATACATCTCAGTAAATCCTTTAATCATCAGTTCTTCTGCTTCTGCCTCTGTAGTAGCTTTCATTGTAAAGAATCTACTAGACTTTAAATTAGTAGGTGAACCGAGTGGACTAGGTCCTCCGGGAGGCTGTTTTGGACCTCCTGCTCCAGGGTTATCTCCACCAGCCGGATTCTGTGGCAAACCACCGCCTAATTGCGGTAATGGTGGTAGTCCCCCAGGAAAACCAGCAGTTGCATCTTGCTCCTTGTCCTCTGGAACCCAGTTCTTTCGTCCCTGTAATGGTGTATTACCCCACGGAACGGGATGCTCCCCTTGAGAAGCCCGGTATTGATTAATGCTGAGTGCACCACTAACCAGCTTTTGTTGAGCAATATTCCATTCAATCTTTTTCTTATCTAGGTCATCGTCCTCAAACCACAGCATTAAATCTCGTTCTGGACGCATCTCATTTACAATACGTTGGGTTACATATTCAGAAATTACCCTCATGAGCGTTTCTAGGCCTTTACTACGGGTCATCTCTGCCTGTGTTTCGGAAGTTGAACGATTAACATTGGCTGTAATACCAACGTCTTGTGGAGAGACTTGATATACAGCACAAATCTTCCGAGTTAGATACTCAGCCAATTCTTTATATTGCATGTCTCGACGGCGACCTTTAAAATCTATATATGAAATCTTACCACCAGAAAAGATTGGGACCTGGGTATAGTCTCCCATCATAATTGCTGCTAGGTGACGTTGGAAGGTTTCTAATGATTCTTGATTAAACTGTGCTTGTGCTGTTTCATTACCAGCCCCAGCTCCACTCATAGGCTCAATAGCGATAAATCCTTCTGGAATTGACCCTCCCTTGCGGTAAAAGTCAAGCTGCCCCTTATCAATAAAGATGTCTGCCAATGAATCAGTGTATAGGGTTTCCATATTTGATAGTCCGTACCCGAAATACTTCATATCCGTCATTGGGTTCATCTTCATTACTACGACATCCCTCTTTTTAAAGTATACCTGAGGAGAACCATGAACTACCTGTACATAGGCTTTGTCATTGTCATAAGTTCCGTATTCGTTAATTAGGGGACGTACAGTTGACCCATCAATAGGCATAAGACCACGTATCTTGTCGTCTTCGTCACGGACAATAACAAAGATGCCACGGTCTAATATCAAGAGGTCCATGAGTATACTTTTTAATAATTGTCCCCACGACCTAGTATCGGTAAACCACGGGTCCGGGTCGTCTAACAGACGTTTAATATTTTTAATATCTTTTGAACGCTTCCTATAAAAAGCATCGTGCTTATTTTGCAGATGTTCAACGGTAGATATTTCAGCTGGAGTAAATTCGTCCTTCTTTTCTTCAAATAAACCTTTTTTATCAGAGATGTAGTATTCCGGGTCTAGTTTCTCATATATTTTACGAAGAAATACTTTTTCTGCTTCGTCAAACGCTGGATGGTCGTCTAGACCATATACACTATACTCTAACACACTAATCTGTCGTGGCGGCTCTTTTTTATCGCTAGGCACCAAACTAAAAGGCAACTTAGCTACCTGGTGTGCCCTAAGCGTAAGAATGGCACGAACAACTGTGCTGTTATATGCTAACACCCGTTGTGTATTAAAGTTAATCCGGCCAGGATACGGCTTACCACTAATATCATTCCTATAATATTCGGTAGAGATATAGACACCCTCATTACCAGCGGTGTTACTGCCCTTTTGACCAACCCCGGCTACCATAATGCGGCCGGCTGTTTGAGCACGTTTAGCTAGGGCAGTCTTAATTGATATCTTTTTACCGTTAATCTCTAATTCGGCCATGTATATCTCCTTCAAATAGTATAACATAGCAGCGTGCATAGAACAAGTAATAATAAAAAAACGCCCAATAAGGGCGTAAAAGCTATTATTCATATCAAAGGTTGGTTACACTGCTTCTACGATATCGTGATGTTCTTTCCTCCAATCCTCGGATTGGTCACTAACATAGCTTTTTAAGAACAAGGAGCACCTGGTAAAATCTGTGGTATCTATGTTATTCTTGAGTAGAATTGCTTCAACCCGTGGTTCCAATATCCTGTTATTCTCTTTCAGTTTCATTGATTTAAAGTCATATTTATGACTGTAGGTGGTAAAGGGTAATCCAGTTACTCTACATACTCTCTTTTCTTTCTGCCCCACATCAAGGTCTACAGGGGCTGTTATTTCAGGGAAAACCTTTTTAGCGGCCAACTCCATAATTTCCTTTATCTTAGGAATAGCTTCATTAGCATACTCTTTATATACTTCACAAATAATGGAGTCGTGTACCGTCAGGACTATATAACCGTAATCAGTAGAGTTAAAATAACTTAAGAGGTCCACCAGGGCCTGCTTTGTAATATTGGCAGACATGGATTGAATCTTATGGTTTTGAGCTTGCCTAGCAATACCAGACCTTATACGACGATACTCCGCCTCATTAAGTTTAGACGGGAGTTCATACCAACGAATACGACCAAAGATATCCTGTGTATATCCTCTGGTGAAGGCCTCAAAAACAGCTTGCTTTAGAAAAGTATTAACTCTAGGATATTGTGCTAAAAAGCTGTTAATTAAGTCTTGTCCTTGGTCTGCGTCCTCTGCGAACCCTCTACTGACAAGACCTATCGCAGAAATTCCATAAGGTATCCCAAATGATACACCTTTTGCTATTCTCCTCAATTCTAAACCATCTAGTAGTTTTCCGAGGGCACTGAACACCCCAGTCTTTTTAGCATTATCTGGTAAATTAAACACTTTCTTAGCGTTTTCCCAGTGAACATCTTGAGAATTAACTGAATCAATAAAGTTTGTATCTTTGGAGGCATATGCTAAAATACGTGATTCTACTGAAGAGTAGTCAGCCAAAATCATAAGTTTATTCGTATCAGTAGTTAACAGGCTCTTTAGCATCCATGGCGGGATATTTTGAAGATTAGGTTTGCGCGAGCTAAATCTTCCTGTCGTAGTTTCAGCCTGAATTAGTAATGAATGAATTCTCCCATCAGGCCATATTAAATCAATATATCCTTTACCATAGGTTGAGGAAAGTTTAGACGCCTCTTTGTAACTTAATAGTTTCTTAATTAACGGGTGGTTAATAGCCCGCAAAACCTGTTCCGTTGCTTTCTCAACACCAAAGAAATCCGCTAGTTGTTTTGGGGAACTAACCTTAAATGATTTGGTAATGTATGTCCCGAATAGGGATTTTATACCTTCTCTTTCTGCTAATTCATCTCCAAATCTTTTGTTTAATTCTTTCTCTAATTGCTTTGATTTAATTCCGTATTCTTTGGATAGTTTACTCCATTCTCTCTTATCTAACTGTACCCCCCTATGTTTTATATCTACAACAGCAAAAACAACCTTCATCTCTAAGTCAATAACATCTTCAAGGTTAAACTTTTGTATATATTTCCATTGATTTCTAGCTACCTCTATCATATAACGTACGTCATCTTCGGCGTATCTTAGTTGCTCATCAGATAGCGGCCGGTGCAGCCAATCGGACACAGCTTGGTCTTTTTTTATGATAGCGCCATTAGCATATCTGTGTACTGTAGGTTGCAGTGCATGACTAAAACGCCTGCTCTTAGTGGGCTGCAATGTTATATTTTCAGTTTTACCCTCTAGTAGCGGTTTCCATAGCTCGCTCTTGGCTACTATTTTGCCCGATTCCCGTGTAGCCTCATCAGGCATCCGTTTTCCAGCGTTCAAAACTTGTGATGCTATCATGGTACACCAGACCTTTTTGAACCGCAGGTCTGTTTTTACTCTAAACCAATCAAGTTCAAATGCGGCTTGATGAATTAGAAATCGGTAATCTTCATCAATTAGGGTTTGTATAACATCATGTGTTTCTTTATTCCAGTCACGTACTTCTATCGTCCCGTCTTCATATGCTAACTGTACAAGAGCAATGACCGAGTCAGGATTACGTGGTTCAAGAGTACCCATGCCATGTCCGTCAGACGTTTCAATATCTAATGCCACTAATTTTTCATCCTCAATCACGGTAACATCCCAACTAATGACATACTTTTAACAACTAGTCTAGACAAAAAGGTTTCACCGGAGATAACCACACTGTAACCTCTGAGGTTTAGCCACTCTTGTAGACTACCCATACGACGAAACATTTCTGCCCAACTCCCAGCCGTTAATACCGCAGCAAATAAGTCCATACGATGATGAAATAGCTGAGGTAGCACCTTCCTATTTTCTTTCCCTACAAATACAATAGACCATGACCCAAATTGAATGTTCATCATTTCCTCTTCTGGGTACGCGTCAGGGGTAAGTTCTCGTAGTGCTTTAATAAGGTCCTCAATTTGATAGCCTTCTTCGTTCATAGTCCTCCATATAAGTTGAATGTGTGCTTATCCTTCTTTTCTAAGATTACCATAAGTGAGTATGAGAAGGATGAGGCTTCGGGTGGAAAATAAGCTATTACCTCGTTGCTAAACTCTGTTATCCAATCAACATAAGTTTGTACATTCATGACAAATTTACTGGCAGTCTGATTAAAGATAGTGTTTGCTCGTGCCTTTCTCTCCGCCATCTGCCTACGTTGTATATAGATTGGAGGTAGAATTGCCGGAACTTCAGCATAAGGAATAGCCCCTATTACTGATATACCGAACTCTTGGGCAACCTCGGCTACTAATAAATTCCATCCATAGGAATAATCACTAATCACTTGATGCGGCCCCAAAAACTGCAACGATTGACGAATCTTAGTCCGTAAAACGTCCTCTGAATGGTCCAGCTTATTAGTACCAAGCGCTAGTAAGTTCATTACTGTAGTCTATACCCATTGGTACCCTGCTGTCAAGACTTGCACTTGTAACCTAGATGTAGTAGACTAAGTAATGAAAGGTTGAGCTAATGTTTATTTATGGTTTTCCCACCACTAAAGATGAATGGGATGAAAACCCCTTTACTGAGGGAGCGATGAGTCCTGAAAATTGCATCTCCGAGGCGTGTCATATATACGTTAACGACACAGGAGATAGATATGTTGGGTTTGATTGGAACCTAGGACTTGATGAAATTACCATGATAAAATACTTAGCACCGTTTTCTTCGGATTTATCCACACGAAAGGTTACGGATTAATGAAAAAACTTATTGTCACCGAAACGGACAAGGTTGAGCCTCTTATAGCCTCCCAAGTTCAAGAGTTTCTTTCTATACAAGCGTCTTATGGACTATATGATTTTAATACAGACAGGATTATAGAGGATGTATGCTCACACTTCAAATTAAAGCGAACGGGCGGCACCTACCCAGAAATTTACCTGAGTGATGCTGCCGGGGGAACTATGACAATTCTATTTAAGGAAGAATACCTTGGATATTAACCTACGAATCTATTATAGTAGGTTTGGAGTCTTAGTAGAGCCTATCCTACCTAGGGTTCAATTTGATTATAACCATGTCTACAACTCCATAGCCAATGTAATCGAGGACTTTAAGTTGCACGGCTGGGAGATGACAGCCAACACTAAAGAATTCTATACATTCCAAAGGGTATAAAAGACATGCACGAGTTTGTTAATCCTATGTATTATGCTATTGGAGCAGTTCTTAGTGCAGTCATAGGTGCGATAATAGCACTTGTTGTGGCCCGAAAAGACCGATTAGCTAAGCTAGATATGCAAGACCAAGATACCCTTGAACGACAATTAGGAGCTAGGGATAGGGCTTTGAGCGAAATGCGCCAACAAAATATAGACCTACGAGATTTAAAATATGAATTGATGCTCAAAATTGAGAACTTGAAACATGAAAATAATAGCCTCCAAGAAGAGCTTAATGGGGAACAACTGAAAAATGTATCTCTTCATGAACAAATCCTAAAATTAGAAGAGGAGAGCCATGATTGATTCAGATATTAGGTTTATACAATCTTTACGAAAGGCAGTCCCCGCCTCTCAGCTACAGTTGAGGTATATGATTAGGAATCTATCAACCTTGCCTAATGATACAGCCATTGATAATGCAATTAAACTTTTAGGGATTTTATACGAGAATGACTTTCCCCCGCAAAGAATCTTCCCAGCCGGCGGTCTGGGTGGTGGCGTAGGATTTATGTATTATAATGACAAAGAGGAACCCGCTCTTTTTGAGATGGAAAATGAAGGTAAGATATGGGCTGGGTACTTAACCGAGAGCACTTCGTCTGTATTTAAGATAGACCTCGATAATAACGAGGAATTGCAAAATGTAATAAACACCCTAAAAACGTTTGTCTCATAACTCTCATTCTCTCTGGGTGTACGTTAGCTTATGAGATATAAACTTGGAGAAATGGTAAACGTTAAAATAGGTGTACATGAGGTAGACGTTAATACAGGTGTTCAGAATACTGGGTATGCAGTATTTCGAAATACTCGTTGGCTTGTTCCTGTATGCGCGTACAGCTTTCATCGCTGCCGTATTAATGGGGTAAAAGAGACTAGACAACTACCTATACAAGGTACTAAATGGGATGTCATAGACCATGAATATCTCGTAACTATTAATGGAGGTTATGAGGTATGGGTTTTAGAGGACATCCTAGCAGGATGGGAAAAGGAATCAGAACTTACGGAATAGTAAACTTAGCTACTTCAGAAGCCTCTGTATTAACAGCATACAAAGATTTTGTCCCTACCGGAGATACCGCATACCCAAAAGTAGGGTGTTGTGTAGGAGGAGGGACGAGCGTCCCATTTACTTTAATTGGAATAGTAACTCCAGACGCTGTTTTATCTAAAATCGCGCACCTAATACTCGTAGTGTCATAGTATAATTGTACAAAAGTATCATTTCCAGTAAATATAGGATTTCCATACCACCACCAAGCGTTAGAATTAGCTGAAGGGATAGAAAGACCTGTAGTTATAGCCCCAGTAAGTAATGAAATAGATTTAAATGAGGGAGTAGACGCACTATCATCGTATACAATAAAAACACCACTCTTTGTAGAGAACGCCCCCATTACATCCCCAGTAGACAGCTGTACTGGGGCGTAAACATCATTACCTGTAGCCCCGTCAATTGCGTGGAACATGGTTGCATAGGTTGATGAGTTAGTATAGACATAATATAGATTTGTACCATCATATGCAGCATTGTGTAGTGTGTAAAAGTTGTACGACAGCATCGACTTAAACCAATTACGGGTATACGGGGCATTAGTTGAAATAGACTCTATCATGGGGTCCCCCTGAGCTACGCCAGAGCTTGAGGAAGCAGCTCCGCAAGCTCCTAAGAGATAGGTAGTAGTCTTATTATGTTGTATATTAACTAAATTTGGTGCAAGAGTTAGTATTTGTATCCCAAATGTTTGTGCCATATCTTTACTCCTATACTATAGCAAGTAAATCCGAAGTAGATGATGAGGTTAAATTAGTTACTAGTTTGTTTACTACATCGACGGCAAAGTGGCCGATAGTATTTGCGTACAAAATAATAGTTCCATCTGCAAAATAGTAAAACATCGACCTTGTATTCTCGTCTATTGTAGTTCCAGAGGGTAGGGTAGTTACATTCATAGTATAATGGTCAGTACCATCCGTGGTATTTAGTTTAACTAGATTCATAGCCATGTCCCCAGAATTAGGGGTATTGGTGACTGAGGTATCAATATAAAAGACCCCGTCCTTAATAGAAAAGACAGAGATAACTGAGGTAGGTAATGTTCTTTTCCAAGCAATAGTACCATCTAAATTTAGAGCATATACTGGAGAGGAATTGTTGAGATTGGAAAAGATAAAGATATGAGTTCCGTCCGTAGTTACTACCGTACTACCTGCACTAAACCAGAAATCACTTACAACGTTTGCCAAGTAATCGAGTTGAGTAACCCCGGTAAAAGGCATTGATGTACCGTAGGTAAACGATAGTTGTTGGCCATTTGAGCTAGTTGGAGATGACCATGGCTCTCCACTATTTACATATCGAATCACATATGCACCATCCTTATTAGAATAGGTCAAATAGTTGTATACAGTTCCAAAATTACTGTCTGGTGGCTGCAAAAAGAACTTGTCCCCAGTAGTTAATGTGACTGACCCCGAATTTACTACTCTTGCCCCGGTGTCTTCGATGACAATCTTAGGGTAATTGGAGTTGGCTTGGGTTGGTAAATCCTCCCATTCGGCCTTTTTATAAATAAAATCGGGAACAATCATTTTAGACCTCGCTGTAGTTGTCGTCCAACAACTGTTAATTCATTTTTTTCAGTTAAAAGATTACAGTAACGCTGTAAAACTCGTTTACCATCAATATTCATCCAATTGTATCTAAGGCTCCAGATTGCTATTCCTAATAATCTGGGGTCTTTGCTCTTCTTTATCCAGAAGTCCATGTTTTCATGATAGATGTAATTTTCTAAAATGTATGCAGGTATATTGTTCCATTTTAATGGCCACCACTGAGGATTTAGAGGGTGCGGGCTAAATAGCCATTTTCTATCGGTATAGGTTCCTAAGATTCTCTCTATTTCTTGTAGTCTGTTTTGGCCCGGATTAAACGCGTTATAGTCAGCCCCATGTAGTAGAGGCATCATCTTTGAAAAGTATTTTGCATCAAACTTAGTATTAAACGTCATGTATGAGGCCCAGCCGGGCTGCCCAGCCAAACCTCCTGTGCTAACTGCTATCCCATTCTGGTGTAATAGGTCATAAATTAGATTATACCCAGTAGCATAGCTTTCTGGTGTTCTAGCGGGGCCGGACAGCCCGGTTATATTTACCTCATCTTCAATTAGAGCAGTAACGACCCTCCCACCGGTCTTCACTAGTTTTTTTGCATCATTTAAATTACCTACAAATGCAATCCAATTTCCCGGGGTTAAAAGCAAATCATAATTATAAGAGTATAAGACACCACCTACCTTCCCTCCAAAAATACTTAATAATTTAGGAATTTCTTGACTTGTAACTCCTGCAATCCACGCATATATCTTAGTCATTAGGGAACTCCAGATAGTTAACCGTCATTACCGGCAACGGTAACTGATAAGCCAAAATGTAGGCAAAGGTTTCTTCTGGGGCAGAAATTGATGTAATTACTACCCTTTCTTTGTGGAGAGACAACCAAGCATCATAGGTTATCATTGAGTTAAAGTGTAATACTTTTTGTTGAACCATTATGGTGTAGTAGTGTAGGGGTAAAGGGTTGTGCCTTCAGTTACCTGCCAGGCTGCTAACTTAAAGGTAAAGCTACCGGTATTACGATACATGGATAAGAAGTGCAAACTAGCTGACGTGCCTGCTGGAATGGTATTAGTTACAGTAACAGAGCGATTCCAGGTATTTAATGTGCCAACATCTGGTTCCCACTCCCACGCCGTAGTGCTCCAAGTTACTCCGTCTGCCTGCAAATAATAGTCCACAGTATCAACGGTAACAATTGCCTGAAGCCGGGCTGAGGACGCCAATGTACTGTTTATATACATGCTAATATTTAAAGCTTCACCGGGGGTAACATTAAACGTTCTGTTGCTGGTGACAGAAATGATATCCGCCGTAGTCGCCTGTACCCATGTTACCACATTTATTGAGCCCAATCCAGTTACAGTTTCAGTTGCATGAGAAACCGTGGAAGAACCAACGGTACCAACAGGGTCAGAAATGAGGTCACTTCCGGTAATTAGGTTGGTTGGGGGAATGGTAGTTACCGTGTACGGCGGCGTTGCGGTCGTGAGGGTGGTCACGGCGGCGTCGGAAGCGGTGCTGCGCGGTTGAGCAGTACCACCATTGAGGGTAATGATGCGATTAGAGAGGGGTTTCGTGTCCAGCACATTCGCGGCCATGGCTTCCAGGACATCATCGACGCTGGCAGTAGTCATGTTGGAGATTTTGATGTCCGATAGGGGCGTTGGCAGTATTGTAGTGGTACTGATTATAGCAACAGGACCGTTAAGTACCACTATTTGAACACCCGTGGGTAGATTCTTAACATCTCCACTTAAGGCAATATTACCACCCACAGTTATAGTTATCAACGCCCTAGGAAGATTTATAATACTCCCGGTCAAGTTATTATTCCCAAGATTGAGAACAGTAAGAGTTGTTGGCAACCCAACTACATCGCCAGTAATGGTGTTATTACCACCTAGATTAAAACTAGTCATACCCCTAGGCAACCCGACTACATCTCCGCTTAAGGTATTGCTACCCGTTACGTATAGATACGTGAGGTTCGCCGGGAGGTACTGCACGTCCCCAGACAAAGTATTGCTACCCTGTACGTTTAGGAGTGCGAGGGAAGCTGGGAGGTACTGCGTTTTGGTTCCGTAACTCGTGAGCACCGAAGCCGGACCGCTCCACCTAGTGACGTCCCCTAGCACCACTACCGGTCTAGTGACGGCCGAAGCGTACGTGTGAGCCAACACCGTATCAGCGCTGGTGTTCAGCAGGACGTAAGCGTCGGTATTGCCGTCCCCCCACCACGCCGCGCAAGCGCCGTTACCTCGCAAGTCCAGCTCGATGCCTGTGGTGGGCTGGCTTAACACGGTCCAGCTCATTCCGGCCGTCCAAACACTGGAGGCCCACGCTTCAAAACCGCTGGCTAGCGTAACTCCTAAGTCTGTGGCAGCAGCTTTAATATTATTCACTGGAGGAGTATTAGCTAAAGTTATGCCTCGTTTATTTAACAAATCTTTAGCAGCGGAATACGTTTGATACGACTCTGTAGCAGAGAGTTCTCTGGAATACACAGCAGCAACTCCCAGTGTCCCTTTAAATGACTGTGAAGCCGGAGAATCGGACGCGCCACCCAAGACGATTCTTTGGTACAAGAAAGGAGCCGTCGGTGGCGTGAGTGTAGATATTTCCGCACCATTTAAGTCTAGGGTGGTTGACGTAGTGTTTGTTCTAAGAGTTATATAAGAGTCTACATCCTGTGTATACGCACTCAACACATTAGTTGACGACAATGTGTCCGCTGTGTCTCTTACAAACAAGTCCATCCATCCGTTGGTGTTAACCCGAGCTGAGAGTAACGAGTGGTCTCCTCCGGCACCGCCAAGTCCAACAGCGTATCCATTGGCAGTAGCAGTTGAATCAAACTTAGCATGTGCAGAGACCGTTACCCCTGAAATATCTAATCCAGGTATTGTAGCTGTAGCAAACTGCCCTACACCATTGAGAAGTAATCCCCCTGAGGTAAAAACTGGGGCCGAAGAAACCCCACTAGTTGTGGTGGAAATAGTCCATAATTCTCCAGTAGCTTTACTATATAGTTGTGTGACATCACCAGGAGCATCTCTGGGTATATTTAAATTAGCTATTAAAATTGTTTTTTCGGCATCACTATATACCTTTATATCTACGATTGAAGCTCGTAGTCCGACTCCAACAGAGATAGTTTTATTAATAGTAGAACCAGTTGTTACCGTACCATCAAGATGTGTAATATCCCAATAAACAGTGCCACCAGTATTATTTGGGGTAGAGATGTAATTATTTGTAGTGCCCGATAGCCATAAATACTCCCCTACTGGGTTAATAGCGGATTTATCAGCAGTACCCAGAACACCATCATTACCCTGTCCGGTGTAATCATATAGAAGTTGTTTATGGGTGGTAGGGACATATGGTGGTAGGGTGGTACCGGCTACCATTTGTATATCTGCAAAAAAGATAGATTTAGTTCCGGTGACTAGGTCAACTTCTAGGTCTAACCTAAGACCGGTATTTCCTGCATTAATTCCAGACACTGTAAATACAAATTCATACCAATCGTTTCCCAGGTTAGTTATTGTTCCGGTACCTGATGTGATAGTTGGTATTGCTCCGGACCACGTTATAACTACAGTATAGGTGCCTGTCGTCCCCCCGAAATAATTATATACTAGAAGCTTTGTTTGTGGCGAATCTACATTTTTTAGTCTTATCCTGTAGGTAAAATTTCCACTTAAGTTATAGTCGGTGTAACCCCATGAGCGGGCTGCATAATTAGAGATGGCAGTTAATTTCCATACTCGTTTCTTACCGTTCCAATCTACTTCATTGGATTGGTATACAACGGTCGCAGTACTTCCATTACCGCTTCCCACCGAAATTGGAGACTCACTATAAGGAATAAGATTCTGACGTTCTATCTCCATCAGATAAAGAGCTTCCAAATTTTTCTGGGGGTATCCTCTCATTTTATGTCTCTCTTTAAGTGTGCTATACTAAGTAGGAGCGAAAACTATGTCAGAAGAAATAGATACAATTCCTGAGGAAGACGAAGAAGCGATAGAGTTCGAAAAGATAGTGGAGCACAGGCTTGTAGAGCTATTATACGCTAAAGAGTCTGACTAATTCTCATCATTCTAATCTCCACATATCATATACTACCTGAAAGGAGGGGATATGTGGAAGCTGGTCTTTATATTAGGCATCTTCATTTTGGGAGGATGCACCGTTATCGTTCAACCGGTTGCCAATTCTTATGATGTCATAGGAAGTAGTGCAATTGAACTTTATGGAGTTAGTGTAAATATTCCGCAACGTGTGACAATAGACGCTACCTGCACTAACAATCTATACCTAGAGGGTACAGTCTACCTAACCCGTGACCCTAAGAATGTATTTCTTTATATGCTCAACGGAGACTCGTTTACCAGCCTGACCGTCTATTGTAGCTTTGAGGCCGTTAATTATTTTACGGGTAGATATGTCCGACTTCACTACTAAACTAGAAAACACCCTAGACGCTATTCTTAGACATATTGGATTGGGAGTTAGAGGGTGACTTTGACGATATTGTAAGAATGAGAGAAAAAACCGGTAAAATAAGAGTGTTCACCACCAAAGCATTAACTGAAGGGAAAATATGAGATTAATTAGATGTGGTAGTAGTTACCTACATGGAGAATATCTATCCGAAGGTGACCGCCGCATAATTGATAAGGCTAATAATCCGGATGGCAGCTACGTTGAAGGACCCATGTGGGTAATCCAAGACAACATCCTTATTAGCCCGGAAGAGTTTCAAAGGGATTGTGTAGACATTGGGGATTTAGATGAAATACTTGAATATAGTGCTACGCTTACCCCTAGCCTCGGAAAAGCCTTAGAAGTAGCTTATTCTGCATTTCTCGACAGAGTTAGAAAGGACTAAAATGCATTACGATTATGCAACGATAAGCGCAAAATTAACATTCGCCGAAACTGCTCTAAAGGATTTAGGTAACGCTCAGGTACAAAGTAATCCGGGCCTTTTAGCAAGAGTAGAAAAACTTAAAGAAATTATAGACAACTTTTATTTAGGACTTAAAGAAAATGTCTGACACAATGTCCGCTTACATGTCCGATAAAACTGAAATACAGAAAAAACTAGAGTCGGCAACAAAAGTGTTACAGGAGATTGTCATACCAGACTTGCCAGAGGCAGACCTCGTGACTTTACAAACAGAGGCGTACGATGTTCACTACTATGTAAAAGACATCCTAGGTAATATAGATAAACTTTTATACCTAGAATCCGTAAACCAGCAACTGGACAGTACACTAAAGGCCATGAAGCATTTATCCCCGGCTCAGTACCCAAGGTTAGCAGACAAGGTACAAGAAATGCATGAGGTGTTGACTAAAAAATGTATAACTTCAAAACTCTAGAAGCAAAATTGGACGCTATAACAGAGCTTATAGCTGATATATCCATAGTAGAATACCTAGAAGTAGCAATGACTATAAAAGAATTTTCTAGTCTCCGCGAAGAGGTAAGTTACATAATCTCATCCCTTGAAGAAATACAATCAGAGCTATTACAGCCCGATAACTTCTCCCCCGTGGATGAAGAACAAACGGCTGTTTAGACATGATAAAGGAGGATTTATTGGCCGCCCTAAAGGACATAAACATCAAACTCAAAGATGTGGATGAAGACGACGTAGACTTTTTAGTTTCATTTTTTGAAGCCCTCATCCAACAAGTTAGAAAGGATAATCAATGATAAAATATGAAGAAATATTTACCGTTCTACTAAACATAAAAACACAACTTCAAGACCTAAAGAATAGAGGTAATACCCATTTTGATTTAGAGGATATTGGTGCTGAAGGTTTAATTGTACTACAAAATATTTCAACAGAGACTAAGGGATTGATACACGAATATTATGATGGACTACATCCGGACAATTATCACCATTTTAGACTACCTAGTTTTCATGATTAGAAAGGAAAGTCAATGATAAAAGCTGAAGAACTAGCAACTGCATTATCTAGTATACGGGGTACATTAACTGAATTTAAATTGAGAAATACGAAGTTCGACATGGAGGATATGACTGCCTATGACCTAATTCTACTGCAAAATTATGCTACAGATATTAGACAACTAGCCAATGAGTATTATGATGCTCTCCATCCGAAGACCTATCATGGGTTTAGATTACCTCGTTGGCATCGCTGCCACGATGATGAGGAAAACAAGTTCTAACAATTCCCCCGAAAGGGGGATTTTCATTTTATGATTTTTTACTCACCATGTTTTTCATTATTAGGTTTCCTTCCCAGATTATCTCTACAGAATTTCTATCCCCAGACAATTTTCCTCCCTAGATTTTATTTTTTCTTTCCAGAATCTTCCTAGATTTGGGGGTTTCCTTCCCAGATTTTTAAACTTGAGTTTTTAGGTGTCTTCCCCAGATTTTATTTATTTTTAAATTTGGGGTTTTTATAGTTGGTTATTAACTCCCTTTTTTCTAAAAGTTTATTTATTTTTAAATTTGGGGTTTTTATAGAGGGCTTAGTCCGTTTTGTTTGAAAAATACCCCTAGGGGTGATAAAGGGGGAGGGCGGCCGATTATGAGAACAGGGACTCCGATTTGCTTTCAAACCCCAGGGGTTATGAGAAAACGATGATAATTTCATGTGAAACATGAGAATATAACCATTTACATGAGAGTATACTAAGTACGTGAGTCTAAGATGAGGAAAGTATGAGAGAAGAATTAGAGAAACTAGGGATATATGAGAGTCTCATGAGATTCTGATGATAATATGGGCCAGAAGTATGTGAAACATGAAGGTAATATGCATTATCACCAAATTATCATGAGAAAAAGACGGGCCGCAGATGAGAATATGAGAGAAAAATAAGCTCTAAATGTGAAAAAGCTCTCATCTTCTCATGTTAATCATCGAGTATGAGTACATTATGAAAGAATCATGAAAGAATCATGAGAAAATACTGTGTACATGAGAGGTAGATGTGGAATAACCTGTCTTTATGAGAGGATTAAGCTATGTATATGTGGATGTATGGCCTTAGTATGAGAGAAAGATTAGTGAGTAGAACATGAGAGAATGATTAAGGTGCAGGCTCTTGACGGACGGCGTCCCACGTGATACGTTACCTGTATGGCAACGACTAAGCAGGTATCGTTCATTATGAAGCTGGCCGGCGAGCGTTCTTGTCAAGGCTCCGCCCGCGCCTTCCTCGGGAACAGTCCTAGTGTCTCGGATGCTTCCCGTGAGATTAAGCGCCTGTTCACGCTGCGGGTAACCGCCCCTACCATTGACCTGTCAGGTATTCCAAGCGGGCATTATGCCGCGCCGGATTCTCAGGGCATCATGCGGTTCCTCAAGGTGGACAAGGTCGACCGCGGACGGTGGGCCGGGTGGATATTCGTCAAAGCACAGACTTCCGACGACTACCGCAAACTTGGGGCACAGACTCCGAAGCGATTCTACGCCGGCGCCTACTGCGACGTGCTGAAAAGCGTTCTGGCCGACCCTAAGGTAGCAGCCGCGCGCTACGGCCACGAATTAGGAGTATGCGGTATCTGTGGCCGCACGCTCACCGACCCGGTTTCGATTGAAGCAGGTATCGGCCCTGTATGCGCGAAGCGATTCTGAGACTAAGGGGCGGGCTAATTACCCGCCCTTTTCTATGATGAGAATATGATTAAGGTTAGGGACTTGCTAACCGGCCGGATTTATGATACCGTCAGATATGGGATTCGAACGGTGGATTCAGAAAGTGAATGAAGCGCTGGTCGAACATACGGGATTCACGGTCCAAGCCTTCGGGGCGTTCCCCTACTGGCAAGAATACCAGGCGGGCATGACGCCCATAGAAGCAGCGCGGAGGACAGAGAATGCGTGACTACAGAGTCTATATCCTCGGGTACGAAACTATCATAACGCGCGGTTCTCGTCCGCGTGTGTGCTTCTACGGCCCCGCTTCCGGCGCGGCGTGGCCCGTCGCCTGTCGGCTGGCCCGGCTTCTCAAGGCCACTATTCGCCGTGGCACTAGCCCGATTCTCTGCTCAGCGGTAGACGTGGAGTACATGGCGGCGTACCCGGCAGGGCGAGTCTAAGCCTAAGCCTAAGCAGACGGGCCGTTATGGCCCGTCTTTTTCTTTCGTGAAAACTATCTAGCATGAGAATAACATGAGAAACAGATTAAGGCCCTACCCCCTTGCATCACGGCCCGATTTATGATATTTTCAGATATGGAAGCACTCAAGAACCTCACGGATGAGCAGCTTATCGACGCCCTTGCCGAGTCTGTCGCCGCCGAAGCGGCCGCCAAGACTGCCGCAAACGTTCTCAAGGTCGAAGCGAAGGCGCGGTGGGACGTGGGCGGCAAGTACACCGCAAACGGTCACACCGTGACCCTCACCGAAGTTGAACGTCGCCTGTACCGCGTGCGCGAAGTGTTGGGCGTCCAGCGGGCGCTCAAGTTGAATCCGTCCGACATCTTCACCGTCAAGGCTGCCGGTATCAAGAAACTGCCGGCGGACGTACAGGCCACGCTTCCGTTCACGGCCGACGCCACCGTTCGGATAACCGTCAAGTAACCGCACACAAGACAGGCGCCCCTTACACAAGGGGCGTCTTTTCTAATGATTCTCATAGAAGGGCCAGGTATAGTCTGGTATGGATTCCAAGAAAATGACCTATAAACAATGGATGAAACAAGTGAATGACGCGATGGAAAGCATTGCCGGCCTCGCAGCCGAGGACCTGCCGGACTACCTGTACGCGGACGACTACGCGTCGCACACTCGCCCTGTGACAGCCGCCAAGCGTGCGCTCAAGGACGCGGGATGGTAACCGGGACTTTCCGGCCGATGTACGGTGGCAAGAGGAAACCGGAAGAAATAGAAGCCGTGTTGACCGAACACCTAGCAGTCCATCACAATTTAAGCGGTATTCGTGGATGGGAAATTAGTCACTGCGCGTCCGGTCGCCGCATCATAGACAACATCCCAAGTGAAAAGAAGGCGCGAGCCTTGGCCAAAGCCTTAGAAGCTGTAGGTGGCACAGACTGGGAGTTTTCTACCTTGCCCGACGACTCTACCCTGTCGTCCAGAGTAGGGCCTGTGCTGAAAGAACATCTTACCCTGTGGGGATACGCTCGATAAAGTTTTCACAATTCCGGTCGGGAGGGGCATGGCATACGCTGTCAAGGTGGAGAAGAATGGAAAGTACGCCATGCTTATGTGTCGCGGTAAAGAATGGAATGTAGAGTCCATCGCGGCACTAGCAAAGGGCCTGGGCTACGTAGTGGTAAGCGTGCATCGAGTATGACGTGATACTCCATGAATCCCTAGCAAAGAGCATCATGGGGCGGTATGGCAAGACACGCTTAGTCGTACTCCGGGACTCCATCTTACTTGTACAGAATGAGCCGGCGATACCGGGAGGGTATGCCGGTCACGATTATGCGGACTTGACACTGGCTGTCAGAGTGCTATAATCAGTTATGGCCCTTTATCACAAAGACGTTTTCTTCCCGGCCCCGGCCCGTAACCTGCAATTTTCGGCACTGTTGCGCTACAGCGCCCATGCGCGACAGGCTGCAACTACCGACCAGTACGGCCATATTGACCTGCCGGCAGTGTTTGACAGCCGGAAGGCTGTCCTGGTCGAAGCGGAAGTAGAAGGGCAGAAAGTAGTCAAAGCGGTCTACCGGCAGCCATACCAGGGCAAGCAGGACTTGGTACTTGTCATTAACCCCGAGGATAGGCTGGTCCGCACGGTATGGATTAACCGGCACGGTGACGCCCACCGTACGCTTGACCGTAGCAAGTACGCGGAGGAGTAAAAATGAAGCTAGCGCTTGTACAGACTATCTGGACGACAGACTCCGAATTCTTGTATCTAGTGAGGACCGGAGACTCGTTCGAGGACTTGCGGAAGGATAAGGGCACCGTACAATACAACGTGGCGGACTTGCCGACCAAAGCCGGCGGATACGATATCGTAGAATTGCAGCCGTTGCATGTAGTAGAGCCAGAATATCTGATTCAGCTATCCCATGCATGGGACGATAGTTGACAGCGTGGACGGGAAGGGGTAGACTACTTTATGGATGACTTTCTTACGGAACGCCAAAGTGACGAGTTTATCCCGGACACCTACGACTCGGAAGCAGAGTGTGAAGACTGGGCAGACTATGAAGCGTTGTGTGACTAAGAAAGGGCGTGGATGATGTACCGTGCAACGATTATCGGGAATCTGTGGATGAGCGGAGAAGGGTATACCAACGTGCCCATTATTGCAGACACAACGGAAAATGCGATTAACCAGGTCGAAAAATGGCCAGACTTCGATGGGGTAATTGACTATGAATTGGTACATTGGCGGGAGTGCAAGTGCTGTCACGCGGAGACTAGACGCGACGTGGTACGGCCCTGGACAACGCCTAGGCCAGAATTGGCCTTAGCGTACGAATGACGTTCTCTGGCCTGAGAATTTGACCACCGAGACACAACCGGCTGGACATATCACAGGCTATGCGTAGCGGACGACGTGCATACACTAGCAGGGGGCACATAGGTGATAGTACACCGATTAGTGGCCGGCTCTTGACAGCCGGCCCTTTATGTGATATTTTGAAGTATGGAAACAGACTGGCGCCCCTCACAAGGAGAACCGATTATGACCGTCAATGGACACCGCGTACTGTACGGCTGGACACCGTCAACCGGCGAACACTGCTACTATGACCTTACGGCGGACGTCTTCCTTACGGACGCGGACTACGAGGACCTGCGCCATGCGTAAAGAATCCGAATTTGACCGGTGGAGTAAACTGGTAGCCATCTTGACGGAAACCGAATTGTGGCAATTGCGGGCGCGAGTGCCCAAGCATGACCCGCACCGCCAAGCGAAACTGCGCATGATAGAGAAGCGCATCGCCATGCGGCACGGCTTCCTCGGGTCATAATGTACTGTCTCGTACAGAGGCTGGACACAATCAGAGGCGACCGGACCGTGTATGTCACAGTACCCGGCGTTGGCATTATCGGGGTGGACAAGGCGAGGGTTAGACTGTTCAAGATGCTGGAAGATGTTGAAAGAGCCTACCCGACCGCCGAAAAAATAACCCTGCCGCCACTAACGGTAGCTTCGGGCCGGTTCCTACGGATAATCGCCCAACATGGAAGGGGGATACGGTATGAGACTGATACAATGTCTTTTCTATGAAGGTGAGCAGACCCAACGGCTCTACCTGGTCCTAGAAGCAGACACTGTGGAGAATATCCCGGCAGCAAAGCGTTACTTGTGCCGGACCCTTGAGGAGGTGTTTTATCGGTTCCCCCAAACAGACTTCATCGAGCTTCCAAGCTACCGTGTAACGTGGAATGAATACTCCGACTTGGAAAACGAATTGGAGTCCAACCGCAACCCCGTCCTCAAGAGTCTATTGTCCAAGATGGAAAAATGGTAATAGTACAGCACGTCCACAATGAGAATAGAGGGATACTGTATCTGGTCCGCACTGTGAAGCGCAGGAGACTCCTAAGGACGGAGTGTGTGTTCATGGACCACCGAGTTTATACTAGGTTGGAAGATATCCCATTAAGGGGCGGAAGAATCATCTTGCTAGCCCCGCTGTCCATAACGGAAGAAGAATATGACTTCCAGGAACGCTTGGAGAAGGCTCAAGACCGTGGAGAACACCCAATACTGAGGTGGAAGTAACATGACAATTGTCCAGGCTGTTTATACCCCAAGAAAGACGCTCTACGTGGTAACAGAGGATGGAGAACGCCGCGTGTATCGGAACCTCCCTAACCTTCCCCGGCAGGCAGTAACACTCTACCCGCTGGAAGTGACGGAACGGGAGTATATGCTACACTCCGCCATGTCATGGGAAACCCGGTAAGTCCAGATAACCCCGTCAATTGGCGGGGTTATTCTAATCTTTCTCATGCTAAGGTGGCATACCATGAAGCATGGAATTGAAGGTAGTTGCTACCAGCATTTTCCAGGACGTCATCTCGGACTTACACCTTGAGGACGTAGAGTTTACGCTCCATGCTTACCATGACCCGTCCGTAACCGGCGCCATAGTGTCGTCCTCGGTAGTAGTCTCATACCCTTCCCCCGAGACGTTACACGCCGACCTGTTTCTTAACCTGTTGCAATGCTCTGACGTCCGGGACGTAGTTGTCATCATTGCGCACGAGGCCCGGCACGTATGGCAACACTTCAATATGCCAACGGCAAGAGACTCGTTTGACGCTGCAAAGACTGTACACGATGCCGCCGTCTACCGTAAGTTGCCAACAGAGCGGGACGCCGACTTGTACGGCTTCCAGTGTGAGGCTCGGCTTGACTACCACAACGAGACTGTGACCGAAGGGACGCCAAGCTTCTATGAGTATGTCAAAGGCTTTGATTATTGACGATGATACTTGCCGGGTAGGCACTATTCGTGCTTGGGCGCGCCGTCACGGTATCAGAGGCGACGTTGTGCATTCTACCGTCTTTGATACGGGACTGCTAGGTGAGGCTGACGTCGTGTTCCTTGACCATGACCTGGGAAGTGAGGACGTCTATAGCAGCCTGAGAGGAGTAGACTTTTCTCTGTTACAGGATACAGTCTTCATTGTGCATTCTATGAATCCCGTCGGCGCTGCTAACCTAGTAACTCTTCTCAAGGATAATGGCATCATAGTGTTTCGAGTGCCGTTTTCCATAATTCTCATGGAAAACTAGCCTAGTATAAGAAAAGGAGATACTCACAATGCCTACCAGAACAGTCCAGAGGTTCTGCGCAACACATAACGCCCAAGGCAACCCTCGGACAGTCTATCAAGTGGTAGTCCTCGGTACTACTAGTGCCGAAGTCTCCTACTACGATGAAGGGTATCGAGGTTGGGATGCACTTCCTGAGGACCCCCGACTTGGTACCACAATTTATCTCCCAGACGTGTTCATCACTATAACGGAGTACAACACGCTGCGGAAAGAAGAAGGAAAGGGTCCTGTTGTTTATGATTGATAAAGAGACTGCGGATAGCCTGAGAATTTTCCTGCTTGACGCTGACCTGTACTGGCAAGGCAAGCAGAGAAGGGTAAGGTCGCCTCAGTTGAAGAAAAGCATCCAAGCGCGACGGGAGAGAATCCATCTCCTGTCGACAAAGCTACAGGAGATGAGGTAGGAGCATGTTTACTACACGAGAATTCAGAGGCTTTGTGACAGTCGTCCATACGCTGCAAGACCGCGTAGGGACCGTTACACGCACCGTATGGAGTAGTTGGTACAAGCAGCACGAACAGGAAGTGAAGGACTGCTTCCTGAAAGGTATGAGTCCCCAGGAAGCCTTTGCTAGCGTTAGCCTGGAAGCACCTTAACGGGCTTGCTAGCGTTAGCCGCGTACAGTAGAGCGTCTTGCATGAGGCTGTCCCTCTGGGCTATCGTAGCGTAGCTAGCGGGATGGACAAGTATTCTGTCCTCGCACAGGTCCAGGTAACCGTACGGGTAGGATTCTCGCCTAATTATCTTCGGCGTTTTCGCCATCCTGGCTCCCTAGAAAGTATGATACGATGATGAATGCCACGCCGGCTATCAGGGTTACTATGACCATAAGCATGCTCAAGTATAGTCCACTAAGTGGCGGCCTGTCAAGTGTTCATCTTTCTAACCTGGGGAAGATGTAGTATAAGGGGAGCTTCCGAATAAACACACAAGCTGGACGCTCATTCATAAGCGCCCCTTCTAAGCAGAGGGGGCGTCTTTGGTCCTAATGTTTCTCACAGGTCCTTATCCTATACTCTAGCTATGAAACTCAAAGTAGTGCCACCCGCTAAGCCGCACGTTCTCTGGCTGGACCTCATAACGGGCACTCTACAAGCGGCCCCGGTAGCGCCGGAAGTGCCGGAGTCGGCCGACGTTATTATGTGGTATCTTCCGTTAAACCGTGATGCTCACGAGACTATGAAGGCCGCCGAGCCCTTCGCCCAAATTATACTAGACTACGACGATAACCTCCATAACCCCTTACCAGACAACGTGAAGTTAAATGTCTACGAGGTAGCGGTTGAGGCAATTAGTAATCTTTGCACGGAAAGGGAGTGACGCGTGGACGTTAAAGTAATCTCGTCAAAGGGCGACAAGCTGTGCCTGGACCATAAGACAGGAGACTTGTACGTGGACTACACGGTGCGGGGCAAGCACGTCACCGGGTGGTCAATCAGTGCAACTACGGACACCGACGAGCTACTCCGCCTCGTTGCCCCGTTTGCCAAGATTGTCCTGGACTGCCTTGAGGTTCCAAGAGACGGCTTGGCGTATCAGGCATACATGGGCGCTAGCCGGGCAATTATCCACCTCTGCGACTCATCATTCTCATGCGCACTCGGCCTATAGTATAGCTACCTAGGACGTACGCCTAGACAGTGCGGGTCCCACTATAGGATAAGAGCACGACGGGGGGATGCCGTAGAGCACAGCGCCTAACGTGGGTGCTGTGTCTCATTTTGAGAAAGGAAGACTATGGAAGTTAAAATAACCCCGTCCATGGAGTCTCGGAGTATATGCCTTAATTTGGAAACGGGCGACTTGTGTATCAATCGCACGATACCAGCAGGCAACACCGTAGGATGGGCAATTATGCGCGATACGGACGACCTGGCCATACTGGGGGCTATTCTTCCATTTGCCCAAATTCTCCTGGACTACTACTACCACCCAAAGGGCACTGTGGAATACCAGATGAGGGAAGAAGCTAGCCAAGCTATTAGCAACCTCTGTGACTTTAATACTTCTCATTCTGTCTAGGCCTATAGTATAGCTACCTAGGCAGAGCCTGGGCAACACGATATGCTGCAATACCCACCATATTGATATATCCGGGTATTTGCACTACTCCGCAGCGGCCCCCACCCATTATAGCTTCACCGGGGGGTCGCTGCCCTCATACTCTTCACTTAGTATCAGCCTATACTACATACGTGCCTAAGGTATACGCGGAAGGCACAACCCGAGGTACCCGGGGCACTACTCCGCAGCGGCCCCCATTACAGCTTCACCGGGGGCCACTTGCCTCTTATATTTCTCACTTAGTGTTGGTCTAGAGCTGAAAGGGCACATACAATAGGACAGCGGATGGACACGGAGGTAAACATGGACAGTCTCCTGGAAGCATACGCAAAGGTCTACGCCCCAGAATTCACAGAAGAGAACACGCTGGACTGGGCACCCGAGCCTTATATCACGCCCCAAGAAGTTCTGCGTAGGATGGGAGCCTTAATCGTGGAGAACGAGCGTTCTTACAAAGGTGAAGAGTAGTATGGATTTAATCATGCAAGTTGAAGTAGCTTATCCGGAGCCCGGCGTGTCCTCCCGTCTAGAGTATCACTCCGATACTGAATTCTTTGTGTACAAAGGGGCGGCTAGAGGCTTGGAAGATAAGGACCTGACAGGGGTAACCACCCTCAAAGAGGCGATGGCTGTTGTGGACTCTAAGACGGCTCTGAGAATGGAAGATGACTACTTCAACCTGTTTGAGTTTGACGGTGTGCTACGGGACTTTAACCTATCAGCTCATCCTTCTCATTTATAAACAGGGTATTATATGGCATGGAATCCAAGGACGTAGCCATCTACTACGTATTACTTGCCATGACCGACTCTAAGGATACATTCATGAGGGACTTGGGACACGCTTTGGCGTCGGTAGATAATGACCGGGACATCCTTAACGTGTTTCGGATATGGGAAGACCGCGTTAACGCTTGTGTCCAAGACTGGTGGTCCCTTCATGGCAAGAACCTCCCAGAGTTAAACCATGCTTAAGAGCCATGCCGCCAAACTAGCCCGGAAGCTAATGGACGAAAACGGGCTAGAGGACGTAGCCTTAACGTGGAACAAAGGGAAACATTGTCTGGGGTACTACCTTTTGGGAACAATCAGCTTGTCGGAGCCGTGGGTAACCAATTTGCCCACAGAGCACGTAAAGTACATCATACTCCATGAGATAGCTCATGCGTTAAGCAGCACTGATGCAGAGCATGGGAAAGAATGGCAACAGGTAGCAAGAAAACTTGGTATTGCATCGACGAGGACCGCTTCCTGTATTCCCGAGGAGATTACACGGGACGTAGTGCAGAAGGTGGCAAAGTACGTAGCCGTATGCCAAAAGAACCCCGAGCATAGGACTTACTTCAACCGGATGGGAAAACACTGGGCTAACCCTAATTACTATCGCTGTAGTGTCTGTGGGGGCGATTTTGAGGTAACGGAGAATGACAGAAGCTGAGGCTATGATGAAGTCTGAGGATGCCTTCCTGGTAGCACTGGGAAAAGCACTGCTATGTGCCAGCCCGCATGATAGACGCATCATCCTTGGTACATGGCATCTACAGATTTACTTATGCCTTGAAAAGGATAATACTTCTCATACAGAAGGGACGTAAAATAACGTATGGATACCAAAGAGAAGCTCCAGAAGGGCGATGTTGTTATCCTGATAACCGGCTGGCCCGGCGTGGTACGAAAGGCCATGAAGAGCGCCAAGGACGAGTTGGTCCTCGTAGATGTTTTCGGGTGGGAACATGAGATGGGCGACGTATACGCCAAGGACATCATCCACGCCTACGATGAGTTTGCGGTCTACCCTGCTAACGGCCGGGTAGTAAAAGACTGCCTGGGAAAGACCGGACAGTCCATGGACGCGCTGCTAGCTAGCGTAGAAAGAGGGCATAAGAGATGAGGGGGATTAAAGAAGAAAACATTGTAGCGGAGGTGTATAGGTCGACTGATAGTGACGCCTACTCTATCGAGGTGCTGTACTTTGACCAGGTAGAGAATGAGGCATTTTTGGATGCCGTTGGTGGACCCGACAGTAAATACGCCAAGTTAGTAAACGGGAAGTTTGTACGTGGGGAGAATTATATCATCCCGTTTGCCGACGAGATAAAGGCGTCTCTCTGGCTAGAGGAAGCACGGAAGGACAGTGACGCAAAGGTCTATGATGGCCCTCAGAAGCTTTGGAGTCCAAACTTGACAAAATAGAGGAAATGGTCTATACTAGGCTTAGTTTAACCGGGCGAGTAAACCAGAGTACGCGGTGACGGGACGCGGAAACGGAAGAAAGCCCCTTTTTATGGTCTCAGGTGTAATCGGATATCACCTTCACCCAAAACTGACTTTACTTGTTCGTATCGACGGCCCCAGAGAGCCCCCAGATGCCGCTGTAAGGCCGTCGCATTCTCTCGACCGGTTCCCCTATCAATAAAGCGGACAACGCCTAATACAGACCACAGGTGCTCTTGTAGGCGTAACCCTTGACCGTCCTCGATATGAAATATTGTTACCCCCGCTGAGTCCGGACAGCATATACAAAGTGTCTATGTCCTCTAGATTCATTATGCGGAGACAAGCTTTCTTACGTACAAGTCATAGTTTGGGTGACCCCACTTTAACACTAGTTCGTCTACATTATACCACCCGAACGCTCTTTTATCATTTGGCGACATGAGGATGTTAAGTACCGGAGCAACTAGCCGGGCGTTAAGAGGGACGAAGTCCCCCTTCAATGGAGAGGTAGCATCAAGCTCGGGAACGTGATAATCTGGAAACTGTAGTCTTTCCTTGACCTTAAAACTGTTTAATATCGTCCCACTTTGTGTCAATGACCACCCAAACCCGTTCGTCAGGAATTCCAGGTTAACGCCACGTTGCGAGCGGAGAATCTTGGGTCTCTTGATAGGTGCTAGTAGGAGCGTGGTATCCCAGTCACTTAGGCACCCCTCGTGGGTAAAGAACATATAGCCATCCGTTGCTGTCACGCGCCCAGTGGGTTCAATAAGGAGCGGGTACGCTCCTTTGTAGGCTAGATAGGATGCCGCGCTGAAGGCTGAAGTGTCGTTAATCATTGTGTTCCAGACATAGTCTTTCTATCGCCTGGTCTGCCAGGTCAAGAGCCAGCGTTGCAAGGGCACTATCTTCAAGCTCGTCCAGGTCCAAGAGACTCTGTGCAAACCCCTTAATAACAGTAAACAGGGTGTAGGCGTCCTTTGTAGTTGTAGGCCACTCCCACGTAAAGTGATTTGCCTGTGACTCCATCCCGCCACGGAGAAGACCATCCTCCGACGAAAGGGAGATAAAGTTAACCTCATTTTCTACTTTGACCTTCATGTGTTTTTTTCCAGACATAGTGCCTCTATCGCCGAATCCGCCAAATTATAGGCTCGTAACATTATTGGGTTCGTCTCGTATTTGTATGTATCTAAGAGAATCTGGGCAAACCCTGAGATAGCATTAAGTAAGGCCTCGCTGTTCTTTGTATTCGTAGCCCATCCCCACATCGTTGCCTGGTACCCATCCGTCCCACAAAGGATACCGGTTTCGTGTGAGAGGGAAATATATGTGACATGTTCCACTTTAACCTTCATCTCTTCTTCTTTAACCTTCATCTCTTCTTCTTTAACCTTCATCTCTTCTTCTTTAACCTTCATCTTTCCTCCTTTAAATCTCTTGATATGCTTATTTACAAAGTCCATGAATTGCTTTTCGTGCGTCAGAGGCCACTTGGCGTGTGATATCCCCAGCCTCGTGACAATCAATGAGCACTTGTGCGAAACCAGCAGCCTCCATGAGAAGAGATTCGCTATGCTTAGTAGTAGTGATGGGCCAACGCAAACGGGCTAGGAGCGTATAGTTTTTCTCAAAGGTGGAACCCGTTTGAATGGAAAGCTCCGCAGTGCTCATGTCAAGTTGAAGAACGCGGCCACTTTCGTGCAACACCTTAACCTTCATATCTCCTCCTTTAACATGATGGGTGGACTATAACATAGGGGATGTTAAAGTCCAGCGGCGGAACATACAGCTTCGATAACCTCGGCGTATTCGGAACTCCACTCTGCAAATGTATCATCTACAAGTCCGATTGTCAATAGCTTCATAGCAAAGACTGATAACTCCTTGAGCAGGTCATTAGTTTCTGCCGTGTTTAACCCCCTTGTCGTCCACATTAAAGTATGATGCTCTACTATGTCAGTTTTAGTCTCATCATCAAGAATTGCCAAAGCGGTAAAAATCCCAGTGTTCTTCAAGATAACGTAGCGATAATAGTCCCCGACTTCTTCCACTCGAAAGTTGAGGTGAACACCATATCCCTCCATCGTCGTAAAGGTGAGTTTGCAATGGTGGTCAATATTCTTCCAGGCCCTTTCCCCAGCCCCGTTAAACGTGTAGCTGGGCTCAATGTTATTTAATAGCTCTTGTGCAAATGGCTGTATCTTCCTCAATAATGCATTAGCGGCCGCAACCGAAAACACTGCAATTTGCCATTCACGTACCGTTGCGTTACTCCCGAGAAGCACTCTTTTTTCATCCGGCCGGTCCTTTAGTACAATTGTTAATCTTCCCAAATTTAGGTCCAGTTGAACATATGGTTGTGCTGGGTCATCATAGCTCTTCGGTAAATGATATGTCTCAGGTAGCAATTCAAGCTTCATGTAGACATCTCTCTACGTCCGAAAACAACGCTTTGCGATACTGTGCCTGTAGATAGTCTTCTAGTCCTACCAACGTGGTATCCTCCGCTACAAGCTCGTAGACAGCTTCCTCTAGGCTTACCAGGTAGTTGTAGGTATGGCCCTTTAGGTTATGAAGGTCCTCAATTAGTAAAAGAGCGTTACGGTCATACTTGGACATTCCCACTAGCGTCGTAGCCATCCATTTTTCGGCGGTTACCCATTTTGCCCTTTCATAGGGGGAGTCAAATGTGCGAATACAGAGATTAAGGATATCTCCTTGCGCCATAAGAGCGGAGGTTGTAAGATGTAATTCATTTTTATCTATGGTAGCCCCGTCTACTATTTCCTGGGCCGCCTCGGTAATATCCCTCAACAGTGCGTTTGTTCCATCCGCAGTTAATGGAGCAATTTCCCATTTAAGATTAGGAAGTAAAAGGTCACTAACAACTGCGTCAGTAGCCCACAATTCCTGCGCGAGGGTATCGAGGAGTACATGACATTTTCGTGGGATATTACCGTCAAAGCTCAATAGTGACCTTTTCTTTGGTATAGCAGTAACCATTACTCCCAGCCTTCTTCCTCATAAATTTCAATAGCGGTTTCTACTAGCCCTTCAAGCTCGGTAAGGGCCTCCGCTTCCGTAGCTCCAAATGCCGATAGAGAAGGGTATTCCTCGCAAACCGCGATAAACCCATGGTCTTGAGGGATAATACTATATTGCATTACACACCATCCTATCGTGCATTCCTTGTAGGTAGTCAGGAAGGTCCAGTAACACTATACCCTCCCCTAATAGCGACTCAATATCAGTCTCCAATTCCAAGAGGAAGTGATAGTCTCTATTACACTCTTTCAACTTCTCTACAACTGTGTATGCCTTAATATCATCAAGACAAGGTAGGATACTGGTTATCCATGACTTTGTCGTCATTTTTTTTATCAAGGGATAAGGGGAAGGAAAAGTATCCCTACAAACCTTTTTAATCTCTTTTATGGCAGTGGTAGCCGGCGCCGTACTTATAACCGTCTCGTTGTCAAAGTCCAACACGGAGCCATCCACAATTATCTGTGCCAGGTCGGAAATATCCTCCATTAACTGGTTAATACCACTTAGGGTTAGAGGCCCGACTTCCCAATTCAGCTGAAAACGGTCCCATATAGCTGAATCAGCAAATAAGTCGTAGGACAAACTAGCTGGGTCAGAACAAAGGCTATAACACGAAAGAATGCTACCAGGCAAATATAACCCTATAAAGGGTTTACCTTCTATTGGGGCTGTACGTCTAACAATCCTCATAGCCGCTCACTTCCGCGCATAGGATGGAGATATCAGCTTCTGCTCGAACCGCTTCTTTGGTCATTTTCTTCATCAAGGGAATACAAATCTCCAAAGCGGCGGCAACAGGACCGCTAGGCAAGTATGGTCCTGTCACGGGTTTACTCTCTACCATGTTTAACAATCCTCATAGCCGCTCACTTCCGCGCATAGGATGGAGATATCAGCTTCTGCCCGAACCGCTTCTTTGGTCATTACAACCAGGACGGGCTCCGGGTGTGAACCATCAAGCACCTGCTGTGCATAGGGTTTAATATCCTGCAAAAGCATCTTCAAAGCAGGCGTTGACAAGTCCTTATGAATCTTCCAAATCGTAGCAATACCGGTATTTTTACCAGACCCTACAGACAAGTTTCCAGTCTCGTAGTCCAGTATAACATAATGGTCTTCCAGCTCAGAAGGCGCAATCACATTCACCGACTTCATGGTATTTTCCTCCTACCCATACAATAGCACCGTTAAAGATGAGAATTATAAGTAGGTGCTATCGCATAGGTCACAGATGGCGTAGTAAGCGGCGCTCGCGGGGCCGTCTGGAAGGTCAACTTTATTGTTTCCAGCCGCATCTTTTACAAGCTTATAATTATCCAACAGAATCTGTATGTGTGGCTTAATCGACCGGAGTAAAGTCTTCAATTCCTTTGGGGGTAATACTTCTTCAATTCCCCACCACAGGATTGCCCAGTCAAACTTATGCGGCTCTATCCCGGCCTTACGTAAGCATTCCTTTTGAGTCGATGTCTTCCTCTGGTTCCAGGTTACCCATAACTCTCCGGATAACACATCTAATCCAATTTGACGAGCAGGTTTAGGTACCTCTCCAAGAAACGTTATAGAAGTCATGGGGAGGAAAAACCGTAAGGAAGAGGAGAACGGGTGATTACAGCCAGTAGGTAATCAGGGAGGGGGCAATTGTGCCTATAATAGTCACGAGCCAAGCGCTTGAGTGTCTGTTCCATGTCTTTATCTTATCCCGAAGAATTATGAGAAACATGATAACGGCCTCCGCAGTGACAGCGGTATGCTCCGGCGGACCATAATTTCCCCATACGATTAAAATAATACCGATGGGATGGGTCGGTCTCACAGATGGCGACGTATTTTGCCACGCTCTGGCGAAGGCGTTTCTGTACTTCTACCGGAACATCGTGGGCCGTACGAGATGGAGAAACTCCTAGTTTCCGGGCCATCTGTTGCCAGACATGGTCATGGCCATGGTCAGGGGTCAGCGCATGGGCAATCTCATGCAACACTGTGTCCCGTACTTGGTCCTCATCCAATATTTTTAACCAATATTTTGACAGCTTAATCTGCACGGGTTCGTGAACGCCACGTGCGCTTGTTCTGTACTGATAGGTTCCCAAGGTTCGTTTACTACTACTTATCTTGAGCGTTAATGTATCTAGACCATGTTGGTTCATTAACTTCCGGGCAAGGGTGACGGCCTTTTTCTGCTCCATGCTCTATTTTAGTCTGATAGTTAATGAGAAAGATTAGTCTCATGCTTCTCAGACTATTTAACGCTATTATTTATCCATGGCACTCCGAGTAACACTCAAGCCTACAGCTAACAGAAAACTTGTAGGCAACAACAAGCATCTCCCATTCTACGCTACCTATCGTGAAGTTGGTACGTCTTGCCCCACTAATTGTAGCCTGTTGAACAATGGCTGCTATGCGCAATTTGGCAATGTAAGACTACAGAGTATAGGCACTTACTCTACGGAAGACGGTAAAGTCTTTCTCCGGGAATTGAAGAGGATTCCCCACGGGGCCGCCCTTCGGCTACATGTATCCGGCGATGTTATGGCGGATGGCGACCTAGACGTAGACTACCTTGACGCTATCATCCTCGGGGCCAAAGAGCGCCCCGACGTAAAGATGTATGGGTACACTCATGCATGGCGGGTCATTGACCGTAAGCGGTTTGTGTTCCCCGAAAACTTGACATTAAGCGCTTCCTGCGAGCAACCGGAAGAGGTAAAGGAAGCTCGTGCAGCAGGTTGGGATACCGTCATAGTGTTGCCATATGATATTAAAGGGAAGCGTTTCGGTGACGTGGTAGTATGTCCGAACCAGACCGTTGGCATGACCTGCGATAAATGCCGCCTCTGCTTCAAGCCAAATCGTTCCCTAACGGTTGGGTTCAAGGCCCACGGTCGCGGGAGACTACGTGTAACTTCACATCTTTCTCATCGTCAGGACAAGTAGGATAAGGACATGGGAAAGACACATAAAAGGAAGTTTGGACAAGACTACGGAAAAAAGCGGGTCATGGCCCTTTTGCAAGAGGTCCGAGGAAAGGCTCGACAGGTGCTTAAAGAAGGCTTGAGACTAGAGAGGTTGATAGATAAAGATGGTGTTTAAGCTTACCCTTACTCACGAATACGAGGCCAACCCCTCTGGCTACTTTACAAAAGCCCCGGAAAAAGTGACTCAAGGGGTACTAGATGAGATGATTGCAATAGATACGTCAAACATGGACGACCTTTTAGACAACATCATCGAAAGTGGAGACTACAGCGTAACAATTGAAGCCAAGTGACTTTCTTTGGAAAGGAAACTTAAAATGTCTACCCCTTGTCGAGTAACATTCGCACCTAATGGTGGTACTATCTACAAGCACTGGGACGGCTACCCCGAAGAAATGGTTCATGTATTCAAGGGTTTCTTTGACAAAGTGGAGGCAGAAACCAAAGATACGCGATTCCATGATGCCCCTTACCTTGCCGCCAAGTTCGTTGTATACCTGGCCGGGGAATATGCCCAGGACCCTAGTCGTCCGCTGGACTTTCTTAGCGTCGGGGTCGTAAAGTCTACCAGTATGACCGGAGAGTATGCTTATACGGTGAAGTCCCATAAGGACAACCGCCGCCCTACGGTCACAGTTGCAGTTGATAAAGTAGAGTTTCTTAATGGTAGCCGGAAGGCTACGGTCACGGCAGGCGAAGAGAAGGTGTTGCGCCCATGACGCTGCCTGAATTAAAAAGCGAACTTAAGGAAGTATACTCAAGAATCTCCTCGCCAGCCACTATTCATGTTTTAGTACATAAAGGGGCGCCCCCTGTCCGAGCCTTTAAGGTGCCTCGGGGATTGATAATCAACCTTAAGGATGGAAGAAGCGCGGCATTCCCCGAATGGGTAGTACAAGATGTTGCAGGTTTTAATGTTAACATTTTGTACAACTTGGAGGTCCTGAATTATCAAGACATGGGTGAGCTAGAAGAGCAGGCTTTACCGTCCATCTCAATAAATGAGCAAATCTAGTCAGACAAAACGTCACCACTTATCAACAAGTGGTGACAGTTTGTCTCATACGCGAGCGGAGTAAAAACTAATCCAATACGTCTCACAACAGCCTAATCAATGCGTCGCCGCGAGCATCGCGATGGTGACAGGACTGCCTCTTAACACCATTCCTACCTGTTGGTCGGCAACTACCGTGACAGGTGTAAAGCATCTACTGCTCGAAGCGGGCTATGGTATCAAACACCTTCACCGCATGACATGGCCAAAGGGTCACATTCTGGGTGTGGAAAGAAAACCCTGGCCTCCTAAGTCGTTTGCTCCTGTTCACATCATATTCACAGAGTGGCATGCTATGGTATGGGATGGTAGAAGGGTTTTTGACCCCGGCGATTCTAACCGGATGTCAAACCTTATCAAAGAAGATGAGGTATGGGATATAATCGGAGTCTTAGCAGAAGGGGAGATAAATGTCCACAACTTTAAAGATTGTTAATGCTACTGACAGGAAGTTTGTTTACGTACGTTTCAACATTGCTAGCGAAGAGCTTACACTAGTGGGGTACGACGCCCCAAAAACAGATTCTGCCGCACGCACTAACCCCGTCAGACATTGGCGTGTTATTGTTGCACCAGAAGATGTCAACGACCTGCTAGAGAGTATTACCCCGTTTGCTCAACAAATGATTGACAACTGCCAGTTTGTTGATACAGCCTCGGGAGACGTGCTGCGTTTTGGCCCTCCGTTTATCACTGCGAAGCGTCAAATCACAAAACTGTGTCAACAAACTGTTGACACCTAGATGACCAGGTGCTATAGTAAGACATGGATTACTACGATGAACCGATTGATGGTGTTGGATTCGAGAATAGTGGTAGCGCCTTGCGTCGCTCTACTCGGCGTAACCCACGTAACCTCCCTTGCCCCACCTGCGGGGAACCTAATCGGCTGACACAACTCGATGTCCGCGCCCACTACCAGTGTGATGAATGCGCGGACCGAGCAGAGGGGTGGGGAGACTGAGGTGCGTCTTGTAACCGTCAAGGACGTTAGGGTTAATACTATCCTGCAACTAGACTTAGCCCTTCAACAGAATAGCGAGGCCGAGGCGTGTTTCTTGCGTCTTGACCTTGAAACGGGGCGTCTATATGTCCTTACCCGGGACGTCGGAAGAATCCCGGAAGGGGTGTTAGTAGGAATTACGTTGGAATGGCCTATCGCCCCGCTATCAGGACCTGCGGCGGATGCACTTATGAACACCGTTAAACCGTTTGCTCAACGGGTCCTTGACGGCAGCGAGGTAACGGCAACGCCAACCGATAGTATCTGGGACGACTTAGCGGGAAGTGTTGTATCAGAATCCGCTAGAACATCCTATAATCGTATTGCGGAAGCATGCGGGGCTGTACGAGCATGAGGAGAATTATTAACATCATCCCCACTGCTCTTGATTCCGCACGACTCAAGAACTCATTATGGTATGACTTTCCTACTAATAAGCCCCATCCTTGCGAGGTAGTGTTAGATTGGGGTGCCGGTAGCTTATCAATACAGAGGTCGGAGGGACTACGAACGAAGTCACTAGTCTGGCCTATAGGGGTATTAACCCCGATTGCCGCTGATAGTTTGCTGGGAAATATTGCGGGAGATGCTCAGATTGCCTTGGATTCGGGTGGTTCTGCATTAGAAGCCCACGCAAGAATAGCTACAGCCTGCAAGACGCGTACAGAGGAACATAAACCAGTACGTTATGTAGAGGCCGCCGATTGGGATGATGGGAGAATTATTGACTCTGTGTATAGTTATACAACAGACGGACAATTGGAAGACATGAGTCATTATTTAGAGGATAACCCTAGGGCTCCTATATTGAATGCATCCTATGAAGAGGATGATTTAATAACGGTCCTTTTAGACCTAAAGGAATATTTATTTGATTGCCGGAATCTAGCCCGAGAAAAACCAGACCATGAAGACTGTTAAAGTAGAATATCACCCTATACTTAAGGCATCCTATATTGCCTTGCATCTTGATACTGGAGTATTAGCTATTAACTCTAAAGTATCTGATGTAGAAGTATTTTATGGTGCTGTGTTTAGGTGGTGGTTTATTCCCTCACGTACCCCGGAATACGCTGAGTCACTACTCCCAAAGCTGGTAGTGGATGCTCAAATAATTCTTAATGAGTACATTATGGCACCACCTTATCCACGTGGAAGTAGATGGGGGTTTATTAGAGCATTAGTTGGTAATGCCGCCGGCGCTGAAAAGCGTATCTCAAATTATGTAGAAAGGACTTAAAAATGGAATTGATAATGGGCGGTCCTAAGAGAATCGGCCTCCACGTAAAAGATAGTTATCTAGTTAGCGGAGACGAAGACTCTCCCCATGCTAGACTTGTTTTGTGGTGGGATATTGCAGAGGGCGTGTCTATGGAGACAATCCTCAACGAGATACAACGCCCAGCTCAAATACTTATTAACCACTTCCATCACGACGACGTCGAAGATACAGGCGCGGCACTAGCATACAATAATATCCACGACCTGTGCCTAGGTTACTATCCTTTTGCAACAGTACAACTAGAGCATAATTGGTCGGCAGGAGCGTTGCGTTGGCAGGCAGCTGTCACCGCTGCAACCTTAGAGGAGCTATATACGGAAATGGAGGAAGTTGTACAACTACATCTTGAGGACTCTCAGCCCGAGCATGAAATGTCTTTGGCTAACTATCTGGAATATCCCTTTGAAGTCCGCTATATACGGGGGGAAAGATGACACAAAACTTTACTAAGCCTGATGTTTTACCAAATGGTAAGGTCGTCTTTGATGACCCTACCTATCCTTTACAACCTGGGGACATTGTTATTCCATTTTTTGAAGCTGGCTCGGATTCTGACCGCAACCAGGTAAGGACGTTACTGGTTAAGGAGAAACGGTACCTGGTACGAAGGGTAGAAGTGTACCCTCTGAGGACCGAGGTATACCTAGAAAGATTTGCAGTAAGTTTTAATATGGTTACCCTAGAGAAGGTTAAAGATTAATCCTCAGGAGGCTCTCATGTAGTTATGCTAGGATTTAGATATGGAAGTTCTAGACCAACTTAACTGGACCGAGCCCAGAACTGTCCGCACTAAATATGGGGAACGTATTCTTCGCAAAGCCCATACAACGCAAGAGTTCTGGGCCTTGTGGAAGAAAGACAAGGCTAATCTGAAAAAGGATGGCTATTCTGTTGTTCGCGAGAATGACGGGGAATGGACCATCTGCCACTGGGGGAAGGTTCCGACGGAAGTTTTAGAGCAACGAGAGGCTAATCGAGAGCTTTCTCGCGCTACTGATGCTAACCTTTCGGTAGACTCTCCGAAAGGCCTGGAATACCTACCTTACCAAAAGGCCGGGATTGCATTTGCATTAAATAAGACCGGTACCTTGTTGGGCGATGAAATGGGGCTGGGCAAAACCATTGAAACTATAGGGGTTATTAATTCCTCTGAAAAGCAGAAAGTTCTGATTATCTGTCCAGCCTCTTTGCGTCTCAATTGGCGTAAAGAACTAGAAAAGTGGCTCGTTCTCCCTTACACAATCGGTGTTGTCAACCGCAGTAAGTATCCCGAGAATGTGGACATAGTCATTATTAACTACGACGTGGTTAGAAAACACCACGAGGTCCTAACTAGTCAGGTGTGGGATATCCTCATTATTGATGAGGTGCATTACCTCAAGCACCAGACTGCCCAACGGACAAAGTACATCTTTGGGGCCAAAAAAACAAAGACAGGTAAAGCTGCCATTAATGGCATTCAAGCCAACAAACGCATTTACCTGACAGGGACGCCAATTACTAATCGCCCTATTGAACTATATCCGGTACTCCATTCCCTGGACTCCAAGGAATGGCCTTCCTACTGGACCTACGCCCAGCGCTACTGCGGCGCTACAAATAATGGTTACGGTTGGGACTTTAATGGGTCAAGCAACCTTGAAGAATTGCAGGACCGGCTGCGGAGTAGTTTAATGATTAGGCGTTTAAAGGAAGACGTACTAACAGAATTGCCAGCAAAGCGGCGACAGATTATTGAAATTCCACCCGAAGGTGATGCACGCTATCTGGTAAAGGCAGAAGCAGAGGCGTGGGAAAAGCAAGAGACCTTGAAGGCTAACGTGGAGTTGGCTAAAGCGGGCAGTCCTGAGGAATATGCCCATGCGGTTTCTGAACTCCGGCACGACTTTGCGGTATACTTTAGTGAGTTATCCGCGCTTCGTCATGATACGGCGGTAGCTAAAATACCGTACGTGTTGGAACATCTCCACAATATCGACCATAAGGTGGTTGTGTTCGCCCACCATAAAGATGTCATCTACGCCCTTAAAGAAGACCTGGGAGAGGCAGCCGTTGTCTTGACCGGAGACACTAAGATGGAAGACCGGGAAATTGCCGTAAGCAGGTTCCAGAATGACCCTAGCGTGCAATACTTCCTCGGGAACATACAGGCGGCCGGGGTAGGAATTACGCTAACGGCAGCCTCCCACGTAGTGTTTGCAGAGTTAGACTGGGTGCCTGGAAACATTAGCCAGGCAGAAGACAGGTGCCACCGTATTGGACAAGATGATGCCGTCTTGGTACAGCACTTGGTATTGGAAGGCAGTCTCGATGCCCTTATGGCCCAGACCGTTATCGGGAAACAAAGGGTTATTGATAAGGCGCTTGATGCCGAATATCAGCTTAATGACGACGATTACCCCACCTATCGAGAGATAGAAGAAACCGCAGAGTACATGGAGGAGGACGAAATTAGCATCATTCACGCTAAGCTACAGCAGCTAGCGCTGTTAGATTCTGACAGGGCTACCGAAAGGAATGGGATGGGATTTAGTATGGTAGACTCTAACATTGGACATTCTTTGGCCGAAGCCCCGTTTTTGACTTCTAAGCAGGCAATCATAGGACAGCACCTTGTCCACAAATACCGAAGGCAGTTGGAAGAATGACATACGGACAACCACAACTTGTTACTAAAGTATCTGACCCAGAATGGGACTTTGTGATTTACCTGGTCCCTTCCCGGCCGGGCAAGCAATTAGCCATCTATGAAAGCCCTACTAGACTAGAGGTAAAGGAAATGGAGGAGCATTGCCAGTTTGACAAGGTTTTGACCATATTTGGTCATCCTTCTCATAAAGAGACGAGGTAATATAAAGACATGGAAAACACTAAGGCAGTTACCAAGGTTTGTACCGAATGTGGTTCCGAATTTGAGCATGTACAGCTTGGTCGTGGCCGGCCTCCGCTGAAGTGCCCAACTTGCCGAAACGCCCCCAAGCGTCCGGTAGGTCGTCCCCGGAAGGAAAAGGAAAAGGTGCTGGTCGCAGTTGATGGCCCTATTGTCGCCGGTGACACGGTAGTTCGCCCGCTTGACGTCTACAAGAACCGGGCACATGCCATCCAGTACGCTACTCCCGTACAGGTGGTCGACGTTGAAGGAGAAAAGGCTCACGTGAACTACTTCGGAGAAATTCTTCCGCAGCCCGTAGCTAACCTCGTAAAGGTAGGGTGGAGTGGTTGAGGTTTCCCCCTTCCTCTTGCAGGAACTGAGTCTTGAAGGAGAAGTCATGGGTACCAGCATCAAGGTTAGGGTAATAGCTGGTACTCATGCTACATTCTTAGGGGACTTCGAAACGGTTGAAGAGGCACTAGCCGCGTGTCGTCCTAACAATGTTATGGGATTCCTACAGGAACATCATGGCCCCACAAAAGAGATTGAGCAAGAGGGAGTCAAATTAGCCGGGCTCAGTTACTCTCCGGAGATGATTAGGCATGCTTAGAATGGCTGCACTACTGGTAATCATGCTAGGCCTTACTACTCTGCTATGGTCTAGACAAATACCCCCCATGGGAGTTGATGTTACCTTAGCCAAAAGCCTCATCGTCCACCCTACCGCACAATTACCCCCTATTATCAGGCTTAGGCGTATCACGGCATATAATCCCGTGGAAAACCAGACTGACTCCAGCCCCAGTATCGCTAGTTGCGGGCCGAATCTTCCCCATCAAGTAGCATTAAGCCAGGACTTGTTCTTTAGAAACGGGAAGAAACTATGCGGAATAAAAGTTGCCGTATATGATAACAACGGCAAGCTCCTGATGAAGGGTATTGTATGGGACACCATGAACCCACGCTACACAAAGGCAGTGGACATCCTACTCAAAGGCACTACAAAGGCATTTAAGTTTGGTGTTCATACAGGATATTTGGTGTTTTGAGCCCACTTAACATAACGGGGGTCAACAGAATGGTTTCTAGCATCCTTCTCGAACCAATTATTGCGATAAGAAAACCCCCCGATAGCCCAGGCAACTAGGTAAGCTGCGGGCCACAGGATAAAACCAAACCACATGCTCTGGACATAGTGTCTCAATTCATGTGCTAAGGTTTTAGTGGTAAGTGCATACCTATTATTTACCAAAATAATTGGTCCCCAAGTCTGGGCAGCAGCCCACGTAGGGACAAGAAACGGTACTTTTATTATCCAAGGCATAAATCTCTCCTCCTAAAGGAATCCCCGAGGTGCCCTATCCTAGGGAGACACCTCAGGGGAGGAGGCTTCTAACGGGGTGCCTCCCATACCTCCGGGAAGCGTTACATTAACCTCCCTACTTACAAAACAAGGATACCCCATACTTTAATGAGAAGTATGAGAACTCATGTTTCTCATGTATGATGGTAATATAATAGAAAGTGGAGGAACAGTATGTTAGTCGACCTAATTAAGCTACTAGCCCTTGGTATTTCAGCTGTTTTATTTATCGCTATTGTGGTGTTGCTCGTTTTGTCGGCGATTAATTCCTCCTTCTTAATCCTGGGGGAGGCAGCTATCCTTACCATCCTTATAGCCATAGCGGGAATTGTCCTCTTCTATCATACTTCTTAGATATGACTTTGTTACTATAGGTCATGACCATTAAAGACGCTCTGGAAGACCTTGAAGTAGCTGGGGATGAGGGGTTGGTATTGTGGCTTGAAAAGAACTATAACAAGGACTCATTATGGTCGGTATTCGCTAATGAACTAACAGGTATTAGTTTGTACCTATACGGGAAAGGCCCCATCAATATCTGGTGGGGAAACGGTGAAACTGAGACCACCTGTATTACTGAGGACAGGATTATAGAGAAGGAGTATACCGATGGTATTGAAAACCATACCGTAGTAGTTCTTTGGGGAGTCGGCGAAGTTCACGCCCTTTCATGGAAAAATGAAATACAAAGGAGAAGTAAATCGTGTATTACAAAGCTGTGACACTTGATATGACTAGCTACTACGATAAGAAAACACAGTGGGAGATAGGTAAACCACTACATGTCGCTAATCCCGACCCACCCGAAAAAGGCACTTGCGGAACAGGTTTACATGTAGCTCATACCTTCTGGAATGCTGTTCGGTATCAGGGTAGCTCAAGTGAGTACCTACAAGTTGAGGTACAACCACAACACATCATTACTGCGGATGAAACATCAACACGTGTTAGTGAGTGTCTACCGGTTAGCATTATCAGCGCTGAGGAGCAGAACAGGTTGGCTAAGTTTTGGCTGTATGAAGCTAACCATCCTATCAATCCCCTGTTTGTAAATGGACCAGAGTTGCCAAAGGACAGGTTGCACACCCTACTCGCAGACTGGGTGGCAACCGTGTGGGATTTATCAGAGGTCCCAGTGTGGGAATCGGTGCTACATACAATACGAAACTCAATGTGGAGTTCGGTATGGGGTTCGGTATGGAACTCGGTGTGGTATCCAATTGGTGACTCAGTGGTGGGTGCGGTACGGAATTCGGTCGGGGATTCAATAAGAGATGATTCCATAGGCGCAACAGGTTACATAGGCAGTCTCTTCCCAAGTATAGCATCTTGGAAAGGGATTAGCCGACCCAATCCATGGGCTAGTCTACGCACCTTGTGGCTTGCAGGGTACTTACCTTCATTTGATGGCTCAACTTGGCGGTTGCATCGTGGACCAGACGCCAAAGTAGTGTTTACTCACTGATTAGATAAGGAGAAGTAAATGATGGAAAAAATGGTGACCGAAATCTTAAACAAGCTCGTATTAAATAAACTAATGGTAGTGGCTGTATATGTCATACAGCTATCAGCCATAGCGTTTGTAGGGCTTATTATAGCCGGAATTATCATTGGGTTTGGTAACCTACCGCTGTTTTTCGGGGTTTCATACTTCTGGGTCCTGTTCTTCCTCGGAGGAATCTCTCTGGCAATCTTTGTTCCCCCAGCAGTGGTAGCAATCCAAGAAGTGTTGGACTCTCATAGTGGTTAAACTAATAGTGTCGGTCCTATATGTATCTGTGGTGGTGTTCATAGGTATAGCTACCGCCCTGACAGGCTCCGTGTTAGCCATGCTTGGAGGGCTTGTGGTAGGGCTCGGACTTATCATCATAGGTGTCATGGTTGAAGAGAGGTGGAAATGATTATTGACTTTGTGGTAGCCTTTGGTTCCTTCTTCATTCTTCTAATTTTCATAGTTTTGGAGGAATAAATGTATGTCTTTGGATGGGTTGCCACACTGGTTGTAATAGTGATATTACTTACATTTCTAGGAGGATTTGTCCTCATTACTCTTTGGACGGCCGGCCATTTTCCGGCCCTGTTAATAATCGTAACATTAGCAATTATCGGCTTAATTATAGTAAAGAAAAGCACCTAAAAAGGTGCTTCTTTTATGTACCAAACTCTGAGAGGGTCGTAGAGACGTTCCTTATTTTTTAGGCTTGCCTAAATATCGGTAGAGTTCATGTCTACGACAGGTTCTTATTTAATACCTCGGTTATCGAGGCATCTTACCCTTTAGGTTTTCTATTTACCAGATTTGCTTTGTTCTTTTTGGATGCCCGGGCAGGATTCGAACCCGCAATAACTGATTCAAAGTCAGTTGTGATACCCTTTCACCACCGAGCAATAATGGAGAGCAGTGCTGGAATCGAACCAACGTAGGGTGTTTTGCAGACACCTGCCTATCCTTTCGGCCAACTACTCATATGGTGCGGAAGGAGGGACTTGAACCCTCACGCCCATTACGGGCACAGGTTCCTAAGACCTGCGTGGCTACCATTACACCACTTCCGCATGTAGGTAGTATAGCACCCTCATACCTATATGTCAAGTTTGCGTTGTTCATATAGATAGGCTAAACTAGTAGATAGTTATTACTAAGCACATGTAGAGGACTGACAGGGCGTGGCGTTACCCACTAGGATTCGCCGTAAATAAATAACGCACCTTCCCAGGGCGCTAAATAATAGCTACATAAATTAGGTTAAATTAGTTTGCACTCTTAGGAGTGCTAAGGGGACCTTTAGTTAGTTTTAGGAAATGGCTATCTAATAGATTCGTATGTTTAGTAGTAGGGTTTACCTGCGTCTACGAAAGTTTTTCTACAGAGTTTACTAATCTGGTTTTTTGCTTCAAAATATGCTAAATTATCAAGCATTTGTTGTGCAAACGGAGTAACTTCATCTAAAAGAGCGTTAGCATCAGCAAAGGTTTCTAAATAGACTCTCCATCGTTTAATTGGCTCAGGGACGTAATAATCATCCCCTGTAAGTAAAAGATATCCTGTTTCATGATTAAGGTGTAAATACTTCCAATTCTCTTTTATAATTGGTTCTATTCTATTAATAATCATACTCTAACTATCGTTTTACCCTGATATCGTTTAGTATAACGATAACGGTAATCAAATGTACCATAATCCTTCATACCCCTTTTTACGGCCTGCAAAGCGCTCTTTAACCTGTCGTCGTCAAGGATACTACCAAATTCAATAGTTAGCTTCATTATACTCCCACCTCAATAACTAATGTTGTATCTATGCCTTTATAGGCCCTACTTCCTATTTCTCCTACCTTATCCGTTTTTCTTTCTGGCGTACCTTCTCTAACATACTTTTCAGCCTTTTCTACAAGGCCCGCCAAAATGTCACAATCAACGTCCACCACGGTATTTCCATATACTCTCCTAACACTTTTTATAGGTCCTAATTTACTACCATGGGATTCTAGAAATGCATATTTAACGCTATTATATCCAACATTAACTTCATCATCATCCAATATCCTACCAAATCTTAATTGTAAATTAACTGTCTTCAATTTCTTAAAAACCATGTCCTACACCTACTATATGCAACATCTCCAATGTTCCTGATAGCACTTCTACCAACGCTCCTAATAGCAATAAAAACCTTAAACTTCTTGATTTAGTATTTAGAAACATCCATATTAAAATTACAGCTAAAATAAAATCTATTATTGCTAAAAATATCATTAGGCATTCTCATAGTTCATATAATTGGGTTTTTGTCGTCCTACACGGTAAATATACAACTCCGCAGTTTTAATCGTCATCTCTACTTCGCTTCTCCAATCATCGCTTTTATTAGTTGCCGGAAAATCTAAAACCGCTCTTAATTCGTTCCTCATCGCGTTTATTAGCACCATTGCCGATTTTTCCTTGTCAATTTCCATGATATCCTTGTTATTGCTAGAAACCCTGTCCTGGACGACATATATACGAACGCGTTTAATTTGTAATAAAATTCTGAAGACATACCCGGCTATAGTTATCTGCTCTATTTTCAGCCCTGGGGACCCACCTGAGGTTGTAACTGGGCATTAGGGACAATAGTCTTTTCGCTTTGTGTAATAGAGGCTTTAGGTGTTTAGCCCGGCATTTATATCTACCTTCTACCTGGTAGATTACTAATTTTGAATCCCCTATAATTTCAATGTCACTTATTCCTAGGTTTATGGCTGTTTCAAGGCCCGCGATTAGCCCCAAATACTCAGCTACATTATTAGTTTGCTTCAAATCAGAAGGGACACGTCTAGTGTCCCCTGTAACGATGGCGGATTCAATCACGTAACCGTAACTCTCCAAAGAACCATCAAAATGTAGCTTAGCCCTCACGTGTCCTCCTTATAATGGTGTTCCCAGCCGGAATCGAACCGACATCAAAGGTTTAGGAAACCCTTATTCTATCCATTAAACTATGGGAACATGTGGTGGCCCTAGTAGGAGTCGAACCCACATCTACCAGTTTCGAAGACTGGCGTCTTATCCGTTAGACCATAGAGCCATATGGTGCCCCGTGTAGGATTCGAACCCACGATTACCAGTTTAGAAGACTGGCGTCTTATCCACTAGACGAACGGGGCGGGGCTCGGAAGCGGGCTCGAACCGCTGACCTCTTCCTTACCAAGGAAGCGTTCTACCAACTGAAACTATCCGAGCGGGGCTGGAAGTCGGCTTCGAACCAACATTTCCCCGTTTACGAAACGGAGGCTTTACCAATTAAGCTATTCCAGCATGGAGCGAAGGGAGGGAGTCGAACCCACATCCTCTCGTTGGCAACGAGAAGTTCTACCGTTAAACTAACCTCGCATCCACAGGACTCGAACCTGTAATCTTAGCCTTCGCAGGGCTATGCCTTATCCAATTATGCCAGAAGGACCTGGTGGTGTGAACCGGATTTGAACCGGTGTCTACAAGGTTGAAAGCCTTGTGTTTTAGCCCGCTAAACTATCACACCTTAAAAAAGTGCAAGCAGTGGGACTCGAACCCACGTTTATGTCTACCAAACGCTTACATGGTTGCAGAGGCAAGAATCGAACTTACACTAAACGTGCGTATGAGACACGTGAGGCGAACCAATAGCCTCCTCTCTGCGATGGTGGCGGCGAAGGGAATCGAACCCTTGAGCAACGGAGTATGAGCCCGTGCTACCTCCTAGGCGCGCCGCAATGGAGAAGGTGTTTAAAGAGGTTCGCCTTTTCCTCTATTGGTGCCCAGTATAGGATTCGAACCTATAACCTACTGCTTGTAGGGCAGCCGCGCTTCCGTTGCGCTAACCGGGCTTGTGGTACGTCTGCCGGGATTCGAACCCAGATTAGCCGGATATAAGCCGGAGGTTCTGACCATTGAACTACAGACGTAAGAAAGTAAGGTTTTTAAGAGGTTTTAACCACTGTACCCTGGGTAAGGGTTTTGGATGGAGCCTTTTCCTCTCTATTGGTGCGGGTAGTGGGATTCGAACCCACACTGAAACGATTTTAAGTCGTTTGACTCTGCCGTTGGTCTATACCCGCATGCCTAAAGAATAGCACATTCTAGGTCACTTGTCAACTTATCTCTTCTCCGGTTTCTTTATACTTCTTGTTAAGAATTTTTACTATTGCGTTCTCTCCTTTTATTACGATTCCTTCCTTTATATGTACTTCTTTTCCACTCACCTGCTCATTTCCACTTGGGTTTAGCGGAGCCCCGGAAAAAGGTCCATTATAGATGCTGGGAACCCATAAAAGTCCAGTATGCCTAGCTGCACCTTCTCCATCAACCCGTACATCAAAGAATAGTATAGTAGGTGTATCAAACCCATATGAAAATCCTTTCTGTACGGGAACAACCTCTCCAATAAACTGTACATCATGTCTAGGTGAGAAATATGAGATTGCGTCTAGCCATTTCCTGGCAGCCCTCCAATAGGTATTTCTATCAGACTCGACTAAGGACAGCCCACGGGACATCAACCCTTTTGAGGTTACAAATATTTCCCCTTCCTTGGACCTTCCTAAAATTACTTGACTACCATGGATTTTCTCTGTAACGGAAACTTCCTCATCGCCCCGAAAATCGTTATTATACCTTTCTACGTCATGCTGTGAGAAGGTACCCTTCGGTATTTTGAGTACGTCCCCAGACAAACTAACTGGAATAGAGGGCTCGTATTTATAAATACCAAGTAACTCGCTTATATCTTCCTTATAGGGAAGGTTTTTAGTTACTTCATCAACCTTGAAAACCATCCCCATGGAAACTTCTCCCCGAAGGGAGACTTCACGTACACGGTTTTTTTCAGGACCACCTAAGTATTCCCTATAGTCATTAGCTAATTCGTCCGGAAGAACAGATTTAGCTGGGACAAAAACAACATCCTCACAATCTACATAAAGTCCCTTAAGTGTTACTACCTGGTACTTTCCCACCTTCCCAATAACTAGTCTTTCAGCATTAGGATGAGGAAAAAGCTTGATTCGTGATTTAAACACTTTCCAAACCATTAAAGTGAAGTCATTTTTTGTGGGGCGGATTTTATGGCTGCTACGTTTAATTCATCACTTTCTAAAGTAACGACCGGAACCTCTCCATCTATATGACGGACCACGTGCGTAATTCCAAAATAACCAGTATCCAACACGGGTTCTTTGCCAGTTATTATACCTCTACCTTTAAGGCTCATGAGGTGAGTAACCAATTCGTCTACAGTAAATATAAGGTTATCCATGTCCCTTCCCTTCAAACCTTATCATAGACCAAACTTTTATGAGAAATATGTGGTAGTGGTGGTTGGAATCGAACCAACTTGGAACCAAGTAACCTTTCTACCGTGTATCAGACGGAGGGTATACACCACTATGTGGCTGCCCGCCCAGGATTCGAACCTGGAAGTACGGATTCAGAGTCCGACGTTTTACCATTTAGACTAGCAGGCAATATGGTGAGATAGGTGGGAGTCGAACCCACATAAGGGATTAACCTAACTGGTTTTTGAGACCAGCGCGTATACCAATTCCGCCACTATCACACTTTGGAGCCCTCTGCCGGAATCGAACCGACTTCACCAGTTTACAAGGCTAGTGCATCACCATTTATGCTTAGAAGGCATTGGTCGGGAATACAAGATTCGAACTTGTGGCCCCCTGTTCCCAAAACAGGTGCGCTACCAGGCTGCGCTAATTCCCGATTATATGGGTTGGATGATGGGAATTGAACCCATTACTCCAGATTCACAGTCTGGTGCCTCAACCATTTCGGCATCATCCAACATGTGGTGGTCCCCCGCAGAATCGAACTGCAACCTCGTGTTTTTCAGACACGTGTGCTGGCACCAGCCACACCCGAGGACCATCCTATTTTTGTATAAGCCTCTGAGAGCGCTTGTACGCCTTTACTAAAGCTAATACAGGGGTGGATGGCTCTAGAAGGCTTCGACTTAATTCTAGGCTATCCTCAGCCGACAGACAGATAGGTTTACCCGGTACTAACTTCATTGGTGCTAGGAATAGGATTCGAACCTACTAAGCCCAAAGGGCAATGGATTTACAGTCCATCACAACTCACCATCGTTGCCGTCCTAGCATAAAGAGTATCCTTTTCGTGTCCATGGCGATACTCATTCCATTGTGCCCCGCAACCCGCGCATTATTCCGCTATCACTCGCTCACGCGAGAGTTGGCAAGACAGGAGTCGAACCTGCGCTTTCACACCCTATTAAATACGCGTCTATCTAGGTGCGCTGTTCTATTCAAGTAAACTACTTGCCTATGGTGGAGACGGAGGGAATCGAACTCTCCACAGGTTGCTTGCAAGGCATCCTCGCCCCCTTGGCACATGCGTCCCCATACTTGTTCTTGGAGGAAGATGGAGGAATCGAACCCCGAGCCCTTCTTAGGTGCTCCCCTGGTTTTCAAGACCAGTTGCCAGCCATTTAGCGGCATCTTCCAGAATGGTGGCTGTGAGGTGTTATAATTTCTCACCTTACCACCAGACCCTCTAGTGTCCCCGGGTAGAGAAGTGTCTTTTTTTATATATAAGGTGGGAAAAGACCGTGAAAACCACCCTTTTGTTTTGCGACTTGGGGGTGAGCTACCCCCGTGCTCTACAGAAACCGTCGCCTTTTCTGTACCGGTTTGTAGGAGCCGGAACTCCTGGTGCCCCCGGTAGGAGTCGAACCTACGCTGTACCGATTAAAAGTCGGATGCCTAACCGTTCGGCCACGGGAGCAAGTTGTTGTCTTTCCTTCCTTTCCTTACTTACTTAGTCTAGCAGCTTGAAGATGAGTTTGGTGAGAAGTGGTGCTTCTGTCCAGATTCGAACTGGAATATACCGGGTAAGAGCCGGGGAGACTAACCATTGTCCTACAGAAGCTTGGCTCTAGGAGTAGGATTCGAACCTACAACTGACAGATTAACAGTCTGCCGTGATACCCTTTCACCATCCTAGAATACATTGTAGCTCGTACAATCATGAGGAAGATTAAAATTGGCGGTCTGTAGGGGAGTCGAACCCCTATTTCTAACGTGACAGGTTAGTATAATTTCCGTTATATCAACAAACCATTTGGCGCCGGCCACAGGGGTCGAACCTGCATCTAACACTTTTGGAGAGTGCCATGTTCCCATTACACCAAGCCGACTTTTGGAGCGGTTACAGGGATTCGAACCCTGGCCTGTGGTTTGGAAGACCCCTGTGCTACCATTAACACCATAACCGCAATTGGAGGAGGATAGAGGATTCGAACCTCTGTGGCTATTACACCGTTCTCGTTAGCAGCGAGACCCAATTGGCCGACTCTGGCAATCCTCCATTCCGTTCTCGTAATCGAGACCTAAATCCTCCTTACCAACAAACATAGTATATCATAGTTTAGAAGTCGTGTCAAGAGGCTATATAATACCCTTGGATGCGTTTGTCTGATTCTGCTTTCTGCAAGCGTTTTAGCGTCCAACAGCAGTATTCGCGATTTAGTTCAATTCCACAAAACCTTCTGTTCAACTTTTTCGCAACGACGGCTGTAGTACCACTGCCCAGAAAAGGAGCAAATACCATACCGTCTTCGCGTGAACTAGCAAGTATAAGTTTAGCAATAAGTTTCTCGGGTTTCTGGATTGGGTGGTCAGTGTCTTCCCAAGGCGGAATAGAAACATTTGGCCAAAGATTTGATTGGTTGAACTGGTAATCATCCGTGCATGTGGCAAACCAGATATCCTCCGTGTTATTCTTCCAGTTTGTATTTGCTCCTCTTCCAGGTTCCCAAGTAATCCTATTGCGTACGTGGAAGTACCGTTCTAATACGGGAAATATGAGGGTAGATGTTCTCCAATCGCTGCACACGTATACGGAAGCTGTAGGCTTTAGGGTTGGAGCTAGCATGTCCAAAACTTCTGAAAACCATGACGTGTAGTTTATATAATTCTTGGTTAAGTTGTCCAGGATGAGAAGGTCCACAAACTTCTTTGGTAAAAATTGGGCAGCCTCCCACAAGTCCTGGTTAATTACACGGTTAACAAAAGCAGCGGGCCGGCGGCGGGAATGCAGGTATAGAAGGTCTTTTGAGAGCTCTTCTAGCTCAGATGCAGAACAGGTCAACGTTCTGTTGTGTGGGGCTCTCATTAATACCAAGACCAGTCCGTATACTCCCGAAAATTATGTTCTGGCAGCTTTCTTTCTGCCCGTTCTTCGTCGTCCATAACACTTTTACAATAGGAGCGGTTCTGACGACGTGTCACTCGTTTACTTTGTTTTTTCCACCATTTCCAATAAGGTCCATCTCCATGAAGTGACCTATCAAGGTTATAACGTACAGCAATGTATTTATCCTCATACTCCTTTTCTTCAAGGCCCCAGAATTCATCTTGAGAGATTCGTGTTACATAATCATCAGGTTCCTCGACAGGGGTAACCAAACGGGTTACTTTCCTAACCCCAAACGAGCAGTATTGCATCCTGTCCTGTAGACGTGGCGTCCCCCGCTGGAGATTTTCCCCCGCAACAAAAAGAGGCGGATAGCTTTGATAGATTTTTCTTGCATTCAAAGTATTCCGAATATATCTGTCCCTATAAGCGTATTTCTTGTGATTTTTCCAGGACATGATTAACTTCCTTACTCTCCACAATTATTGAATAATTCCTCTGCAACCACTCCTTGAGAGGTATCTATCGTGCCTTGTAGTTGCCAGTTCTCATGTTCTCGTTCCGGATATCTTTCCTGCACTAATTCCCATGCTTTGGACTCACTAGGAGACACTACTAACTCTCGGTCTGTGGAACCAAGGCCACTATAAGAAAAAAGGTAGATGTCCATATTAATCCTCTCTACTAGATATGTCGTTAAAATGCTCTTGGGCGGCGAAAAGTGCTTCACTAGCTAAGGATAGTAACCGATGAGCATGTCGAGTGCTAGCAGCATTATCACGTTGTCTAAGAGAATCGTACGTTAGTGCTAACAGGCTTAACGCATAAGCGCCCTTCTTAAGCTTAATCATCTCCTCGCGGAGCGCGTTTACAACCTCGTGAAGGTCTTCTGTTTGACTCATGCCCTAATCTTACTTTACAGCTACATGAGAAGTATTAGACATTAAATAATTCTCCAATTAGTTCATCTACTTCCCAATAAACCAGTCCGGTGTCTTGGGCATAATCAAAGATGGCAAGAGCCAAACTCAAAACAGACTTATTCCCCTCCGGAGTTTCCATCTTAAAGTCCGAGCGTTTAAGCTGTTCCCTGTCTTCTGCTTCGTCTAGTGATAGCTGTAGCTCATCAATTGTATCCCAATTATAAACATCAGGATACTCCTTTTCTATAATTTGTAAAAGCGATTTAAGTTTATCTACAGTTACCATAATTCTGAATCTTCAATCATTACTAACGGCCCCTTTACAGCCGGGTGAGCGGGGTTACTATGTCCGTTTAGTTGGTCTTTTAGGGCAAGAAACGTTAGATTATCTTGTTTCAAAATTACTTCAACTTCCTTATCATCAAAGACCTGTTTAACAGCATCGGCGTCCATATCCCCCTCCGCTGCTTCTCTTTGGTTTGTCATATAAAAAATCGTATATTTAGTCATTTAAATCACTATAGCAGATTGGAAGACTGATTGTCAAGGCTTACAAAATATTTAGTAAGTGGGCAAATCTAACAAGACCGCCTACCAATAAGTATCCTACAACTTCCATACGCAAGAAGTTTTTCGCTGGTTTCTTTACTAGCAGGTAATTTATAGCAAGTAAAACCGGGATAATTATTATGTATTCCATTCTTTATTCCTCATTTCTAATAACCCAGCCGGCTCCTAAAAACTCTTTAATCATGTCATCTAAGTCTCGGTCTTCGACATTCCATGTAAACTCATAATGTAGTTTGTTAAATGCGTCTGCTCCCCTGAACTTTGCATGTAGGGTCTTTTTAGCGCTAATAATGTATAATTGCTGTCTTATCTCTTCTAGCCCATGTTCTGTTTCTAATACGATGGTCTCCCCCTTTCCATTAGAAAAAATAACACGACTAATTACCTTTACCTCTTCTAGAGCATCCTCATCTAACATGTTCTACCTCATAACTGATAACATGTTTATCATGTCTAATGATATGGAAAAACCACTTGTCGGCATCGTCTTCCTCTGTGTACACTATCCCTTTACCATATGTTACCCCATTTTCAACAATGTCGTAAGTAATCTTAACCATCGTTGAATAGTCGTCCCTCATGCACACTAATTAAAGTATATCCTCGCCAACTTTGTTTAACATATGCCTTGGCGCTGTCTATAAGCTCACTGCGCTTGGATACTAACAAGAGAGGGACACTAACTAGTTTACGATGGTTTTTTTTATCAACTATCAATAGTTCAACCGGTAGTCTCATCTGTATACTCCCTTAAGTACAAGTATTCCGCAACGTTGTATGGTTCCATTCCGCTGGCAAAAATGGCTTCGAAGTTAACATCTTCATAAACATCCATATTGGTAAATAACAGACCCCATACAGAAATCTCTACCTCATTGTACCACGTATCATAATCTTTTGACATGTCAATTACGCCCAAGATAAGTAGACATATTTCTCATCACAGCATACCTTTACCTTCCCGGATGGAGTATCATAATAAACTTCTCCTGTTTCCCCATCGTGATGGTACTTGGTAATATATGATACTGCCTCTTCGCTACCTAGGGTATTAATCACATCCGCTGTTATTGATTTCAACTTTAACAGGGGATTATAAGGCCTGTGCTCTAATTTAACCATTTTATCCTTTCAGCCCCAATTTGAACTTTGAATAAATAAGCTCTTCTCCCCATCGTTGGAATAGATTGGCAAGAAATATCGGTAACAACGGCTCTACCGCGTTTGCGGACGCCACGTCCTCCTCCTCCCAACGAGAAAAGTCAAAATGGTCGTCTCCTGGATGGTCTTCTCCGTATATTAGACGGAAGATGTCTTGTTCTACAGCCCCATTATACTGTGTGATAGTGCCACCACGCATAATGTAGTTATCCCCAATGGCTAAGATGTTCTGCTCATCATCATAGAAATACTCCAAATCAATGACAGTACGAATCTTGTCTAAAATTAACTCAACACTCCGCAATTCATGTTGGGTTATTTTCCTCATCACCATCACCTTCTGATAAATAGGCATCCCTTAACCTATCTACATGATACCGGTAAACTGCATTAGCAGAATGAGAGTTATCTAGATACTCGGCTACATCCCTACTAAATCCTAATCTTTCCGCTAGCTGCTTGTATGAACCAGCCATACGTCCCTTATAAGTATAGTTTGAAGCTTCTTCTTCTAGCGTTGAAACAGCCATATCCACTAATAAGTCGTCTACTCTATCGTCTGATAGCTCCGGTATTAACTCAGCATCATCATACTCATCATCTGGAATTAGCATAGTATCCTCATAATAATCATCAGGTACTTCTTCGGATACCTCATGTAAAACTTTATATCTGGTAACTCTCAGCTTCTGATAGTCTGAATCAATAGGTACTGACACTACATCTCGTGGATTAACCTTGACCAGCACGGTCACGTATCCGTAACTACTGGCATATAAATAGGTGCCTACATGGAGTCCTACTGTACATCCCTGGTTAGGGTCTTCTACGACTCTGTCCCTTCCCATTTCAATAATAGAACCGTCTTTATTTGGTAAGGTTCCATGTGTTATTACTCCGTCCACGATACCATACCCGTTATGAAGAGAATGCCTATCGCTATTTACTCCCTTATAGGCTAAAAAGTGCCCATCAGATGTAATTGAAAAATGGTGGTGTTCTAGAAATCCATACAGCTGTTCTCTACTGCCTCTACTGGGATTATTCATAAGGTTTTCTAAAAAGTTAAGCAGCGGGACAAAATCCCTTCCATCTCTATACGTATTCACAAGAATAGTAGTTAATTTACCAAACATAGGCTCACCATCAAAATATAGCGTAGTCTCACTAATTCTTACACGTTCGCTAAGTTGTGATAATGTTTCGGTAAGGACCCCCTTTACGTCAAATAACTGAGCCAGATTTTCAAAGTCAAGCTCTCGACAGGCTTTCAAAATATCCTTAAACAACAGATGTGACTCACTGGCAACGTACGCGGTACCATCAATATACACTATTATTTGTATACCATCCGTGTCCGAATGAGTAATATTAAAAGATACATTCATAAATTCCTTTCATTTACATAGTCTATATAGGATTGGGTGAATGTGCGGTCTTGAGAAACAAACAGTAGCGGATACTTTTTAGCTAAAGCGTCGGATTCCTTAATAAAAGACTCTCTAATATCCTGACCTATATCCATAACCAGTTCTGCAAGACCAGAGGTGGTGCATATTCTTCTAAATGTCGACCAAGGCTCGTTATGAATTTTTATGACAGCCTCATCGACTGCTACTATCTTCTGCCCAAACGCCCTCAACTGTTTATCTTGTATTTGGTCACTAGACAAGATATTTGGAGATAACTTAATTAAGGCTTGGCTTGGTATACCGGCTACACGTAGTTTCTGAGCATCTGTCATAGAGTTTTCAATTTTTATCAACTGGTTGAGCAAAAATTCGTTAATAGAGCGGGCACGGGGGGAGAGATGCCTAAATGAGGGTGCGCGAGATGCCGGTACAGCATAAAAATAGGTATCAGGGAACAAAGAGGTTAAAGTATATGCATTTATTTTTAGTGGACCTCTTGATAGAAATACAATATCACCTTTTCGTGCCTTTACTTCGGCCTCGGTGTCCATAACAAACTCGACCTGACGGCTCCAAGCGGTATGACGCTTCACTTCAAGTCGAGGCCATTTGCTCTCACATTTACCACTTCGTGACGGTAATTTTATATATTTTAAGTCCTCTATGGTGATAGTCTTCATCTGTGTACTAACAATGGGACTAAAATAGCTATCTAGGCTATTGGTAATATAATATACTTCATTTAACCCCTTCTCAAGCATAAATATCTTCAATTTTCTACGGTTAGTTGAAGTCAGATAAGGGTTGTCATGTATCAAGACAGTTATTCCTAAATTATCTGTATAAAAGGATGTAGTACCCTTACGCTTAAATTTCAACTTACCGTTATCCAAATAATAACTCTTTATTGGTGAGAATGCATACAAACTAGAGGAGACTTCCTCTCCATGAAACATCGGTACTTTCATGGCGGAGAGGTCTATCAATAATGCATAGTACTTCTTATCCCTACAGAGTTTGCAAGCCTCAGCATAGTTGTCGGCTAAGTCTAAGTCTTGTGATATCTTAGACGCTAACTTATCTTCCAATTCTTCGTATTTACGATTCAAGAAATCCTTTGTCTTCGCAGTATAGTGAAGACTCTCCCTACTTGGAGTAAAGTTTACTTCTCCCATTTTTGCGTACAAAACTATAGAGGGCCTCGTCAGGGTCCTAAATAACTTATCATGTACAAATGGGTAAGGTACATTACCCATTACTACACAGTCTTGTGTACTATCAACAATCTTGATAGATGGCGATATTTCCAAGATAGGTTTTGTTTGTACGCTAAACTCGTTTAGAAATACAGGGATAGGGGTAACGAATGGGAAGAATCGTGCCGCCCTTTTCTTAAACTCCTCCACGTCTTTAATCGCTATTGAGACCTCTACGCCATTGTGAGCGTCTGTTAAACCCTGATACAACTTTGTAATACAAGGTACACCAAATTCGTCCTTATGGACAGAAAAAGCACATTTGATACCATCTTTAATTGCTACTAGCGAAAATTGGTTCGTCAACGTTAGGCCAGACTTACACCCTAACCCTAGCTGCCCCGTATAGTTATCACTTTCTCGTTTTGTAGAAGCTCCGTAGCTGCCAAAGGTATTAAATACCTCTTCCTCGTCCATTCCAATACCTTCGTCTTTAACAACGAAGGTATCACTAAACGCCGTTGGTAACCCAATCGTAACAGGAACATCTCCTTTTCCGGCAGCGGCATGAGAATCAATAGCGTTTAACGTGTATTCACGGATAACCGCCATAGCTGGGTCGCTATATAAGTCTGTTAGAATACCCATGATATGAGTAATACTATCAGGGTCAAGGGTCATACGCTTGCTTCTCAAGCTACCTTTAATCTCATTAGTAACAGTCTTTTCCTGAGTTGGAATCACCTATACTCCTATCTATGATTCATGGTACTGTACTCATTGATGAGAAGTGTTAGACACACAAGAATACAATACCTTATCTTTTTTCAACAACAGATGGTGGAGGCGGCGGGAGTCGAACCCGCGTCCAGAGCAACGTCTAACTAACCTTCTGTACGTGCGTATCAAAAAGTTTTGTTCAAATCTATAAAGCGTACAGCTATTGTGCGCTAGCTGCGGGCGGTTCTCGCTCTAAGCGGCGAGTGGCATAGCATAGTTGTTAATTATTAATTTTGGGCTTGATTAAGGGGCCAGCCCACCCCTGCACGCTAGTTAATTGTTTTTTACCCTGTCGAAACCTTGTCACCCCCATACCTTTCTATATCATAGCATAGGCGTTGCTTGGAGTCAAGCCTTGAATCAAGTTCTACAGTATGGTAAACTCCATCCTGTAAAAGACTAATAACCTCCTGTTCCTCTTTCCATACATAGTTTTGTGGTACTACTGCGTTATCGGCTACACTAACATAATAGTAAAACCCTATGTAACAATCATCTTCAAAATGCTCCACTATCTCAAGTAGAGATAAATCGTCGTTATTGTCTTTAGTAATTTCTGATAACATTCGCTTTGCGGCCGCCTCAGTATATTCACCTAAATCTGAGCAGACGCTGGGTAAAAGGTAAGAATCACCTTCTTTCCTAAGAAGTAGCAGTAGGTTTCCGTTTTCATCCTCTTTAGCTATTAGTAAAGAAACTCTCGGGTTACACACCGTTATCTTCCATAGACAGAATGTTTACCAACCTCCAAAGTGGCCCTTTGGTCACTGGTTTCATACTGTGAGAATCGGAGTAAAGTTTAATTGGGTCACTTAACACCAAGTATTTACTCATAGCTTCGGGCTCATACAAGCTGACCGGATAGTCTCGTACACTCAAAAACTTATATAAATTAGAACCGAACGCTATTTTACTGATATCCTCTCTAGAATCTAATGTTCGCGCTAGATAGTCTGTGTCAACACGTTTGAATGGGGCCTCTCTATTACTCATATACGGAAGCACTACAAAGTGTTCAACTACATCATTCCACTCTTCAACCGCTTTCCATAATAGGTCAATACTTTTTGCATTAGACACCACAAAGTGTAAGTTTAATCTGATACCTGCTTTGGAGTACTCTTTAATGGCATTAACGCTATATGTTCTTAACTGTGGATGCATGCTTACAGCTACCCCACTATTAAACTCTTTGGTTGCAGCAATAAGCTCCGTACTTAAATGCATACCATTAGTAGTATAGTTTGGCGCTATTCCTAGCCCTCTAAAGGTTTCTAAGACCTCTAGAAAGTCTGGGTGCGCGGTAGGTTCTCCCTCACCGCCAAGTGCCACCTGAAAAGGCCGTTCATTCAGAGTCATATGCCCAAAGATTCTTTTTATGTTCCCCACAGCCCCGGGAAAATGCATACCAGACTCTTTGGCACCTACATAACAATACCCACATCCGCCAGCACACCAGGTGTTAATTGCTACATCATAAAACTCTGGAAATGTTAATTCCTTCATGGGGGCATCAGTTAATTTAAATCTATATGTTTTACCGTCATCTGTGAAAAAAGCACTATAATTGTCATCAATAGACTTACGTATACGCATCCCCTCTAGGCTAACCATCAAACACTGCTTCGTATTCAAATAAACTACGTAATGAACTTAATATCTTGGCGGCAGCTGCGTCTTTTGGATGTTTAGCTGTAATTTTTAAGGTACTAGCATAATCATATTCATGATAGTTTTCATCTTCAAAAGACGAATGTCCATGCTCTTCTGCATACTTCTTAAGATAGGCGAGTTTATCCTCGGCTTCGTTTTTAGCCTTCTCTAATGCTTCCCAATCTCCATCAATACTTTCGATATCATAGATGTTTTCATAGAAGTCGTATTCATGAGTACCTTCCCCCGTTAGGTGCTCAATAGAGAAAAGTGAGTCAAAGGTTTCATTGCTACCATTCCTTGATAGCAGCAGCCTTACCAAGTCCTTAATAACCTCCTCGGTTTTCTCTGTGAGATAAATGTATACTGTAGAACTTGAATTTGTAATTAAGTCCGTGAAACTATGAAATCTAATTAACATATATTCCTTTCTTCTCTACTAAGAGTAGAGAAGATGTGTATGAGAATGATGAGACTATGACTGGGTTCCACAAATACCAATACACTCTACCCCTTCCTCTTTATCGTCAATGTCATAATAGGAAGATAACTCCTTTCTTTCTATTCTGCCGCGAAAATCTCTTAAAGTCTCGTCCCTAAAAAAGTGTATATCCTTTTTTAAATAAGTCCTAACGCCTTCTTCAATTCTTTCCCTTTCAGCATACACCTCAGGGAGTTTTTCATATAGAAGTTTCCAATGCTTTTTACCAGCACGAACACATCCTCCTGAGCAATTGTTATGCAAAAATCCTAATTTATATAATAAAGGTTCCTCTATACCAGCTTTAGAAAGAAAATCATCAATATTAGCAGTTGTCACATCTTCTATGATAAGGGGAAGTACAACATTACAAGACTTACCAGTTTTAGTAGCAACCTTTTGATATACACTAACAATTCTTCTTGCTCGGTTTAATTCATCTGGTCCTATACCAAAAACTAAAATGTCCCCATCCTTGTAGAATCGTTGCAGTCTTTCTGCCTTTAACACACGTGAACAAAAGGGCATCCTGTTATTGGCTAAAGCCCTATAATCCAAAAATAACTGTGCTGGGCTTCTACCATCAGAATCAAACGTGATGTCATGATGAAGATAGTTACTCACGTCCTTTAAAAATCTATATAAGTCTGGGTGTTCCCATTTTGTGTCATTAAAGTACAAAATTACATTTTCCCTATCATATTTCTTAAGTGCCCAGTTTGCACACCAGGCACTAGCCTTTCCACCACTTATAGCAACAATAACACTCATAATTATACTCCTACCACAGTTATAAGCTCTTAATTTTATTCATCACTTCCTGTGCCCACTTTATTTGTACAGAAATCTCTTTATCTAGAGTATCGCTCCACTTATTCATATCCTCCATATACCTCTTAAACCCTAAGTATGTCTCACCATCATAAAAGGCGAGGGGTAACTTTTCAATAAGCCCATCAATATGTCCTCCTCTTAGATGACATTCATTAATAACGGCGCGTACCTCTTCCCATAAGTTAGCGTAGTGACGTGAAGGATATGGTTTAAGACTAATAACTATACCTTTGGAGATATAATTCTCAAGCAAAGGGGGGATTGATAATTTGGACTCTTCATCAACGGGAGCTAGACTCATTAACGTTGTAAATGCTGATAATTCAGCAGGAGACATTCCTTCTATCTTTTGATTTTCCTGCTCTGGGGCTGCTATTCCTTTCATTTTTATCTCATTTCTGTTAGTTTCCTAACCTCGTGGGCAAAATAAGATTTACCCTTTTATTACCATCACTGGCTTTAATTTCTTTTCCACAACTGCAACTTCTGAGTTTACCAACGATTTAATTATTTCGTCTATATCCTTATATGCCCCCGGAGCTTCGTCCAAAGGAACGTCTTCAAAGTTTCCGATAATTCCATTATTTTTAAACTCTTGGTTAACCTCTTTCTGGTTTAGAGTGGCTTTAGCGGCTCTACGACTAAAAAGCCGTCCAGCACCATGGGAAACTGACTCTCCCAATTTAGCGGCTTTTACTCCCGGGCTAAGCACATAACTAGCTGTACCCATGCTCCCCGGGATTAACAATGGAACTTTACCATATGCTGGAGTGGCGCCTTTACGGCCTACAAATAATCCCAGCCTCCTTTCTATAAAGTTATGCGGTATATGCCCGATAGCCTCCCTACGGGCCTCTGGGAATGTCTCACGGATAGCTTGTTCAATCGCCTCCTGTACTATTTCATGGTTATAGGTTGACCATTCTAGCATGGCCCGTTGGAAAACATTGTATAGTTTACCAATGTTGCTTTCCGCAGGCATATAAAGTAGCTCGGTAGTTACTCCCCATGACTTTAATTCCTCTCTTACCATGTCTTCTAATAACTTAGCACCGGTAGCACCTATGCCCCTACTACCAAAGTGTGCCATTACATAAAGCGACCCTTCCTCATCTTCTTGTAATTCTATAAAATGATTTCCTGAGCCGATACTACCTACCTGTCCTAGCATAGTATCTGTCATTAATAACTCTAATAAATCCCCAACTTGTTGGTATTCTCTAGTTTCGCTCTTCCATAACTTGTCCTCTCTATAAGACAACCAGCTTAGTGCTGGGGTTAAGAATCCGTCAATTACCTGTTTAAATCCCCTCATGGTCAAAGGCGGAGCTTGTTTGTTTACCCTCCCCCTACCTACACTGACCCGCTCCTTTATACTTTTTAAGACATCCTTTTTCTCTTTCAGCTTGGAGAGACCATTAACTCCATGGATACGAGACAATGACACACTACAAGCTGGGTCAACCCCTACAACGTCTGGATACAAGTGAGTTTCAGAATGAACAACAGTACCGATAGCCACCCCATACCCAAAGTGAACGTCTGGGGTAATAGTAACACTCTTTACTCCTGGCAATCGCATAGAATTACGAATCTGGTTCATCGTTTTCTCATCAACACCGGACATCAATGAATCAGAAAGAAGAAAGGTCGCCCAAACTTTCCCCTCGTTCATCTTATATATCTGGCCAGTTTTAAAAGGTTCCATTTTACTTCCTCCTAGTTCCTAGTCTAGGATAGTTACGTATGAGTAGTATAAGTGTTTTTACAGAAAATCATGATGGGACCGTAAAAACAACGGTTGTGTAATAACGCTGGTCAGGAGTATTAATAGACTCATTACATTTAACGTATTCAATAGCCTTTTCTTCCGTGGAGGCCCAGACACTAGCATTTATTTCACCATCTCCGTCTATACTAATGCTATTTCTGAGTTGTTTATTATCCCATTCCCATTCCTCCGAAGGTGGTAATACTACACCGCTAAACTCGCCCTCAGAATTAATGACATTCCAGTAGTAGAGGTCATTTTCTCTGATATATTCTAGTACGGCTATGGACGCATCCACAACTACAGTCTTTACATATGCCCCCAGATGTTGTGCTAGAGCAGCAGCGTCTTCCTCTTTGAAGAAATGCCCGTACTCAATAAAGTCTAGCTCATCTTCCATGTAAACCTGGTAAATTTTCATGGCGTCCTTTCCCATAATATCTCTTCATACCATTTTTCATTGCCGGAAGGTGTAGTCTCGACTGGAATATTAGGAAAAATATCCTCCACGACATGTTCTATATAAGCTGCGGCTTCTTTTTGGCTAGTAGTCCAGATACTTCCCACAACAATATCCTCAGTACCTCCTAACATAAGGTAAACTGAATTACGTATGACGCCACCTAATGTCATTTCCTGTTGTCCGACTATAGTATCTTTACCTACTACACTCTCTGTATGGAAGTAGTGTAAGTTATTAGTTTCAATGAACTTTAACCATTCTGTATGGTCAAACTCGTCTACGGTTCCCGTCAGTACGGTTCCTCCAATAGTGGTTGCCAGCCTCTCTGCAAACTTTTTGTCGGTAAAGTATCCACATATTTCTTCAATTCCCTCTACCGAGTCAATAACAGTGATATATAATTTCATTCTTTATCCCAACGAATTCCTATACCAATTGGAAACCTAGGAACCCCATCCTCAGTGGTTGCAAAGTACCTTACCGTTAACTGGTTTCCTATGAACCTACGCGCGTTCTTAAACCAATACTTACGTTCTTCCATTGTCCCCCTAGGAACTACATTGAATGATATTCCCTCAGGAGTTTTACACTCGTAGATGATACACCCAGTAAACTTTCCTATACCCTCGGTATATCCAACAACTGGATACTCATCATCAAGGAAATCCTTTAGCTTTAACAGTGCAGAGGACCGTGCTCCCGTCCTGTAATCCAACTTCTTTATACCCCGGGAAATACGGATGATAGAGCCCTCATAGCCTGACTTAATATTCCACCGATGAGCGGCTTTAATTCCTTCCTCATCCCTAGCATTCATATGTGCTAGTTTATGTACATTACTTGAAGTTTGTGAAAAAGTATGTCGCTCTTCCCACGGTAAATCTTTGGTAGTTTCGGTATAGCTGTCATAATACACGAAGTTGATGTCCTCGCTTTTGCCGGGATAATACTTTTTAACCAACTTAGTAATGGCTTGGAAAGTAATATCGTGGTTATAAAGCTCTCCATCAATTACCATTGACGGCAACTTCATTGCCTGAATCTGTTGGCTAATATGCCCACAGGTAACGATTGGCTTGCCCGACCTACTTACCATCTCTATATTACCGTTATCAATTTTAATCAGACAGCGAATACCATCCAATTTAGGCTGAACAGCTACGGGAAATACTTTATCCGGTAATTCCCCTAATTTCTTTGCGAGCATCGGACGAAGCCGTTCAACAATACTAGAATCCTCCTCGTTCTCGCTATATCGGCGTTCTTTCTTGAATACCCACATAGCTTCTGCTTCTAATTCCGCCTGCTCTTGGGGAGTAGTCTCATTAGACTTGCCTACGTTTTTCGGTGTAGCACACTTTATAGCGACCTGCTTAGAGTCCCCAACCCCTCCGTATTTAGTATAAATTTCACTGCCATCAACCCAGATACCCCATTCATACAGTTTACCAGAGTTATTGGTATAGTAGAGTTTGGGCCAAGTCTTCATTTAGTGTTCCTCCCGTTTCTGTTATTACTATAGCAGGACGTTTCGTGAGAAGGATGAACTTAGCCTATTTTGTGTTACCGGCAACTCATACCAATGAGTTTTACCTACTTGAAATACGACATATTTATATCTAATGCTATAATCATCAATACTCCTAAAGATAAATCCTTCAAATTGGTCACCATAGCTAGGTCGATAATCCTGGTCTTTCAACCACCGTGCTATGCTATCGGTTCCACCTATTGGAGAGGCTGACACTAATGTCTTTATATAATTATTGGGATGAAGAGGTAAAAATCCACTCTTAGGGTCCCAGGTGTCAAATGCTATAAAATAATCTGGTAGACGGTTGTAATAAATAGTATGTTTAGCCCACAACCACTCTCCAAAGATAATAATACCAGGAGTTTTCTTAAATATAGAGTACAACTTGTTATAATTCTTATACGCCCAACGTTTTAAGGCTCCCCATTGTTCATGTGGTCGTTTTTCTTCAATAAATCCTCCACGATTCATAAATTGTAAAACATTGTTTGAAGACATAGTTATCCCTACACAGGAGCCGTCTAATTTTTCGTAGGCGGAAAAGCTTCCTCTCGGAGTTTCTGCAAAAAGGTCATCTCCCGTCCCTTTACTACCTATAACGTGGGGTATCCTCGGATATTTATGGAACATCTAGGTCCAGATGGTCTAACGTCTCAGCAACGTCCAAACCTACAAATCTAGTACCGTCAATGACCTTCTCTAAGTGTTTGTGATGGTGGCCAAAAATCCATAGGTTGGGCTTCATCTCACCTACCAAAACTTTTCGGCGCAGGTGGTCCAGAAATTCTGAGGTTCTATTAGGAAACAACAATGATGGGTGAAGGTACGGATACATAACATAAGGGGCCTCATGGGTTATAACCGTATCAATCTTACCTTCAATACTATGCTCAATCTCATCCATTTCTGGTTGATTTAGTTCTTCTTGGTCCCACCAGCTAACTCCTGGAATACGGTATTCCTTATCTACTGACCAAGCGCCACCAATAAATAACACCCCGTCTTTGATTGTACCGTCTTTAATGTACTCAAACCCCTTCCAATTAAAGTCCTCCCTAACTATTGGATTATCGTGATTTCCACGGATAAACTTAACAGGTATTCTTGGCACTACTATAGTGTTAAAGGTTGAAGGAAATCCGTATCCAAAATCTCCGGCAATCCACACCTCATCAATATCTTTAAGTAACTTGTTTGTAATAAAATGTAAAAGTCTAAAATTAGCATGTAAGTCACCATAAACTCTAACTCTCATTGTTATCCTTTCTTGTGCAATTCCCCTCTAGGTGGTCCTTGTGGATACCTCTCAACGAATTCTCCTTTTATTGTCTTAAACCCACGATAACGAGGTATTGTATCCGTACTGTACCAAATTGTTGACTTGTAATCCCCCTCAATAAACTCTTCAACATCTACGGTTGTAATAATTTCTTCATAATCACCGCAATAGATGGCACCATACCACCAGACTGTTAAAGACGGTGTGGTCAACCAATCCTTCAAAATATTAGTAAAATATCCTGTTACATCCCAGATAGCGCGTTTATAAAGTACCCCATTTTTCAAGAGGTATTCTTTATAGTCTTCAAAGTACGCTTCTACCGTGTTATGTAAGTCATAGAACAGTTCCTCAGACATCTATATCAACGGCTACTTTGCTAATAGCCTTTCCTAGTAGGTTTAATCCCAACCACTTGCTTTCATCCAATATATCAAGGTTTGAAATGTCTAGGCCAATTCCCCATATCCGGTCATAGTATGAACACTCTACAAAAGTTCGGCCAACAAGCTTCTTGATGGTTAATAAGTAGTCTGGATTTTGTGTGAATTTAAGGTAATTTCCTTTATACACTATGTTCTCCTTTACCTCGTCCCATTTATCTTCATCAAAACCTATAATCCCCCTCCCGAGTTTCTTGACTCGGGCAGGATGAGTTTCTGCCAAAATCAGTTTAGCAGAAATTCCGTCCTTCATGGTCAGGGCTTTATAATACATCATGTATTGTTCGGCATTAGCAAACGTGTTACCGCTTTCGAGGTCTTTAATTACAGCGGGTTTCCACTGTGAGAACATCCCATCGAGAAAGTAGACGTGAGTGTCTGTTACAAAACCTATATTAGGGTTAGACCCAACTTTAGTCGGCATTCTTTGTCAACACTTCCTTAATATCTTCTATAATTTTATACATATCATGGGTTAAATTAGCTATTGCCTGTCGTCGTATATCAGAGTCTGACGCTACAGTAGTGCGCTTTAGATGGGTAACTTCCTTCTGATATCCCATATAAATTCGCTCTCTGTGCCTGATAAACAATGGAGCATGCCAGTATTCCCAAATAGTCATTTGTCCACTTCCTCTTTTCTACTATACTCTGTCTGCATGAGAATTGAATTAGATATAGTCTCTACTATTGACGAATTTAACTCTGATAATAGGTTATCGAAAGAGAGGACTGTAAACCCATAAGGATGTTGTAGATAGGTCATAAAAAAGAACATGGTAGAGGTCATATCGTTTATCCTAAGTGGGTTTGCGGTTATATCCTGAGCTTCCTGTACTATGGTGTCAAAAGACTCTTTTACTCTAAATCCATACCTCTCTTCCATATATACTAACAACAACAACAATTCCGGATATTCCTTAGCTTGTATAGACCCTTCCGTCAATTCAATCAATCTCTTGCCAGGCAATATTACCATACAACTCCCTATATCTAGAATCTTTGTGCATACAATGGTCACAAATAACCTTCTCATGGGGTTCAGCAAACCACGACCACTCTCCTCCACTTGTGTCGTAATATCCCGTATCAATTAGTGTATCACATCTATCACAAACAACAGTGAGTTTTTTCATAGACAGATAAAGTCTATCATGGTAGCTCGGCAATTCCAAGCAGCCGCTCAATAACAACAGATAGCAGTGTGATGGCTAACAAAAGCGCTATAAAAACTAGGCAGCTGTCAAGAAAACTCATATGAAAGATATAAAAGAAGTCCATCCCTCCAATCAATACAGCTACTGCTCCTATTAGTATGGTAGACAACCATTCAACGATAGACCAAGTCACGGCCTATTCTCCTTAGATAGATATTTAAGAAACCCGTCCTCTCGCACTTCTTGTGCTCTTGCGTAGCCCGCAAAATACCCCCACGCCCCAAAAGCGAGGCTTGATAGAATAAAAACTAGTAACAGCCCCATGTTATAAATCATAGTGAGGTGTGGCAAGGAAAGAAACCATAGCATACCAGTAGCTCCGGTGGCTTGCAGAAGGCCGAAAAGTAGCATATACTTAGGCATACTTCTATTCTAGACACTTTGGAATGAGAAGAATGAGAATGGAGCCTTATGGAGACCTTAACTGAAGGACAAGACAAGTTCTTAATAGATGTATTTAATTTCTTAAAATATCTTGAAGAGCTAACTAAGAGTCAGAACCAGATGCTAGCTATGGATGCGGTAGAAGGCAGGCTCATAGCTAGCAATGTCTTGCTAAGCAATAATGTGTTACTATCCATGTTAAGCGAATTAGTAAAAAACTCCTTTGCCCAAGAATATATGGAATACTTAAATGAACAGCCGGCGTCTAGCGAAGAAAAGGTGTTAAACTAAAATGAATATCACTATGCATGACTGGGAAATGGAAGACAACCAGTATTTGGTACAAGAAGTACATCCCGTTGATACCGAACCTGCTACGGAAAAGATGTTAACAGAAAGCTCCTTATTGATACAACTAGGAGCCGATGCTTTTAACGAGGTAATACAAGAGTTAATAAGAGGTTTCCCAAAACACAGATTTTTTAATATAGTGCCAAAGAAGTTTATCCTTGGCCAGACACCGATAGTCATTGGAGCTTTCCCTCCACTTATCCCAGACGATATCAAGTTAGTACAATCTATCTTTTCTAAAATAAAAGAATAGAAACAAAATCACATAACTCCTATGGCTAACGCCTAATGTATGCTATGATAGACTTGAGGTACAAGTAATGGACCAAAACGAATCAGACCCTAATGGATATCCTGCATACCCTACAGACAATTGGAATGATGAAGACTGGGAGAAATATGCGGAAAAAGTAAAGAACTATGGATTAGGGCTTGACGAAATCGCAGAAGAGATAACCTTTGGTAATTGAAATGAAATTACTATAGTAATAAAAGCACGCTTAAGGATTGCTATCGTCTTATTATAGGATTCATCTTTCTAATGTATACTATGTTAATCTTATGGAAGAGAAAGATATCGTTCTTTTGAAAGGAAATTGCCATGAGTTTTGAAACTTTTAAGCGTAGTGACGCTAACGTTCGGACGAATTCTCTACCGGTAGCAACAGTGACGTATCAGAAGTTGCAGCGCTTTGGCCTTAGTGTGAAGGCTATAAGACTTATTAATAGCCCACGATATGTGCGCTTTAGCTACGACCCGGAACGCAAAGCGATAGGATTAACTCCTACTAGTAAGGAAGACCCCGAAGCATACTCCGTAACTCCTACAGTACATATGGTGTGTGCAGTAGCTTTTATACAAAATGTCAACCCACCAGTGGAGGTTGGAACCCACTACATCGCTCATATGGAAGGTGAGTGTCTAGTTGTTGAGCTTACGCAGCCCTATCCAAAAGTTTAATCTGGAGCTATAATGAAGCTACTACTTAAAACAGATTTCATTGATTATTATGACCATCATTTTGATATACTGATAAATAAAGAGCCTCATCATGTATTTAAGCGGATGTCCCGGGCTGCCCACAGAAAGGATGCATTTGAATACTTAAAGTCCTTAGGAGAAAATGTTGTTACACACGGTACAGTAACTGCTCTATACGACCGGTTTGGACCAACTAAGGACTTTGTGGTTTATACTGACCCTTATGCACATGCCGGGACTGGCAAAGAAAAGATGGGTGCTAAGGACGCATTAAGTCAATACCCAAACAGTTTTGCAAGCGTCTTTATCCCCCATAAATTCACAATTCGGAGGCTACAGCTGGGACATTTGTTAACCAAACTACAGTATTCCTCTAGTCATCCATGGAAGTCAAATGTTGGAGACGTCTCAATAGATACAGTTCATTCCGTTTTTGAGAATATGCTGTACAATAAAGAATTTCCCCTCTTAGCAATTGACTACGTTGGTAACTATACCGTAGGGTGGTTTGCTATTGACTTGAATACCGCACCAATGTTAAAGTGGTCACCAGTAGAAAACGACCTAACTGCTGACGAGGTTGTAACTGAAATTAGAGATTGGATGGAATGGAAACATGGCTTTTCTAGAAACTAGTATCTTCGATTCCGACCTAATTGTAATTCCTATTAACTGCACTGGGATAGCGAGAGGGGAACTAGCAAAAGAGCTTAAAGTAGCTGGGGATTTAGAAATTAAACCGATTATTACACATGCTTTGGAAGGGTTAAATGAATATACCATCACGTTGTTTCCACCACTATAATCCGGTTGTGTTGCTCGCCACCATCATGGTATAATAGCCTCATGTCAGATACTAATAACCATAGAATCGTAATAATGGAGGTAGTTGAAGATATTTTAAATGATGACGAACTAACTAATTTGCACGTAAATGAAGTCAGGAGATTCATTGTGCATTTGCAGCATAGGCTTACAGAACATAATGATGAAACAGAAGAAACGGACGATAGCGGAGAACTCGCTAAGTACGTACTTTAATAGGAGAGAGAGATGGTTCAAAGATATGCTAATTTAGTAAAAAAGACAGTAGGTGGTAGTAACGCCTTTACCTCAGGGTCAAAGTATCCTAAAATATTGATAAACGGGACAACTGGCGCTTATGAAGCTATCGCAGATTCTACAGATGAGTCAAACATACTTACCCCTTTAGTCGGGGTAGATGATACTTGGGTTGTCTGGGAACCTGATGTTGACACCTCAGTCGTGGTAAATTCTACTACATATAGTTTGGCACTAGGAAAAGATTTTGATACAATGATATATCTAGATAGCGCGGGAGAAAATAACGTGGTACATAAAGCAGTCCCAGCGCCTGTTCTTACCGCTGCGTGGAATACTCCTATAGCCAGTGCCGCCAACCTTAGTTGGACTAATACCTATTTATCTCCAACCGACGTGTACAGAACACCTACGTATGCCACTTTCAGTAGCACTCCCGTGGCTAATAATCCAGGAACTGCTACAGCTGCCATTAGTGCCACAACTACGGTCTACAGCTATACGGCCACGGCTAGTGAAGACTTATCTATCGGATATACCCTTACACCTTCAGTTGCACCTTCAGTAGCTAGTACAGTTAATGTTCAAGTTAATGCAGTGACAAAAGCTACCCATCCCTTGCCTGCTGTTGCTGGTGGCCAGACTTTTACTGATAAGATAACCGTTGCCATCAATGATGTTATAACTATTTCCGTAGTTAACGGTGACGCAACAGCCACTTATACTGCTTCTTTAATCGGTATAAGCGTCTATGCTATAGCTGCGTCTTCCTACACCCTGATTGCCAAAGTAGATGGTCCTACAATACCCGGTAACTCTGCGGTATACGCTGATTTAGCTTCTGGGGTAACTTCCGGAAACTCTATATCGTACATGGTAATGAATGACAACGGATTATCCGCTAGTAGTGCTATTGCTGTATAAATATGACTACATCTCATAAAGTTATTAGTAGCGTCTCGGGAAACCGATGGGGCTACTTTTGTTTATTACTAAAGGAGAATTATGGCTACCAAAAAGGGCCTCAGTACCCGTTCTCTTCTAAAGAAGTACCACCTCAACCAATTACAATTAGTTGCGGTAGATGCGATAAGAAACAACAAGATAGTAGTCTTAAGAGGGGTAGCTGGCACCGCAAAAACATTTACCGCTGTCTATACTGCTATGAAGTTATTACTAGAAGACAATGGAATTGACAGAATCGCCGTTACGCGGCCGTCAGTAACTACTGAAAAGATAGGGTTTCTGCCAGGCAAATTAGAAGATAAAATGGACCCATTTCTTATACCTATAATTTCATTCTTTAACAAGTTTGGTGATGCTGGAGAAAAAACCTTTGACTCCCTCGTTATTGCAGGAAAAATTAGAAGAGCGCCGCTAGCATTTATGAGGGGAACAACAGTAGAGAATGAATTACTCATCGTTGATGAGGCGCAAAACATAACTCCACAACAGATGCTTATGATTTTGACTAGGCTCGGAAACCATAGTAAAATAGTTGTAACAGGTGATGAAAACCAGAACGACATCTACGCACCAGCTACAGGAATGGATTATATCATAGAACTTTCTAAGTCTCTACCATATATACGAGAAATAACTCTGACAGAGATTATGAGAGACCCTGTAATTACCGAAATAATACAAAACTGGCCATATGAGCTACGAGTCTAAGCTCTCATATATCTAATATGGAGAATTGCTATAATTATCGTAGCTGAAGGAGAAACTACGATGATACTAGTAAAATTATCTTCAAAAACAGAGAAGTTAAGTAAACATATCCGGGATATTCTCTTGTATAGTCATATATCTGACGCTACAGTCGAGATAGGGTCAAGACAAACATCTTTTACCCCTACTACGATATTTGTAAATGAAAATAAATATCGTACACTAGAGGATGTGCTATCGGCATTCGCAGAAAGAATCTATGACCACAATATTCATTATAATTTCCGCCCCTCTACTAAGCTATGGTTACAATCCCATCTTTCAGCCGCCCGTGCTGGCAAAGTAGCTGCTGTAGTGGAAAAGGCAGTCGAACCTGATATCTTATTTGGGCTGAACAGGTATTCTGTATAATGGTAGTGGTTGTTCCAGAGGACTCTTACCTTAGTTATGCTGGTGAAGAGAACACTTTGGTATTACCTATTACTAGTTTCGTACGAAAAGACGGGAAATTAGTAGTAGTTAATAAGATGACTAAAGAAGCAGCCAAACTATACCCACATTTAGTTAAGCAGTGGGGATGGTTAATAACTAATGGTATAATGACTCCTACGTTTGTTTCTGGAAATGTAAGATTCTTAGGGCTGCCAGACCGTCTACACTACGCTGCTAAACAAGACGAGTATCTAGTAGAAAGTAGCCTACGATATCTACAAGAAGTTGCACTAAAAAATCAAGGAGTGATATACTATCTTTATCAATTTAATAATAACTATGAATTACATGAAAACCTACTTGACAAACTTAACAATGTTGTACTATTCAGAAAAGAGGAATAATGAAAATTAACGTAAAAGACTGTACAGAGAGCCATGGTCAACAGGTTCCCCATAGTAGAAAGTGTACAGCATGCGGAAATTATTTTATTACTCCTTATAAGCGAGGACGACCTCCTACTACATGTGGGTGGTTTAAGAAAAACTCCATCACGTCTATACTTAAAGAAAGGGTTATCAGTAAGATAAGTATCCCTATCTTCAAAGAGTGTAGGTCAGTCTCTAAACTAAAGGTAGGTGATAGTGTATATATTCTAGCAAAAATGCTAAAAAGAGTTCTGAGCAAGAGGAGGTACGCTAGAGAATATCGTATTGTACGTATTGTTGATAATATAGTGTATATACGTCGTAAGGACACCTCCGAACATAGACACTACGATGTTCCCGTTACCAACGTAAAACTGCTTAACATTAAAATAGGCACAGACTATCTAGAGAGCGAAGAGTACGATGAAAGGAATAATGGATAAAGACCCAGATTTTATCTTTAATATAGGGATGCCAGTGTATATACCTAGTGAAGAAGAAATAGAGGCAGTTGGAGGAATGCTTGAAGCCCACCTTAACTTTTTAATAGAAAATAAGTACGCGACTAAAGAAGAGATTGTTGCTTATATTAAATTTGGCTCACTATTAGCCGCCTCTTCAACATTTTTGCTCGATAACTTCCTTGAGCAATATAGAAAGCATGAGATAAAATAGAAGAAGCCCGGTTTCCCGGGCTATTTTTATGGTATTGTGATTGGTATATTATTAGGTACTTGATTTAACTTAAACTCAAATAACTTAGTTTGAGTAGAAGCATATGGGTATAGTAGGTAAAGGGTAGTATCATCCCACATCAATGAGGCGGCGTATCTATCATTAGTCCCGACTGCTAAATTATACTCTGTTCCTGTAGTAGAGCCTTTTGGTATTATCTTCATATAGAGTTTATTGGTAGAGGAATCCCCTAAGAATACGACCATGCTCCCATTTCCATCTACAAATCCTTCCACTAGGTCTGCATTTACGCTGATATTAAAATTAGGAGAAGCTATGGCGGTAATTGCCCCATTAGTTAAATCTAATATATCAGCTTCCCCAGGCCAGACTAGAAGTCTATCACTGCCATTATCAGTTACTCCTATGGTTCCAGCCGCATACGCAGCAGATACTGGCACTGTAGAAATTGAACCTATAACTCCCGTAGTTATATCAATTGGAGCAACGAAGGGGTTACCATTAACATCCTCATAGAAGAAATATAGAGTTTTTCCGTCACCGCTCAATATATAAACAGGGTCATCTCCGCCCAAACTAAAGGATGAAAATGAAGTTAATGGTATAGTCCATACATGTGTGTAGTCACTAGATTGTACTAACGCAATATGGGAAGTGCTAGCTTCTACAAAATAAGTATCATTTAGATAATTAAAATTTAAGTTTGGTGCTAAAGTAAAATTACTGGTTATATCATTTAGTGACAAGGAGGAAGTTAGAAGTATTTCAAATACATGATTTATTTCACCAGTTGTGTCATAGGAAGTAATTATTACCTTTGTTGGAAATTTTAGAATATTTAATGTACCAACAAGAGTGGGGGCAGAAGAAAATGAATAATAATACCATGTGTCGTTCCCGCTGCTGATTAGATATGGGCTCCCTACAGGAGTAGTTAAAAGAGCGTCATTAGTGTAGTCATACCAAGCGATACTACCACTAGGATTTAACACGACGAGTCCATAATCTCCTACGTCTGGTATAAAGTTCCCGAATGAATCCCCTGTAGGCATAGGAACTGAGCCGGTGCCGGTTAGGGTTACTGACTTAGTGGATAAATCACTTTGTTTTATAAATACAGCACTTTGATTATTACTAAATATAGCCATTGACGATATAAGAATATACTCCTTATTCGGCCCCATTTTGTGCATGGTAACAGCATTACTCACTATATCTCCTCATTAATTTATTAGTAGCGTTGATACACCGGTAGATACTTGTAGTGTTCCTATTAATGCCCCGTTAATTGAGGTAATAGTTATTGGGAGTGTAGGGATGACTGGACCTGATTTTATATAATGAATAACATATGAAGACTTAGTATCCTTAAATGTCAACAATGAGTAGTTTATTCCAAATTTAGAGTCCAATGGCTCAGCTACGGATTCTCCATTTGATAGAGTTGGTACAGATGACTCCAAAACACTAGCTTTCCCATCTTTATCTACCAATATTTTAGGATAATTTGAATTAAATGAAGATTCTTTAACTTCTGCGTCTCTAGGGAACTCAACTTCAAGTAACATTTTTACTCCTATAACTTTACCTCTATATTTTCTCTGCTGGCAACATAATCTATTATCTGAAATATACCTGGGAGCTTTTTATTACTCCTCAGTAGGGGATTTACGCTCCATGGTCCGCTATGAGAAGAAATGCATTCCATAAGAACTGCATAATTATTAGCATCTATGAATCTATCCGCATAACCATTAAATGGAAATTGCAGTAATGGATAAAGTGGATGCATCACATCTGAGGCTCCCAACTCTTTAGGAGGGATTCCCCTTGCAAAAGAATCATGTAATACAGAAGCCGCTAAAAGAATATCTCGTTCCCATAATGTTAGGTCGTAAAACCTAACAAAGATATCAACTAATTTACATACTCTACGCGTGTGTAAAACTAATCCCCCAGCTTTGCGCTCGTCCTTAGGGTGGTATTGCCCGACACTAGCAGGAGCTTCCCAGAAGTAATAGGGAAAATCTCCCATGGCAGCTAGTAAAAACCCCTGCATATTGCCATCAGTTACTTTTTGTACTTCTCGTTCAAGAAAGATTTTATTGATAACGGCTAACTCCACGACGATGTCCCTTCTTTTTGTCATTATACTCAATTAATCAAGGACATTCAAATCTTTGGAAAGATATCATATAAGTTAATAGTATCTTTTACGTGCATCTTTTTCCAGGAACCTAATCCGATAGTTTCTGAATATACTTCTTCCATATACTTTTGCTTCTCATCGTCTGTTGCAACACCAGTTCTCACTTTAGAGGCTAGCTCATCCTCTCTATCTGGAATTCCTACAGATATTATATCCGTAAATGGCCACGCATAGGTTAATGTGTAAACAGCTTTAGCTACAACATCAGCAATGTCCTTACCGCCGCCTGTAGGGTGGTCCACTTTAGCAGGATTTTTACTCCTGTCCTCTCGTAGTTCTCTTAGTTCCTCGTAAAGAATAGGATGCCACGGTAAATCAATACCTCCATTACTTTCCTTTTCACCTTTACCGTTCGCCGGCGGAACTTCACCAAATATAGCGTCTCGTAACGCGGTATAATCCTTAGTTTCTACCAGATTAAAGTCCCGAACAACTGCATTTCGATAGGTCTTAGTAATCCACTGGGTTAAAGAGGCAGAATTCCAGCCATCAAAAGAAAAGTATTTGATATTATAACCATGTAGGTCTTTTAAGCTTGTTATAAACTTTTCCACTGCTACCATCTGCACCTGTCCTTCATCAAACATTCTTCCGGTAAATCTAAAGGCCAGGTCAATTATTGGTCGTACATATCTACGATTACGGTCATCACTAACTATTTCCCTATGTGCCAAGGCAATCCCATAACCATCCCCTCCGTTTACCTCTGACCCTAATGCTGGGTCACCACAAAATATATAAATTTGATTGGGGTCACCTAGTTTAGCAATAGGTAAATTATATGGGTCTAGCTGGTGTTTTCTGTGACCTTTTGTATAGATATGTTCTGATAGTGGGGAACGCCTCCACTCTTTATGTGTAAGTTGAGACTTCCACTCTTCTGACCCTATTTTGTAGCTATCGTACGGTAGAGGCCAATCTAAAATCCAAGTGCGCCCCCAATTCATTGCATTTTTTATTCTTTGCGGTTCTTTAATCCACGAGTCTACAAAACTACCGCTAACAACGGAACCATAAACACACGCCGCCATCTCTGGATTTTCTTTGAAATATGTCTCAAAGTCAGACTCTTTCTTTTCAGGGTGAAATTCCCATGATGAGTACTTTCTCGCATACACATGGGAAAAGTTTCCAGCATTTACATAAAACTCATTGATTTTACCTGAAGACCCTACATATCGTTGGTATGAAATCACTACTACTTTTTCTTTTCCTTGAAATCTTGACTGAGAAGATGTACGGAGTGTCCCAACAATTTTATCTACACTATGGAACTCCACATCATCTACTTCGTCCGCCATGGCGACCAACAAATCGTATCCTTCAATACCACCAGCCCTGCTATTGGCTGACATAATTTCTATATTTTTGGGGAAAACTACCTGCATCTTCTGTATATCAGCTTCTGGGTCAAATCCAAACTGCTTAAAGGCTTTATCCCCAGCCGAGCGAAGTATATTAATCAGCGGGTTAAAGAAGTTTTTCCTAGCTTGCATCTCGTTAATTGCTACGTTAATTAAAGTGATAGCTTTAGCGCTATTGTGGTTTAGATACTTATGAGGGTCATACATACATAGTAATTTATAGACGATGTACAGGAAAAGTACCCCGGATGACCAATTCTTTCCTCCCCCCTTCCCCACAAATAGGACAAAGAAGTTTATACCATTTTCAAGGTCGGACCCTGTTTTAAGAAAATCTTCTTGTACCCGGGATATTCCCCACATATCTTGTCCTAGGTAGTCGTGGCTAAGAACGAAAGTTCTTAAATCTACAGGCTTTACACGGTACGTTTCTCCAGCCTCTTCCCTAGCTACATATTCACTCTTTTTAAGTAGGTCTCCCCATGTAGAAGTGGCTCTAAACTCTGATTTTTTTGGCATAGCTACTCCTCAAGTACCGGAACCTTTTCGCGCACCACGGAACCAACTTCAGAATCCCAATAAGTTATTATGTCTTCTCGTGTTAGAGAGTCTAATACCTTCTTAGCAACTGGGTCCGCGTTTAGGGCTCGTTGTAATTTATGATACAGGACCGGGTCATCTTTACGTAGTAGGTCAGTTACTATTTTAACATATGAGACTTCCCTTTGCACATCCAATACCTGAGCAAACAAGTTAATATACCCCTCTAACTGTTTTGGTGCCAATTCTACGAGCTTATTAAGTTTTTGAGCATTTTTATGCCATAGTCGCATAATCTCATTATTGCTCCCAAGCGACAGTGCTGATAACCCTTCTTCATCAACAATCTTAGCTATCTCTTCACGGTACATCTGTGCCAATATCCCGGTAAATGCTAGTTCCTTAGACGCTTGATGAACACTCTGGAAATAATGAGTAATAGCACTAAGAGGGCTAACCTCGTCGGACATAGAGATGGCTTCTAAATTCTCATCATCATAATTCCTAATCTTATCTTCTCTAAGATAATAGTAAACTTCCACATAGTTCAAATCATACTTTTTAGCAATCTGCGTCTTGCTAAGTTTATCTTTATAGAAGGCGTCTTTAATCTTTTTTTCTAGCCCGCGTTCTTTAATCTTAGTATATCTCATGAGACGTTACCAAACTGTCATTTATCCAATGACGCAGTGTATTTCTAGACGGGGTAGGTATTAGCTCAAATACCTTATCATTTTCCTTCTCTGTCACTTTCGTTATTCTCCAGATAGTTAACCAATCGGCAAACTGAAAAGTATCCCCTATATCCAACCAATGAAAGTCCTCAACATTTATATATTGAACATTAAAGCTTTCCTCTAGCCCGCGTTCTTTAATCTCAAACTTTATAAATCTTCTTAAATTAGAGTAGTGTACCTCATATTTAAGAGCTATCTCACTCATATTAAGGTCGCCATATAGGTAATCTTGCATAATATCTTCTGCATAAGGACGTAATAGCTTAAATCTACCCTTCATATTGTAGTATACTTCCTTTAGGAACTATTGCTTTGGTGAGGTTAATCTGTTCTATAAGGGAGTCTGACACAATTGAGTCAGTCAGTTCAGAACTTAAAATGGTGGAGTTTTCAATAAAAGAACCAAATACTTTACTACCAGAAATCTTTGTTTCACCGGTAATGATAGTACCAGGAGCAATATAAGAGTTTACAACAGATGCTTCCCTACTAATATAGGATGGAGCACAAATGGTGCTGTTGGATATTTTATCAGAAAGTACAGATGGGTTGCCATAAACGGTTACTGTTTCTGGTATATCTATACTATCAACAGTTAACTGACTAACCAACTTTTGACTAATATCTAAATAAGTCGTAATATCTAAGTTCCAGAAAGCGTCAAACCCAGTAAACTCCTCTGGGGTAGGAAGCTCTTGGCCTTTTTTTAAGTACCCTCCAATAACTCCGTTGTTTTGGAACATCTTTTCCGGATGTTGTTTTAGATATGCTATATCATCTTTAGAGATATCACCAACTGCTAAAGAAAATACACTCATCAAAAACACTAGTTCATACTCTTTTGTCTGGCGGTCCTTTAGGGTTTCAATTACATTTGTATAAAAAGAGTAAAGACTCGTGTTTGTGACTTCCCACGAGTCCGGTAGATATATTGTGTGACCCTCGCCTGTTTGCTGAGCATTCCTGATGATACCCATTGTAGAAAAGTTCAACAGGTTGGTACCAAGAAAGGGAATAAGAGAGTCATGTTCACCAAATATTATATTTAATTCATTTGGGCTGTCGTAGATAAAGACCTTCATATGTATATTATAGCATACAAAGCCCCCTACGTCAATAATTATTCATCTAATTCTTCTTGTATCGTATAGTACAGGTCTTGCACTTGTGTGCTAAACTTTCTTTGAGACCCTTTTCCAGGTATTAGGTGTCCGTCAAACGCCCCTATACCATCTTTTAATCCTGATAGGAACTGTCTATTACTAACAAAGTATTGTGGTGGCAGATGTCTATCACTTCCTTTACCGAACTCCATAAACATCATTGCTACCGGCTTACTATAACATATGGCTCGATAAGAGTTCTTGCTTTTTGGCATAAGAGAAATGTTTAGACGAAATGATTCATATAAACATTTTTCTAACGTCTCAAATTCTTCAGTTTTTGTAGCAGGTATATACCAATTGACTGCTCCGCGTACTTTATTATCATACACAGCAACATTTGTATTACCTATAGCTAAAAATGAGCCAAACACAAAGCCTAACGAGTAGTTAGACTCAATGTACTGTAGTATCTTTTTCTCTCCACGAGTCCTAATATAATCCCCATCAATTATTATCCATCTTTTGCCATAGGGAGACCGTTTATATAGAAAATAGTGTGAAAGATTAAGTGTAAACCCGGGCTTCCTATCCATCTATCCGTGATTGTGTCTCTATATCATTAGGAGGAATTATTAAGAACTCTACATTCTTACGGAACTCTGCTAAATTAAAAGAATCTACATAAGACATCGCACTGCGCAGACCATCGCTCAACTCCTGCATAATGTCCTTTACCGTTTTTCCGTAATATGGTATATACCCAGACACCCCCTCAACGTGAGAAACAGATTTCTTCTCCTCAGATGAGGACATCCCTCGATATGGTTTGTACCATTTCCCGTCCTCTAACTTAACCGGTAACCATGGAGTTTCAACCGCAGAAGCAAACATATGACCCATCATTACCGCATTCGCCCCCAGAGCTAGGGCTTTTACGAAATCCCCAGGATTCTTAATTCCTCCATCGGATATAATAGGTCTTGCGGACCTACTCGCTGCTTCTCGTACTAACCACCCCTGAGGAGCACCTACTCCTGTAACTATCCTGGTAGTACAACCAGCACCACTTCCTATTCCTAATTTATAAATAATATCCCCATGGAAGTCTGTTCGTTGAACTGCCCCAGGATTACCAAAGTTTCCCAATATTAATGGGTACCTTCCTTGCCAAATAATCTCATCTAAAATGGCCCCATTTGCTATATCTATAGAAATAAAAGAGTCCAAATCTTCTAAACTTGTTTGATTATCTAATAACTCTTGATAACTGACTGCTATACCGAATTCTATCCCGGTACCTGAAATAGTTTTAGCTATATCCAATCTATCCTTTAAGGGTGAACCCCGACTAAAGATATGTAGCCCTCCAGCGGTATACATAACTTGTGCAAATGTGGTAGATATATCATTATGAAATGTATCAAATAGAGACATACTAGCAGAAATCACTGGCATTGGAAGCTCTATTCCGTATAAAGAAGTAGTGGTCTTAGCCATCGCTCGTGATTTTACTCTAGATTTTGATTTTGGCTCTATAAGTATATTATCAAACGTAAATGGTGTATTTAGAGATATTTCCATATCAACCGTTCTATGTCATACCAATTCACTAACTTACTACTAATGAGGGATGTGATATCAACGAGAATATACTTCACATGCTCTTCTCGCGCCCATTTTTCAATGTATCCTTTGCGCAGGTACTTATAAATGCTCATCGTCGTAGCAAAGGGAGTGCTAGTGTCTGTCAGTGTATTTAATGATGAGAGTGCTATTTCAATATTACCTTCTACCAATGCCTTAGGAAGATTTTCATTGTTAACTATTTCATCCTTGTATGACCCAACAATGTTCCTAAAGTCAATAGATGAGATATGACCATTAGGGCCTGCCGCTGTAATAATCTTTTCTAATAAAGAGTATATTACTCGGAAAGAGCCCTCTGCGATTTCTATTACTGACCAGAAGTCGTTATTATCTTCAAACGTAACATTAAACTTATCTTTTACCTTGCCGACAGCGATACCCACCTGTTCATTGGTAGCTGGTCTAGTCTCGTAGACCACACAACGGCTCTGTATCGTTTTCAAGAGTTTCTGTGGCTCATTGGTAAGGAGAATAAAATGGATGTTTTTATTGGGCTCTTCCAGCGTCTTGAGGAGGGCTGTTTGTGATACTTGGGAGAGCTTATGCGCCTCATCAAAGATAAATACTTTCTTTGGGGAGAATAGCGATGAATGGGTAGCTGATACAATTAATTGACGAATGTTATCAATCGTACCTTCGCTTCCGCAATCAATCTCTGTTACGTCTGCTTCTATCTCTTTAGCTATTATCTTAGCAAAAGTTGTTTTACCAGAGCCATATTGCCCAGTAAACATGAGTGTCTGGCTTAGAGTGTCATCAGCTAATTGTTTTCTTAGTGGATTGACTATGTGTTCATTACCTATTACATCATTTAAGTTAGTGGGTCGCATCAATTCCGCTAGATTCATCAGTCTGCCTTTCTCCCCTAGGATAACATCTTGGTCTATGAGAAAGATTAGAACGTGTGTTTATCATTGCCAAAGGCATATGCTCCGGCTTCCTTATCCTCTATATACCACGCTGCCGGAGAAACTGGTGAAATAACTGGGGGAGATATAGGAATACTAAACGTCCCACTAGTAAATTGGTCTGGAGAGGGCACGAAGTGTGCTTCTGTTACATTTCCGTCATGTTGATAATAGGCAAGCCAATATGATGCTTCCGGAGCATTAAACACGGACTGATATATCTTTCCTGGTGGATTCAGTGGATAGAACCAAACCACGCTAATTTCAATCATACCATAGCTACCAAACTGCCTAAGTGCATTTAACTTCGGCAGCTTTAGTTTTAGCCGGTCTTTATAACGGTATTCTAGACGAGGAAAAACCGAGTTAACACCAGCGCCTATAGGTTGTGGAGTGTCGTAATTTACTTTCATCGTTAATAGGTATATCCCTTATCCCCAAATTTGTAGGGTCCAGCTAGTAATACATCCTTTTCCCACATCACTTCTGGTCCAGGGTACTCCACATATGACGGCAGCACTGGTGGAGTAAAGGTCCCCATTGAGTATTGCGCCGGGGCCGGAAAAAACGTTACACCATCAATGTCAGGCCTATTTCTATAATAGGATAACCACCAACTAGCCTCTGCCGCGTTATTTATCGTTTGGTATAGATAATTTGGAAGGGCATACGGGTACTCCCACTGAATACGTAGCATTATCGCACCGTAGGTTCCATAGATTCTTCTAGAATTAAACCTGGGCATATTCTTGGCTAAGTAGTTCCCCCAATATTTACCTAACGTTGGAGGAATTAGTGATTCAAATGCCATTATGTTTCACCTCTAGGCACAAACCATGCCTGCACGTAAAGTGGAGCATTAACAAAGCCTTTAATCTGAGTAGCGCTCTTATAATAAGCAAGCCATTTGACTGCATCATCATATGTCTCTACCGGATGGTATAGCCGACCTGCAAACATAGGTCGTTCCAAGGTCAATTTGTATGTATAAACAATTGTTCCATAAGAACCCATACTAACATGACCATCTCTCTTCGGGGCAACTCTGGTATCTCTATCCTGGTCACCAGCAGGATATTTTCTAATTGCCATTTATTATTTATCAACAAGTGCCGCTAACGCCTTTAGAAAGTAATAGACTCCATACCTGATAGCTACCCAGATGATAACCATATATAGGATGAACAGCATGTCTTACCTCCTTAAAGCAGTATAGCACCTCCTAACGAGGAGGTCAAGTACCTAGATTTGCCTTGAAATAATCGTCATATAATGATATAACTAAACTGTGGATGGCTATGTATAATGAAAAAAAAGAACACAACAGACGAAAGGGTGTTAGCCGATAAGATTGTGCAGACAGTAGGTTCCTGGAGATTTATTACCATCCAAACATTTATTTTAGCAATTTGGATGGCATTAAACACTATAGGACATGTGTATCATTGGGACCAATATCCATTTGTATTTATGAACCTCATGCTGTCAATGCAGGCAGCCTACGCAGCCCCGTTCATTCTTATGAGCCAAAATAGGCAATCTGCTAGTGACCGACGTGACGCTCGTGTAGCCTATGACTTGACACAACAAACAGAAAGTAATGTACGTCATATAGCTGATGATATTAAAGACCTTGCAGACACTCTAGACGATATTGAAGACTCAATTGATGAGGAGGACAAGCAAGACAAAGACGACTTAGTGGGATTAGCTTAAGACGGTAGTGATGCTGTCAAGGCTATCGTAGTATTTTTTTGTATAGAATACAGAGTCCCTAACTAAAGCAAACTTAACAGAATGGTGTCCTACAACCATTACTCTTAGCATAGTCTGTACAAACGGAGATATCTGCTCTAATTTACAGTTAATTTCATCGTCACTACAAGGTGCAAAATTCCAGGAAAACACATAATCGGGAGATGATTTACCATATCTCAAAGATGTAGTAAATAACGTATTATTGTACTGATTAAAACAGACTACTCCACGACGATAAAGAGAACCCTTCTCATCTTTACGATATACTATAGTCAACGGAACTTCTTCTGTTAATGTATATATATTACGAAGTTTGTATAAATATTCTAATAAGTGTGGTACTACTGGAAGGTTGTACGAGTAAATGTAGTTAATGATATTATTTTGTAAACTCACTAAATCAACATCACTAATTCGTGTAACCCTATTTACTAAGTCCGGCGAACCTATTAAGTTACTAACTGCAAGCTCTTTCATAAAAGCCTCTGCTGTTTGCCAGCTAATCCGACTTTTAGGAGATACATCATTGCATGTAATGATATATTTCCATATTGAATCTGTAGACCACTTAAAGTTAGATAATTGATTTTGATTGGTCCAGTACACCACATTTTCTAAAACATCTTTAAATCCATGTAAAAAACGATTAGCAGTCTCGTTAGTTACAAGCGGGATTTTCCAAAACTTTGAGAATACTGATGAATCTTCCTCTCTTCCTGTACTTGACGTGGTGATATATACATCTATACTATATTGGTTATGAGGATTATTATAAACAGCAACACCTAAATAGCACTGCTTGGCTTTTCCCTTATCCACCTGTAATAGTGTATTAGGAAACTCATCAGATACCTCACTGACAGTAATAGGAATGTTCATTAGAGTCCTTTCTCCATAACTAATTCTTGAATTAATTTGTATTCTTTTTTATACCTATCGCTATACTCATTAAAATCCACTATAGGGTTGATGTCCCTTTTTACAGACAATATCTCAAGCATCTTCTTGGCATGAGGGGCTATTCGCTCTAACCTATCATTTACTTCCTTCTTATTGAGGAGGGAGGAAAATTTCCAGGTTAAAAAGTCTGCTCCGCTACCTCTATTACCCATAGAAATAGTATTTACAAATAAAAGTCCATCAGCAACATTTAAGTACACTACAAGTGAGTATCGAATGGTTGGGTCAATGGGGGTCCATTCCATGACTTCAAGCGGCACTTCGACACCATTTAGTCTCAGATATACCAGATATTCAAGTAATCCGACTACTACCACCTGTGGGGTAACTAAATAGCTGTAAGATACAATCATATTCCGCAAATCTTGTATATAACTAGGAGAATACGATTTTAAGTCTTTAACCGCAGCCGATATAGAACTTTCATACTCATTAACAGGGTTACTAACTATACCCCTAACCCAATCGGTTGCCAACTTCCAGTTAATAGCCTCATATTTGGATATATTACTATCACAGAATGTTGTAACACTTTCAATTATACTAGTTCTATCTGAGACTGTACTAAGGGAGTTGTTAATAACACCACAGATAGCATGGAGGAATCGGGTACCGCCCTTATTAGTAAAGGGTGGTACCTCCCAACCCCATTCATCTTTAGCCGGCTTAAAGGCGGAAAGAGACACATCAATACCTGGTTCTGAGTCTAAATAAAAGGATAGGGATAGGTAACAGTTATTTGGCTGCGTATCACCCTCGTCAAACCGTAGCAAGGAATTAGGTTCTGTCGCTGAAAACTTGGTTGTTATATTTACATCCATAGTATTCCCTAACGTTTAATTATATCTACGATATTTTTATATGCCTCTTCATACCTGTTACTAGAGATGTCTCGGTCAGCTAGCGTATCGAGTATTACTTCCATATGGGGTAATACTTTGTTTAACTTGTCATTAACTTCTTCCTCTCGGAGTGTAGGAAGTACCCAAGACAGAAGATATGGCGCGGCAGGGCCAACCGATGGTAGAGTTACAAATAAACTATTAGTTTCTGGGCTTAAAACTAGGAGGAATATATGACGAGCAAGTGGATTTCCCGATAATCTGGTAACTCTAATAGGGTGTCTTGGGAGAAGCATTTCATCACCCGTACCAGTAGCCTTGAAGTCTTCTACTAATGTATGTACAAGGTATGACCATAACCCTACTATTGCTATTCTGGGGGTAACCATATAACTATATGCTACAATCATATTTTGTAAATCCATTAAATCCTGACGAGTAGAATAAGAATTTATGTCTTTAATGCCCTTTGCAATAGCTTCTTCATATTGATTACCTGGGTTATGTGTTATCTCCCTTATCCAACTAGCTGCCATCCTCCAGTTAATAACTTCATATTCTCCAAGGCGACTCTCACAGAATGTCTTTAACCTCTCAAAGATTGATTCTTTATTTTGGTGCCCGAGGGCGCGCTTCTGCAATTCTTCCCTGACTAGAAACTGTTGGACATCTCGTAGAAAGGATGTAGCGCTACGATTAGTAAGAATCGGCACCTCAATACTGTATGATGAATTTTTATCTTCTTGTATAGGAGTAGAGAGAGATAGCCCGATTACTACCTCATTCATATCCGCTATCTTTGTATACAGGGTTTCAGAATAGAAATCAAATTGGAAAGATAGTGTTAAACGGGGCGTTCGTGGACTTGTAGCCCCTTCAGCAAATACGAGTAGTGATTTCGGCTCTATCTCAGAAAACCTAGTCAATATCTTTACACTCATGGAGACACCCTTTCTTCTCCCAGTATCTTCGTTATTGACTTATATGCATTTTCGTACTTCTTATCAAGCGAAATAGGATAAAATGTATTAGGTCCATTTAGTTTAGACTTTAATATATCTATCATTGTTTGTGCGTAAGGAGCTATTGCCTCTAACCGCTTATTCACTTCCTGCTCGTTACATAAAGATAGTGTCCAAACTATCAGGCGTGACCTACTTGGATGGTCACTTGGCAGCAGTTCCCCTGCATATAAAGTCCTATCCTCCGGATTTAAGTATATGTTTACAGTCTCAAGTGTTGATTCATGGTAGGACTTCCACTTAAGTAGTCTAATAGCGGATTCTGATTGAAAGTTCTTGGCTAGTTTTTCTAAATAACTCAATAATCCCACAACTACCAGATTAGGTGAGCGTGAATAATTATATGCAACAACATCATTTTGTAAATCGTGTAGATAGCCGGGAGAATAAGACTTTAAATCCTTGATACTAGTGGCTATTGACCGCTCATAATCACTACTAGGCGAATTAAATATCTGTGTTACCCAATCCTCCGCCTTTATCCATGTGACGGTATCGTACTCAGTTGTCTGACACATCACGCGTAACTCTTGGTCAATCTTCTTAAGAAATGTCCTCGGGCTTATATCTACGTCGTTAGTATAGATGTTAAGAATACGACTCTTAGCCTCAGACAAGAACATATTGACAGCTTCGTTGGTAAATATGGGAATTTCATAATATAACTCTTCAACAGTGCCGTGGGTTATATATCTATTACTATCAGAAATTGAGAGAGTCACAATTGCTGTCAACAGACTATAGTGTACCATTATAAAACACGTTGCACGTACACCATCCACATAGTGTAATAACGAATTAGGAACTTCACCTACGAATTTAGCTACTTTAACTTCCATATTTTCCTTTCTTATTGCCTAGTTATATCTAGAATGCTATTATATGACCTTTCGTATCTTATATGATAAGAATTACTCACCTCAATTCCCACTGTCTTAAAATTACAAGAATGCTTCTTAACCGCTAAAATATTCAAAATAGTCTGAGCGTAAGGAGCTATTTCTTTAAGTTTAATATCTATATCTGTCTTATGGTTAACCTTCCAAACCAATAAACTAGCTGATAGTCTTGCCACTGTGGTAGAAAATAAAGTAGTAGACTCGATGTCTAGGCATACTACATCATCCAACAATGGATTTTCTGAATATACGACAGTAAGGGAATCATTCTCTAACCAATAGAGCTTCTGCAACCTACGTATACTATCCACTAATAACACTAATGGATTGTCTATTCCCATACCTACCCTGTCCTCAATTCCTCTAAGTCGTCAACGATAAAAGCCGCCGCATGTGGGTGTCCTCCACCATTATAACGCTTTGCAATAGCTGACACATCAAAAAGTCCGTCAGAGAATAAAGAGACATGTACCTTATCATCGTAACCGATATAAAAGCTAGCTGTGAATAAAAAGTCTGAATTTTTCTCTAACAATAACTCACGTAATTCCATCTGGAGTATTGCAGAGCATACTGCTGGGACATAATGGCCACCAATATACAGCATACTAATAGTACGGTCATAAATCAAATTAGCTTGAGCCCGCACCGCGTCTACCACAGTTTTACCAGTAACGAAGATATTAGTAGTTAAGTAATCTGTCTGTTCAAGAGTGGAGGCCAATTCCTCCCAATCAGAAAATCCTCTAGGGTAGATGGATAAGTAGTAAAACAACTCTTTAGAGTTTTGTAGTCCCCACTGTGATAAGTCAGCGTCTTCAATATACCTTAATAATCGTGGTACTGCGGTTGATGGGTGAAAAACCTGCCATGCCAAAACTGCCGCAGAGTGAGACTGGTCAATACAAGTGTATGGTAAATCACCAATCTCCTCTTCGGCAGTTTTGTGATGGTCAACTATTGTTAAGGACTTGATAGCCGAGGACAGTTCTTCAGTTTCATCCCTTGGCAAACTATAATCCAACATATATACTTCTGAGTCTTTACCAAAGTATGGTAAATCCTCACCATAGGAAATAGCGATATATTGAGCAGTTGGCCCGAATTTCTTATAAGCGGCGTATGCTGCTCCAAAACCGTCCTCGTCATTATGATAAACCACAAATTTCACTAATTCCACCCTATATCTTTGCTCGCTTGTACATCTTCGCCTGATGCTAACATGCTCTTCTTCTCATGTAGTTCTTCCACATAAAACTGTCCTAATTCGCCAATAAACATTGGGTCGCCTACAGGAGCAAAACGCCAATGGGACAAGAGTTCCTTGTAGGTAGCTCCTGCAATCCATTTCTTGGACTTCTCTATATCCATATTTTTCCCCTCTTCACCGTATGAATTTGACATGTTTTCCTTTCTCTTTATAAATTAACCCAATATCGTTGTAAAAATCAAGTATATAATCCTCATTAACTATCCAATGGGACTTCTCTCCAACATTACGTAACACCCATTGCGGGTATGCTCCAATCTCCCCTGGAGAGTAATCGTTTGGCCCCATCGTTACGTTCTCATTCTTTGGTATCTGATATCCAAGAACAGCCCTAGATTTTATTAATATATGCTCTTCGACCATCATTATCCTCTCTTAAAGACAGTATAGCACACCAACATGAGCGCTTTATTAGTCAATCAATATGCTGCGAGGCTTTGCAGATTCCAGAAATGGCAGATACACTTTTAGTATGCCATTCCTCAACGTTGCACTTACCCTTGATAAATCGTAGGTTTTACTCAGTCTATAGGGTTTATGCACACCATTACCACTTGCATTGATAGCTACAACATCTAGAAGACCATCAGTCACAGAAAGTTTAATCTCCTCTTTCTCATACCCAGGTAATACAAAACTAATTGTAGCACCAGATTTATCAACGGTACTAGATATATTGGTATCAGCACGATTCATGTTCGATATTTCAGTCTCAAGACCCTCCATATCACGAATGGTAAGTGGTTCACTAAACATCGTAGCCTCCTTACTACTAGTATACCCACCCATCTATTCTTTGTCAACCCACTTAACTAAATGAGCCTACTTGCCCCACGGGGAAAGAACGCAAATATAGTTAACTACTCAATAGGTAGTGTATTTTGTAGACATAGGTAAATACACCATCAATATTCCATTCCTTAATGTTTGAACTAAGTTGTGTAGGGTCTTGAAGGTCTAATTCTAATCTCACGAGTTTTAGTCATTCTCTATCTCAAACTCCTTATTAATAACGAGGAAAGGTAGACGAATCCTTAAGATGCCCTCATGCAAACTAACTTTGGTATCCTTAATATTATATAAATGAGCTATGATAGAAAATGTTTTACGGCGTTTACCATCCACTGTAATCTCTAACTCATTACCATTAAGCGATACTGCTATCCTGTCTTTTTCAATTCCTAACAAGATGAGGGACAGCGTAGTACCATCTTCATCATCCTCTTTATCCCCTTTACAAGCACATGGTAACGAATAGGTTAACCAGGGGTGAAAATATGGTAAAGGTAACGGTTGAGGAGGAAGGGGAATATATGGTTGAGGGAAGAAGGGTGATGGGATGAATGGGAAATATAAAGCCTGCTGGTCCGGTACCGTTGTATTAGGATAATATAGATTCGCCGTAGTGGTGTAATCTTGAGTATATGATGGAGTCGTGGCACAGTCGGTTACTAACGTCCTGTTCGTTCCTGGTATAGACATCTTTAAACCTCCTTGAGCAGCTCAAAGGCCGCTCGGTTATACGCTATTAGCTCATCTGCTTGGTAAATAACATCTGACAATGCATTATGGGCTAGTCCTTGCCGTCTTTCAATTACTAATTTAGGTACACCTAAGTTACGGATTGTATCCACAAAGGTCCTTGTATCTCGATGGCGCCAAAATACCGAAAACGGGTTCTTTAACCCTGTTTGTTCATACAGTCTATCTATAAGCACAAAATCAAAATCTGTACCTTTAGCCCATGGTGTTATGGAGTGCCCGCACCATTCTTCCAATTCGTCTAATGTTTTTCTTGTGGTAACTGCATGGGAATCAAATATAATATCCTTAAAAACAGAATGCTTATCTGACGTTTGCCACCATTTAAGGGTGCTCCCCTCTACTACACCATACTTTAATGCGTCATTTAAGTCAATATTACGATGAAATGCATTTTTATCTTCTACTATACCTTTATTTAGATTAAACTTTACAGCTGCTATTGATATAACAGGGGCGGATTCACGTTTTGTGCCAAGCGTCTCAACATCAACCATTATGTGAGTCATCAATCCCCCTTGAATGGTAAATCATTTTTCCCTTCTTTCTTCTCTAAGTATACTACTTACATATGAGTATTAGATGAGCGGGTTCTCAATAGCTAAGCATGCCTCTCCATGGTCCGTCAATAACAGGGCAAAGTCGCTGATAGGGATATAGGCAAATCCCTTCTTTCCCCATTCTCTGCCCCATGAGTTTTTAATTCGTAACAGCCCCTTTCCTAGATTAATTCCATCCAAAACATATGCATGGCCGCCAGCACTGTTACCAGTTGGTCTAATGATGCCCTTGGGGTTAGGTGTTAACATGTCTGTTGTCCAAAGCGTACCTACTACTAATGGTCCTGTAGTTAGTAAACAAGCTTTAATATCTTCAATATTTTGCGCCCAATGATAGGATAGAATAAAGTTCTGACTTTTTAGTATCTTTGCCCCAGCCCGAACCGTACTACCTTGGTGCGGAAGCGGTAATCCATCAATCACCTGCTCCTTCTCATAAAAGCTTACCGGATTTTCTACGGGAGACTTGTCCTTTGGATGTTTAACGGGGCCATCGGAAACCCAATGGAGCCAGCTATACGCCGTACACTGTTCAGTTTCATGTTGATTTCCCCACCATCCGTCAGCCCACCAATATTTCCATGTATTACGCGCCTGTTCTACCGGCAACCTTTCACTTAGCGGGAACTTATTATCCCGGTCATCGGGTGAATGAACTCTTCCTAATCCGTACATATAAACTCCTTTCTATGTGTAAAATAATAATGTTTGTAAGCTGTAGTATCAATGGTGTTAACTAGTGTAAAGAAGCCTAAGTTTATTAGTGGTCGTGTATTATATACTAATTTGTAATTCTCTAAGACCCTCTTAAATACTGAGGTCTCATTATTTACATAAAATAATGCAGGATAAACCCCCTCAAATCTATCACATGTACTCATATATGGTCCAACTTTAGGAAAATCAGGAATCTTGAATAACTCCACGTCGGAGTCGATATAAAATAAATCTGGCACTTTCACCGCCATCTCTAACCTCATTAAGTTACTTTGTACAAAATAGGGAAGACCTGGATATTTCTCTTCTGTGTCTAGAACATAAGATTTACCTGCTACCTCCTCCACTGACCGCATGCATCGTTTAATCCCCGTTGGGGGAGAGCGTCCTAACCAAATCTGATAAATAGTCATTATATTGAAATCGTATAATATGCAGGTAAAATAGCAGATGTAGCTGCGTCAATTACCGCTAATCCAGTTAGGTCCATGTAAAGAGTAGGCTGGTCGTAAAAACTAGTACCATCAGTTGAAGTAGAGATGCTCCAACTTAATGGAATATTAAGTATATCACCATAACTATTGGTAATAGTAGGAGTTATCACATAATTATGTAATGTATATTCTGTAGTAAATTCGTAAGTTACGACTCCGATGTTATTAGGGTTCGTAGTCAAATCTGCGGTAAATGTATTTCCGATATTAGTAACGTTGGCCCCAAGAATCATAGTAGGAGTTTCTGTTATATCGGTAAAAGCTATACTCGCAGTAACTAACGACGGGGGGACGTCTACGGAGTAAACTCCTGAGAAAGTCTCTGTTCCAGTGAATGTAAACCTAAAGTATCTTCCGGTACCAGGAGGAATATGTAATAAAACTGTACCGTACGGAGAGACAGAATAAAAGGTACCGCTGGTGTTTGGGTAGTCAAATGATATTTTTCCTACTTCATATGTAGCTGCTGTATTTATATTAACGACAGATTTGTCATCAATAGTAACTTTCTTTCCCGTAGGCCAAGCATCTGTTTCTTTAATCTCTATCAATTTGTCATCCATCACTGTCCTCCTTATCCACAATTCGATGCGCCACAACTTTTACATAATGTGCATCCAGACTCAAAAATAACATTATCACTACCACATACTGAGCAAATAACACCGGTGGCTTTTAACCCGTTCGGGATGTGGTTTGATAAAAACTTCTTTATAGCAAAAATTAAATCCGTGACATAAATCTCTGGAACCCTATCGAAGGCGGCTACGATATTAACAAGAGGTATATTATGCCTTAAACACATTGATACTAATTTTGCTACCCTCATATAGCCCGGATTTCCCTTGGTCTTCTCCTTTTGCGCTTCAATGAGGTCAGGGTCAATTTCAAACTTTTCTAATAAATCAACCAACACTCGTACTGCGCCATTAGCTTCACGAATCTCCCCTGTATTATTTGTTTGTACCCATAATGCGATTGGAAATATTTCGTCAACATCCTCCGGCAAGTATGAGAAGTGCATATAAAACTTTTGACCTTCACGTTTGATAATGTGCATATCCCCGTTTATGAATATATCTGGCAACTTTAAGTCTTTCCTGATAACATCTGGCTGCTTTGTCTCCTTAGACTCCTCCACCTGGTTAAGAACCGCCTCCATGGAGCCCGCACGATACGTGGTGAACCCATTTAACCCTTTCTTCCAGGCTGTAATATAGAGCTTTTTAAATTTATCGTATGGATAATCGTTGGGGAGATTGGCTGTTTTAGACACGGATTGATTACAATTACGCTGTACTATTTCCTGGATATCAACATGTTCTTGGACCGAGAGGCTAGTCGTTGTGACCATATATGCATCATCATCCTCTGGATAATGGTCAAGTACCCATTGATACCCGTAGTCACGTACAGTTTCGGTAATACAGAGTCCGCGATTATGTGGTTCATACAACCACCTTCTACCACTATAATCACCAACCCATACTATTGCGTCCCCATGCTTTGTTTCTTTCAATGTCTTTTTAATAGTGTCTGGAGATAAACCACTTGGCCAACTATCCGTAATGTAGGTACGTTGATATTCGGTCATAAACACCGGTTCAATACCATTAGAAACAATATCACAAATTACCGAAGAATTGCCTAAGGGTGGGTTTGTTGTGGTTTTACCGTTTCTAACCCCATGTTTACGTATCAAGGCTTTAGCCTCTTCTGATATACGAGTAAAATTCGTAAACCAATCAGTTTCCAAGAATTGTTGGTCATACACCGGGAAAACCCCCTTCTCCGCCGCTAAAGAAGCAGATGTTCTCCAGGTTAATTCTTCCTTTAGACTAGTAACCTTATCCGTGAAGTCTTTACCTTCAGCGGAATTATATGAAATACCTAGCATGTACAGTGTAGAGCCTAATCCATTTATCCCCATACCATATTGACGAATGTTCTTTGTAGCCCAAGTATACTGCGGTAATGGGCTAGTAGTCAAGTCGTTTACATTATCGAGTGCCCTGGCAAATGTAGGAATATCTTCCTCTAACTGTTCCCAGTTAAATGTACGGTCCTTATTAACGTACTGAGTTAAATTTATAGACCCTAGTAGACATACAGTGCTGGTATCTGGATTTCCCCCTATTTCTCCACAGGGATTAGTTGCAGTTATTTCTCCAAGATAGGATAGGGGATTGTTCTTCTGCATATTATCATAAAAAAGTATCCCGGGTTCTGCCCGATTATATGTAGATTGCATTATTAAATCATACAAATCCCGTGCTTTGACTCGTTTATATACTATATCTTCAAACGTAAGCTTATAAAAGGTGTCGTTGATTACTGCTTTCATAAACCTGTCATCTACTAAAACAGACATATTGAACTTAGTTAAACGCCCGGGGGTTTGTTTAGCTCTAATATACTCTTCAATATCAGGATGCCATACAGGCAAAACCGCCATTTGTGCGCCTTTTCTTGCCTGCTTTTTTAATTTAATAGTATTAGGCTCGTCTACCTTATAATTTTTAAGCTTATTTGTATAACCGTCAGTATCACCCATTACAATTACTGCGGCAGTTTTATCCCATATATCCATATAATGCACAACACCGGGATGTCGGATGCCCAAGCTCTTGATGATGGACCCTCTTGGGCGTATAAAACCGAAGTTAATACCGTATCCACCCTCCGATTTTAATGTCTCTGACTGCTCAAGTAGTGTGAGCATAATATTCTTTAGATTATCCGGAGTGCTCTCACTCTTATATTCTACGTCAATGTGATTGTTGTCACCAAAAGTTCGTGTATAGGAGACAGTAGCGTCTTTTACCGGACCAGTAATAAAGCAATTTGTTAGGGTGGCACCTTTGTACTCTGTTCCGATATTGGCTGTGATACGTCCGCCGAAGGTGTTTTTCAGACCGACAGCCCTATATGCACCATTTGTCAACAGTTCTGTTTTCAACATCATATCCAGAAATCGGCCATACCAATAATCCGAATCATCTTCTACACTAGCTAGAGCGCGTGCTACACGCTTAAAAGTGCCAACTGGGGTTTCGTTATTATATTGGTATTTACTAGCCCAGTTTTTCCGGGCGAGTTCCGTACCAAAGAAATCTTCGTCTAAAACCCTCTCGGGAAATTCTTCATAATTCATTCAACAACCTCCACTTTTTAGTACCGGGTCCATAAATCGAATAAATACCTCGTAGATTTAAAAACTTCTCTACCGACTGACCATATGTTACTCCTTTTAATTTATGTCTTTGAAACCTTTCTCTAGAGAATAAAGAGTTCCCATCAGTGTAATATAATGTATATTTATTCTCTCGTTCTAAACTAAATCCATTTTTCACATAAACATTGCCATCGCTATATCTATTAGCTGAAAAACTTACAATATCATGTTTATTAAAAGATTTTAACAGCTTCGTAAACCCTCCAATAACTCTGGTATCTCTAATCGTGGCAAATCTGTCTAAGTGATTGCCCCTGGAAAACCCCATTACAGCGACTAACTCGTCTACAAAGTATAATCCGTTCCTTTCTGATGAGTTTATTGCTCCTTGTAGATGGTTAGACCTAAGAAAGTCACGATAGTCTCCGGACGATATACCACGTATCACGGTCTTCCGACCATATATTGTCCTAGTGAAGACTCCTAATTTCGCTCTTATCATGGAGAACACTAACGCACCAATCTCATGATGCCAAAATTGTAATAGGTTAATCCCTAACTCCCGACAACGTATTTCTTTGTTCCAGTGGTAGTTTTTAGCTTTATATTTAGTGCTATGCCAATATAATCCGTTTATTTCAATCGCTAAATTACTATCCGGGATGTAAAAGTCTAATTCATATGGGGGTATAATTGTACGAACATTTTCCTTGTACAATATCCCTAGGCTATCTAGTAACTCCCTCACTTGTTGCTGTTGGTGGGATTGATTACATCTAGAGCACCCTCTCTTTTTATAGAGATGGTCTTCAGCCCGAATAATAAAGAAGCTACCGTGTTCTGGACAAATTATCTCAATGCTATTTGCCATCCCACTATATGTTCCGTAGCTATAAGTCGATTTATGCATACTGCGTGCTTTGTCTTCAAACTCTGCCTGCGTCATTCTCTGTTTCAACGAGGATGACACTAATGCACAACTGGGGCACCCGGACCCGACTAGGTGGTTATTCGGTAACTGACGAAATCTGCCGTGTTCGGGACAGATTATAGTTATCTTTCGTTTGCTACTCACATATTTAACATCAGTATACAGATATTTACTGTGGTGTACGTGCTCGGCCTTTTTTATAAACCCCTCTACGGTATCAGGAATTGCTCCATAATTGCCACATGATTGGCATCCATGCCCTTGGAGGTGCTTATTAGGAGATTGAAGAAAGTCACCATGAAGGCTACATGTTATTACTACATTCTCATGAGAGTTCCTACCATAAATTGTTGAACAGTAGGTATAAGTATCCCCATGTACTAGTTTAGCCTTCCGTATGAATTCCTCAGTGGTTAATCTGTTGCGGCGTAATCTGCCACACTTGGGGCATCCCTGTCCGGCTAAATGGTTATTAGGGGACATGTAGAATACCCCATGAAGTTTACAAAAAATTGACATGGGGGAGGAATGGTTCCTATAGGTGGACAGGTCGTATCTATAGATATGTCCATGGACCACATTTGCCTTCTCGTAAAATAGGTCTATTCGCTCTGCTAATTTCATTCATTTGCCTTATGTCTAATCTTGGCAAGGCTATCTTTTCTCCTCTTTAGAAACTCGTGTGTTTCCCTAAAGAAGGTTAAATCTAATTCTTTGAAGTTCACAATCGGAATCTCTAATGACTTTTTATCCTTTAGCTCCGATAATGGTACCAAAATCACTTCGCTGGTGTATCCATAATTAAATACTTCTTTTGTCGCTAGTTTATACCTATGCACTAAAGTCTTCAATTGTCCTAATGTAAAAAAGAATAGTTTCCACGAAAGGTCCTCTCTAAAAATATATACAATACAGTCAGCTTTAGTAGTATAAAACCATCCTTCCTTCTTGATACGGCCTTCCACCTTTCTAGATATTGTTTCTATAGCCATGTTACCGGTAACAGTAGCCTTTAGGTCTAGTTTTGTATCGTAATGAACGGTGTCTACTATGAAGTCAATTCCTAACAATTGCCAATCTTTTACTTCTGACACGCTAATAACCTTATTGCTAATTTCTCTCGCTAATAAAAGAAAAATAGCTTCACCAATACCTCCTAAGTTACTAGAAGTTGAAAATTCGTGAGTAATCATAACTTTTCCACCAAGAATAATCGTTCTGTCACATGCGACTTACGATTCTTTAGATTGCGGCAACCTCGAAATGTGTTATACTGAAACTCCATCACATCAACAGTACCTATTTCTTCTAGCATTGGAATCATATCTGCTAAAGAAATAAACCCTTCATCATTAAACGAGATAAGTATAAACTTTGTGTTTATCGACTGTAATAACTCAGAAAGACGGCCCCTTGAACGAATGCGTGTATTGTAATCTGACCGTTGCCAGTTCGTTGGTATACCGGAAACGCGACTAATGTGTTTGGGGCGCTTGTAGTTCGTGAGCAGATTAAGCATAAAGTAATTCGACCCGTAGGGGTGTTGGTTATAGGGTGGGTCTAAGTAGGACAAATCAAAGTTTTGTAACGTGGGAACAAGAGTATTGATATCCCCTTGAATAATCTCAACATCACACTCAAAACGACTCAGGACTGGAGCCTCTAACCTAATACTACCCAAAATACGTTTTAATGAATCTCTGTTGGTACCACCAAATTGTCCTATTTTCGTATATCGGTCCTTGTAGAACCCCTTAAAAACTCCAGCTGTATTAACATGCACTGATGCCTCACTAAGAAGAGGACCCATTAGCAAACCCCTATACATAGGAACGTCATCTAACATTCTCCGATAATTATCTAGGCGACGTGCATTATATGAGGAGTAGAAGACACGGTCATCTTTCGTAATTTGGTCATCTTGCAATGGTGCATATAGCTCTTGAATAAAACCCATGGGCACATCCAAGGTGTCAACCCTTGAATTTAAGTCATCAACAAGCGATAACAGCTCATGATTATCAACGGTGGAGTGGTTACGGAGATAACATCTTGCAATTTCTACGGCATATGACTCAATATCAATACTCACCAAGTATGCTGCATGTCGTTTAAAATTACGAGATACAATACCAGACCCAGAAAACGCATCAAGTATATGGAGACGGGATTTACCAAGACGATTCTTAACTTTATCTATAGCAACATTAATCGCACCAAGTAGTGCTCGTTTATTTCCAATGTAAGTAATTAATTGTTTGCTAAGATATAGAGGATTTTCTTCTAAAGTCATATGTCAACCAGTTCCAACGCTTCTTCGGCTAAATCATCAAATCCAAGTAAAATATAACTCTGTAATAAACGACGAACGACATCTCTAGGGTCTTTATTATAATAATTCCAAAAATAAGTCTTTCCCCAACCATGTCGTTCATCAATATGTACTTTATGAATTAGAGGGATTGCCCCAAAATCAAAATACTTCTTTAACCCCGCTGAGTATTTATGTGTGACAGATTCATGGTGTATATCTGCTCCTAACTCTCCAGTTATACAACACCTCTGCTCACCTATATACTCTAGATAAGAATGGCTTTTATACTTTTTTTTATAGTTCATTTTATTGAGAGAATTTCCTGTTTAATCTTATCTAGGAGGTCCAAATCTTGTCCTAATAGCTCTAATATAGCTGGTTTTCCTTTGAATCTATTTTCTTGATTAGGGAGCCATCCCTTAGGCAATGTATACATCATCCCTTCACGTATTATTCCCAATTTATCAATTAGGGTCTTATCGGTTAATATTGTGGCTAATTCATCAACTTCATCAATTGCCCCGTCGTCGTCCATAAAATATTTAGCCTCTTTAAATGGGACGCTAATCTTATTCTTCTCCACGTGTGCGATTATTTCTACGGGACTCCCTGTCTTCTTCTTCGCCTTGAGTATAATAATCATTGAAGCGTGGTAGTTTGCGGCGTGCCCTCCGGGCCTTACCGGCTTCGGGGCATATGGATTTAATGAGTCCCTCTGCTGATTAGTAAATATCATCCACATATTATTACGTGAGATAGGCCCATTTAATTTAGGAATAAAGTCTGACATTATCTTTGCCCGTTTACCCATGTTGGAGTCGCCCAATTCTCCCGCTACTACAGCTTTAATAGGGGCTCCAGCAATTGAATCAAATACAAGTAAATCAATAGTATGGGAAGCAGCTAATCTTACAGCTACTTCTCCGGCAGTTTCCAAATCTTCCGTTTGAATCCATTCCAAAGTCCCCATGTCCACGCCTTGTTTTTCTGCCCATAATGGGTCCAAAGCATATTCTGTATCAATAAATACGGCTTTACCACCCATACGTTGAATACTAGTAATAGCCTTGAGCGCATGAGTAGTTTTTCCTGAAGCCTCCCAGCCCGCTAAAACAGTCAACCGGCCGCGCGGATATCCTCCAATTCCAGTAGCAATATCCAATCCAAAGCTACCAGTTGGGAGAGCATCAACCCCACGTTTAGTATCACCAAGAACAATGCTATCCTCACCATAGTCTTTTCTAATACCTTTGATAACTGTAGCTACAGCTGATTTACTACCGGAATTAAACTTCATACGGGTACCAAAGTCTGAGTTATCTTCTTTCATCACCATTATTCACGGCCTTTTAGTAACTTCATAATATATTCATATAATGCCCTTTTTACAATCAAAGGGGCTAGACTATTATAGTTTCCCATCACTTCAACTTCACTAATAGCTGCCTCTAATTG